CCCGACCCGCTACTGCCACAGCGCCAGCTTGAAGAAATTGCCGAGCGAGGTTGGGTTGTGGCAACGTCCCAACTCCAGGCAGTCTTGGGAGTCGCGCCAAAGGAGGGCGATCGCTACGGGTTCCAGCTTCAGCGCTGTGGCCGGATTGGCCGGGAGGCCGGCTGGCAGATACTAAAAAACCCTCGCGTGTGAGCGAGGGCGGGAGCTTGAGTCTTGAGTTGGGCTTATGCGGCTGTTGCTTGCCGCATCGTTTTTGCTACTTTTAGGAGTCCTTCATAGGCTCTTTTCTCGTCAGGCTTGTTGTTATATTTCTTGGCGATCGCTTTAGCGATGCGGCTCAAGAAATCTTTGCCAGCATCCGTTTCGCTGGTGATTTGCACTATATAAAACGACTGCTGCTCCTCATCCTTGGGCAACAGCTTGCTCAGAGTGGGCTGATAGCGATTGCTCACCGATTTGCCAAACCCGCTCGGCAACTTCAGTGCGGAGGATTTTGACTCCTCCTCTACCTCTACAGCGTCTGGCTCATTGATTGTGATTCCTGTCGCCGCACCATTTTGCTTGGCCTCGGTCACGGGTACCACGGGCGCTGGCAGCGATCGAATCTTCGCCTTCAGCTCGGCTGCCCAATAGTCGATCACCGTGTCGCCTGCGTTTGGGGCAACCGTGTACGTTGTGCCATCAAAATCCATCTCAGGCTTTGCAGCCAGAATTTGTTTGATGATAATCGCGGTTGGCTGCCCGGTGATGCTGGAGATTTGCTCTGCCAACTGGTCAATCGGGACAAAGTTTTCGTTGATTGCTAGCACCTGTGTTGAAGCAGTTTGAGCCGCTGGTTTCTCCAGAATTGCCGTCCCCATGCCGATATCCTCAATAATGGCGGTTGCGATCGATTCTAGTTCTTCTGAGGATAAGCGGGGTAGTATCTCGCGTGTGGCTTCTGCCCATACACGCTCTTGGTTTAGCCATAAAGTCACCTGCTCACAGCCGGTGATCAACCAAACCAGGTCTCTCACTTCAGATTTGCGCTGCAACAGGTTGCAAGCCTGGCTCGACTCAATACAGCAGATGTGCATCTGGTAGGCCGAGTCTAGATACAGAAAGGTGGATGGATGTAGCTGCAACTCGGTGTGGAGCCGCAACTGGCGCGATCGCCGCAGCAGGGAGAAATCTTCTTCAGTCAGCTCAAAAGTCATAGGGCAGTCTCAACGCTGCCGTATGGTTCCTACCCCCATCCAGCGGAGAGGTCGTAAGCGGCGACGGCTTCAATGCTTTCCAGGGAATCGATCGCCTTTTTATGGTTCTGGCAGTCTGTATGGACTTTCGAGACATGCGCGAACAGCGTTAGCCCCAACGCAACGATCTGAGATGAATCCAGTTCGATTTCCTGGTTATCCGCTGTTTTCCAGGTGCCCTGCCAGTAGCCCATTTGTGCCACTAGCACGGCCCCTGATATGCGGGTTGTGGAATCGCGATCGCTCTGCCAGACCTCACCGTTCCACTCAAATGTGGAAAATTCGTATTGCTCGCGGAGCTGGTCAACTTCGCGCTTGCGGTCGGCCTTGAGGCGATCGATCGCAGTGCCTTCATAGTCCAGTAGAAGCTGCTCCAGTTCGGCCTGGGTAGGTTCTGGCAGAGTGGGGTGGCTCCAGTCAAAAAGCCTGCCGGATCTGCCGTCTGGGTCAATCTCGCAATTAGCGACAAAGCCGTAACGCTTAATGATGGCTTGAGGCAAAAGTAACCAGTTCGTGTTCATGCGAGTTCCATCACTTCAATGAACGTTTTGATCACACCACCATGCCTGCGGCGATCGTTGCCCCCCCAGTAGCCGTTAATCACGATGTATGGCGCAAAGCCTACCGGAACACCTGTTCTAACGTGAAAGGTTGTGGCGGTTAGCGAGTTAGACGGTACCGATGCCCCTAGAAGCGCTGGGGCGAGCCGATAAAGCGTTCCCTGCTCGCCCCCGGCACTGGCGATCGCGTTGGCGTTGTTATCTCGAAACATCGCAAATTGATGCTGCGAATTGTCGGAGGATTCGGTTGATCCGCTACCCCAATACACAACGGCATGAACCCGCAGCTTGCTGGACTCAGACAATGGAGTGACCTGGATACTCAAGCCTGGAATTGCCGACCCTTCTGTAATTTGCGGAATCGTGTCGTCCCAGGGAATTTGTGCTGTGGCCGAGGATGAGAAAGTCATCAGGTTTGTAACCTCTACGACCTTGTGCTGCAACAGCACTCCGCCGCTACCACCAGAACCACCGGACGGCGTAGCATAAACCAGGTTATTGCCAGCACCTTTTGCCAGCACCTGCCCAACCGTTGCTGCCGCAAAACCGTTGATAATATTGGCTAGCCGATCGTCCAGCAACGTCTCAGACAGCTTGCCATTGCTGCCTAGAGACGGAATCTTGTTAGCATCAGCAGCGCCCATAGAGCTAACTGCCGTGCTCATCCATTGCCGCACACCGTCTATCAGCGTCAGATAGCGTGTCATGATGCGATCAAAATATATCCGTCGTATTCAAACAAAATCGCAGTAGCAGAGGGCGCAAACCCCAATTGCTGCACGATGTATCCCGGCGTAGTAGCGGGGGGAGTAATGCTTGCCGCCCCTGGCGTTGTTGCAGAAAGCCAAACCACGCCCCCAGGCGGCATCCCAGAAACGGCGGTATTCCGCCCCTGGCAAAAAACCGTAGCGTTCTGCCCATTGGAGACGGCAGACAGCACAAACCCGTTCGCCGCCCGGTTGTTTGAAGCATCGGCCTTGCGAACCTTGCGAGTCCCTGAATCGAGCCAGATGTTGACAAAATCTCCGGCTGATAGCGCTTCCGAGGCCAGAATTGTGTCGGTGTCAGCCGCAACCCCAATCGGCATCAGCGATTGATCCAACCGCCCATCTGTTCCGGTTGCCACAATTTTGTTGGCATCTGCTGCCCCACCAGACGCAGTAATCGCGTTGATCAGGGTTCGTATCCCGTCAATGACAGTCAAGAATTCCATAACTGCGTCGGCTCCTGTTGTTGAATAAAAATTTGAGTGGGCGAAATCACCATCCCCACCATCAGCAAGAAGCCTGATGTTGGTGGAGTCTGGGTCAATGTGCCGTTGATTCCTAGAAAAATGGGTAGTCCTGGAATCCAGTTCCAGGCCGCATCGCTGAACAGCCCCTCCACCAAAACTGGCACCGCAGCTCCAGCCTCAACCGCCGATCGCACCAGACCCACGACGCTAAACATCTGCGCCAGATTGCTGCTGTCGGCGTAAATTAAGTTGCCGTTAGAGTCGATCGCCACCATTCGCAGCGCACTCAACGCCACTGCGGCGATAATCGGCTCGGTTTCCAGCGCTCGGCTGTTTGTTGTGCCCCGTCCCGGCAAGCCAACGCTGACCCTGGCCGCAATCCGTACCGCAGCCGGACGCACCACAACCGTGGTTGATTGCTCAATGCCACTCATACCGTCACCTCCCGCGCCACCAAAACCGCCCCTTCCAGTGGGCATTCAATTCGGCTATCGGGATAAATCAGCTCAACATCCCAGAGGTAGTCGCACGGCTGCGGTTCGCGCAGTTGCAACTCGCTTTCATTGATTGATGCGCCTGCAACCAGGTTTGCTGGCAGAGCGCTGGTCTGAATGTTGGTGAGCGACAGCAAGATAAATCCATCTGGGTCGATCGCCGGAGTGAAAATGGCGATCAACTCTCCGCTTTGCTTACGAATCTGGGAACGAGCCGTGCAACCAGCCAGATCAGCAACAACCTGTCCTTTCGCGTTGCGCTCCAACGGCAATGGAATAGCGACGACGGGTAGGGCGATCGCCCCCAACCCAACGTCCTCACTCAGTTCATAATCAATGCCGTCAAAATCAATGTTGGTTCCCGCAACAAGTGGCGATCGCAGCGGTTGAATTGGGATTGCAGGCGCACCGGGTTGCACATCCGCCGACACTTTGATCGGCTCTCCTTGCAGCACTTTGATGCTCAGAGCATAGTCTGCGCCTTGCTTAATTAATAAGTTGAGCTTGACTGGAATCACAACGCCCAAGGATAGGTGGACGCTCTGTTGTTCCCACTAGCGCGGCATCCCCTTCATGTAGCCGTAAGGGTTGCTGGCAGGCCGATGCACAGTCACCGCCTTGCCGCTGGCAACCCCACCGCTGGTGATGCTCTCGCAATACATAAACGAACCGTCCGCACCCTTCGAGCGATGCAACCCGGTCGAGGCTTCATAGCCCTGGTAGATGGCATTGAACTGGGTTTGGCGATCGCGCCGCTGCTCTTGCAGATTCGATCGCCTCATATATTGGCTTTGCTGCTGATTTGCCGCCAGGATGGCTATCTGTTTGGCTCGGTTCATATCGGGTTCATATCGGGTAGTAGTTGCCAAGTTCGCCGTATTGATCGAAGCTTTCCCCGACCAGGGTAAGAGGCGTTCTCATGCTGCTCTCTGGCTGGTCTGCCCGTCTAAATTGGTAGACTCCATCCTCATCCAGGCTCATCGTCCAAGCCCCGGCATAGTCAGTAGCTGCTAACTCAGGCTGGTTTGGGATAGGGGTAGCGATATAAACCCTGTTTCCAATCCAGGTTGAGCGCTGTGGAAGGTCAATTACTTTCAGTCCTACAATTGGTAGGCCAGCCATCCCTTCACCTGTGCGCCCGTCAGGTCGATAGATGCTCGCCGGATAGTAGCCCATCGAATTACGGTTCAACTGTTGCAGCAAGTCGTGGATGCTGCCCGTGTTGCTTACGATCGTGCCGTTTTCAGTTGCCCAGTAGTCCCAGGGAACCCGCACAACTCGATCGAACTCGACGGTGATGGAAGTGTATATCCGACTCTCGGGAAGTAGAGGCTCAATAATAAGGTCGTAAGCCGCATCAACAATGGTTCCAAAGCCTTTAATTGCCCTGGTTCCACCCTCCGCCTGACCTTCTTCTAAGACTGAAACAATTACTTGTAAGCCAATCAACTTATCCCACAGCGGATGTTCGCCTGAACCTGTGTCAGCCTCCAGCGCAGCCAACCCTGTGCCTTTTGTATAGGTATGGATTTCATTTGCAACTGGCGGCGAAACCGCCTCTGCGTCAATAAGGGCATGAAAAAACGGAATATTGTTGCAGGCTATAAATTCATCATTCTCATATAGCCAAACCCCGTTAACCAAACCCTCCCCATACGTCGCAAACCTATTCGGACTTTCTAATCCCGATTGACCTCCGATCGCCCGATAAACTAACGCTCTGGACTGAGATTGATCAATTAATAATGTTTGGTGCCAGTCAAAATCGACGTTATAGCTGTAGCTGCTACTGCCACCCTGCACACTACTAGAGCTAATCGATTGGCGCATCGAGAACGGAATGTTAACAGATTTGAGAATGAACTGCCTGCCCTCGATACTAATGTTGTAATCGAATTCCGAAGCGACAACGGTTCCATCCTCAATATATGTGGGATAGAACCCTTGAAACACGCTGAATGTGCCGCCCTCAAAGGCGATCGCCTCATCGTTAGTGTCAATGGAAATGCCTTCAATCGTTCCGGAATAATCCCACTCAATAGACCCACTGCCGTCTGGGCTAAATCTAAAATCCCCGCTTGCCGATAGCTGACTGGGTTGAACTAATTCAATCTGGTTGCTTTCAGTTAGCTGCACTTGTGGGATGGCGACACCAACCAGGAGGCCATAGCCGACTGGGATTGGTCCATAGGTTCTGCTACTTTCAATTTCGCTGATTCCGGCCTGGTTCAGAACAGTAATCGTGGTTGGCTTTTGGATAGAGGCCAAGTTTGCAATAAACCGCACTCCATTGATTTGGTGGATTTGAATAGGAATCAATGGGGAGTCTTCAAGCGCCAGTCGCGCCGTTTTGCCGCCCAAATAAGTTTGGTTGTCAATGGTGTAGATCCAAAGAAACTTACCAACAGGTGGCGGCAGCGGCGGGATATCCTCTTGCTTTCGCCTCGGCCTCGGCATGGCATCAACTACACTCCCAGCGCCGTCTATTGCTTGCCCTGCGGCAATGCCCCCAGTGGTAATCAGTTCGCCGGCGGCGATCGCTTCACCCCCAGCACCACGAACGATCGCCACCCCCCAATCAGCATCAATGCCCTCCAGGGTGGCAGCACCGCTCATTTCTTCCAGGGCAAGCTGCGCCTCAGTTGCCCGATTCAGATGGTTCGCCCTGGCAGAATCAGCCCCAAACAGAGCGATCGCCCTGGCTCTAGACTCCATTGGCGTTGCCAGAATTCAAAACGTTGATTTCAACGGCGATCGTTTCGGTATTGCCGTCAGAAATAGTGATCAGGTCGTAAGTTGCCACCCAGACCGGGTATCCGTTGGCGAATCGCAACGTATGATCGCCAGCCCCAGCGTTGGTGAGATTCACCTTAGTCAGCAACGCCTGGTCTTGATATAGCTCAATCAAATTGGCTGAAACCGACTTCAAATAATAAATTTGTGCGGCAATGCCGCCTGGAACGGTGTCGCTGCTGGTGACGATGACGCGATCGCCATCTGTGCCACCGTGTGCGGCAACCTGCAACTGGCTGTTGACCAGGTCAACTGCGGCGATCGGCTTGTTTGCCGCTCCACTGCGACCCTGCCACAGCACAGCCTGAACAAATTGAATCGTGCCACCGGCTGCGCTAAACGTTAACATCTCGCTCGGCAGTTCAAACCGCTTTTGAACCGAGTCATAGGTACCCACGTCAGCCAGATACGGTTGGGGCACATAGCCAGTGGTCTGCGCCACTTCAGAAGCAATTACGTCGTATGCCGAGGATTGACGAGTCAATGGAGCAACCGGATTGCACAGCAACAGAGAGAACAGTGCCGGATTGGGTGCGGCAGCTCCACGAAACATAACGTTTCCAACCCGATCTAGAAATGAGTTAAATGCTGTCCAATCTGACATTTCGACTATCCCAAAAGCGGCTGTGCTGTAGTTCCCACGCCGCTAGAAGGGGTATTCGTTGCCGATGCCACCGTTGTAGAGTTCGTCTCGTTCTGCCGAAGTCAGCACACGGTGCCAGAGGTGCAAGGCATCAATGTACGACGTATTTTGCAGCATCAGGGTGGTGTGGTTTTTGCCGACTTGCATGGGAGAGTCAAGCCCATACGCCGCATACGGATCAAGCTGATCTCGCTGGTCTGTAGAGGTTGTGCCGTCATTCATGTTTCGAATTTCAAAGCCCATCTGATCGTCCGCAAAGCTATGCCAGCAAATGATCAGATACGTTTGTCCTGAGATTAAAGGTGTGCCGTTGAGAATATTGCCACCGCGAGCGAATCTAAACGCATTGCCAGACGTGGTGTAGAGGTAATATTCAACCTCCAGCGCGTCAGTTCCTTTATGCAGCAGCGGCCTAGCGCCACCGCGATGCGAATAAATGAGAGCGATCGTACAGTCGCGATCGCCAATACTCACTGCTGAATTGCTCGGCTGAGTCAGGTATCCCGCCCCATTGAACACAGCCGCATTGCCAATCCAACCGGGGGCGATCGCCTGTCCGCCAATATTGGTGAAGTGGCTGTTGCCAATGGCATCGTTGAAATTCGTGTCAAACGTCCACGCTCCAACCAATCCAGACGCTAACCCGCTGACGACTGGCTGATCGATCGTTGCCCTGCCCCCAAACCCGATCGCTCCTTTTGCCCCATAGCTGCGGCGGCTTCTGCCACCGATACCAAATCCACCAAACGCCGCTCTTAAGCGTAGTGCCTTGCCCCCAAAGCCAAACCCGCCAAGCGCTGAAATAGGCGGCAGGGCAATCCCTTTGGCGATCGGGTAATGTGTGGCACTCCCACTCAGGGCGATCGCCCCTGTAGCCTTCAGGATTAGCCGTTGCAGCGGGATGATGGGTTGCTCTGTCGTGGCGGCTGGATCGGGGTTCGGCTCTGCCGGGTAAGAGTCGCTTGCGCCAGCAGTCCTGCCCACCCTCATGCAGTCTGCCACGATGAAGGTTTGGTCGTTGGCCAATGTCCATGTCACAGAATCAGTCAGCCCTAAATAGATTGCGCCGTTGAACTCAACGTCCAGGCGGCTCATGGGGTGATAACTGAACCAACTATCGTTGAAATCGCTCATCACCCTGAATCCCTGGTGACGACACTTTAAAAGCTGCCCGAACACCTCAGCGAGTTTATCGGCCTGCTCTTCGCTGGTTAAATAATCAAACTGGTACGTCCGTTCTCTAGGGCTAAAATCTGCGCCAGTCAACGGTTTGAACTTGGCCTCGCCCTCATACTGCTTTTCTTCCCGGTTCTGTTTTGGCTTGCGGGTATTCGCAGCCGGTGGCTGTGACTCGCCGGATCGCGATGTGGTGGTGCGATCGCGCACCGTTGCCAGGGACAAAAACGCCGCAATAGAGCCAGTCGAAACCCGTGCGGCCTGCTGTAATTTCTCCTTTTCCTCCCACTCGCCCTTATTCACCTCTGTCCATTCCTGCCGGGATGTTTCAGCAGTAAATAGCGGATCGGGACTGCCTAACGATTCGCTCCAGTTGTTCGCCTTGCCTGCAATCTTCCCTAGCGGCTCCAATCTGGTTTTAGCAATGGATTTCGTCTGTGTGCCCGATTTGTATTGATAGCTAGTTGTGGCCTCACTAGCATTCATCATTGATAAAAATCCAGGATTGTTGTCAGGCGGATTGCTCAGATAGTAGTCGCGCAGGACAACGCCGCGTGGCTCCCTGGACTTTTCAATGACTTTGTTGAGCCGCCCTTCCTCACTCTGTTCATAGACACTGGTTTCAATGCTGGTCTTACTGGGTCGCAGAGCATAAGGACTGCCGTCTGGCTTAAAGCCCAACTGCTCATAAAACCCGTTGTCAATCAGCAGTCCTCGCGCCTTCTCTTCGCTAATTTGGCGGACGCGCAGATTGGCACTCCAACCCCAGGTTTCAATGGTGCGAACGGCCAGCGTTTTCGCGGCTCCCGCCCCCTCAACGATCGATTCCCTGGGCAGATATTCTTCGCTGACCGTGCGCCCCTGGTCATTGGTAGCGCTGACCACGTATCCTGTGCCGCTGACTTTAACCAGCGGCGCTGGCCGTTCGCCACCCTGGGCCGGTGTGAATCCATCCGCGTCATTCACGCCGATGGTTTGCTTAAACAGCCGTTTCGCAGGTTTGAGGTTAATGGTTTGCGCCCGTACTACGCCTTGCTTATCAACCCACAACCCACGCAACCCGCCGATCGCCACGGCTCCTGCCTGTTTAATGTAACTGGCTTGAGTCTTAGGTATGGGGTAGTTGAGCGGGTATTGCTCCACCGAGCCGTTGAACTCCAGTCCAACCGTCTCCAGAAGCGTTGCAATGATGTCAGTTCGGGGAGTGTTGGTGCCAAATTCAATCCCGCTCTTATCGTCATCGGGTTGCCTGAAATCCAGCAGCACCAACGCATCACCCAAACTAAGCTCGATCTGCGGGTTGCCTGGATACGGCGGAATCGGGTCTTTCAGAATGAATAAATGGCTTCTAGGATGGAGGCGTAGGGACTTGCTCTGATCGGCAACTTTGACAATGACATGGTTGCCGATCGCCCATCGTTCCGGGTTCTCCCAGGATGAAAAACTCTCGCCAGTCCAGGCGATCGGGATTTGCAGGCTGAGCTTACCTGTGGTGCGGAGGATGCCAGTTTCACTGATTTGTTCATCCGTTGCCAGAAAGAATCCTTCAGACGCACCACTACAGGCTTGAGTGACTTCTAGCCCTGTCGATTCGTCCTCACCGGGTTTGCAAACCCAGATTCGGTAACCCCTCGCGCTGAGATTCACCGTCATACTGCCGCCACCTTGTCGGTTTCAACCAGGGTGAATCGTGCCCCCCAATAAGCGCGCTGATGGTCAAATCGTGGCTCTTGACTGAACCACGCCTTGAACTGAGCGTAATAAAGACAGTGAGTTGGATTGGGTTCTGGCAGGTCTAGCTGTTCGGTGCCAGGGGCGATCGCCCTCGTTCTGGGTAGTCGTTCTTCGTAATATTGAGTCGTATCAATGATGGTGACGTTGGCATCCTGGAGCGATCGCCGCCGAAAATCATGCTCGGCATAAATCAGCTTGAGTAGATGCAGTTCCCTGTCTTCAAGCAGCACGTTGATATCCCAAAGATGCTTGGGTTCGTAGAACGTGCCGCTGCCAACGGGTGTACCCGCAGCGGTGTAGCTGACCTTGCCAATGTCCGCCCGAATTCGTGGATATTCTTTGCTGGCAAAGACATCGAGGCTGACAGACAGATTGGCGATTTGCAGGATTAGGCTCATTTTGGTGACTTGCGCTGACCCTGGAATTCCCACCCATGCCAGGAACCAAATCCGCAACCGTTGCGGATTTGGCTAGATGCCTGAATCCAGCGCGTTAGATCGGCTGATGTCGCTGTAGATTCGACCTGCCAAGCCCAAATCGTCCACATTGTTAATCGTCAGGTTCGGCCTGCCGTTGGCGCGTTCCGTGGCCTCAATCAGGCGATCGAGCTTCTCCGACAGTTCTGATTGATTAATCTGCCCCGCATCGAAGGCCCGTGCCAGCGAGTCGGCCTGCAACTTGCCTTTGAAACCGCCCTCATCCATCAACTCAGCCAGTTTCAGGATGTAGCCTTGATTGCCACGACTGAGGATTTCCTCAAAGTAAGGATTGTTCTCATTTTGAGAGGCGACGATCGAAGCCGCCGAAGCCGTCCCACCCTGCTCTCTCGCCTGGTTCAGCATTCGATTAGCGTCTTGCAGTTTGGAGCTTTCTTCGCGACTGAGGATCATCCCGCCACTCTTCAAAAACGCCTGATCCATCTCCATCCGTAGATTTTGCAGTGACGTTTGATTTAGTTCCTGCAACTGCTCTGCCATGCGGCCAAACTCGGCGCGGGTTAGTTCGCCCTGGCGCTGCAACTCCTGCATCTCGTGAATGCGCGCTTCAAACCCGGAGCGCATCTCCTGCTCGCGAGCCTGCATCTCCAGTTCCATCGATCGCCACGAATCGCCACCGCCCATCAGCTTTTCGCGTTCAGCCTGCGCTCGTAGCAACTCGACACCAATGCCGCTCTCTCGCTGCCCAACCTGGAACAGCCGATTTGCTTCAGCTTGCTCAAACTCGTCACGCAGATTGCCCAATGACACCTGGTTGAGCTGTTCAAGCGTGACCTTCATCCGCTCAAACTCGTCAGCCGTCAGTTGCCCGGTGCGCTTCAACTCACTCAGCTCACGCAGTTGCCCGTCGAACTGGGACTGGGTTTCCAGGGTTTTAGCGCGAAAGTCTAAGCCACGGGCGATCGCGCCATCTCCCCGGTTGCGAGCCGCTTGTGCCTGCGCCCCATAAAGTTGGACATCCAGACCAACCGCACGCTGCTGTGCCTGGAATCCACGCTCTTCCTCCAGCCGCTTGGCTTCCTCAAGCTGGAACTGCACCGCCTGGTCGTAGGCATCGCGATATTGCTGCATGTTGGACTGCAACACTGCGAGGCGATCGCTAGAGGTGCGGATCGTTTCATCCAATTGCGGCAAGAATTGCCCCATCTCCTGCGGCAAAATGCCCTGTGAAATGCCCTGCTGAATGGTGGTCTGCAACAGTTCAGCCTGGTCAACGGTCTGTTGCAACCCTCGCTTAAAGTCGTCCATGCCGCGCAGGCCGTCTTCAAACTCGCGCCCCATGCCGCGCAACGTATTCTGAAGCTGAAGTTCTGGCGTTTCAACCTGGCCGCGAGCCATCAAATCTTCAACCGTCCGGGTTTGGCCGCGAGCCGAATCATCCATCTGGCGATTGGCGCGCCACAGTCCGTAGCTGGCCTGAGACATCTGCAACTGTGCCTCAATCTTGGCAAACTGCTGCGATGCGGCGAGCTGTTGGTTGATGGAGTTGACCTGAGTTTGGTAGTTCTGTCCGGCGATCGCCACCGCGCTATTCACCCCTTGTTGCCCAAACGTCGCGGCTTGAAGCGGGTTAGCTTGCTGCAATCCCTGAAGATTCATGCCAAACTGCCGCCCATCCGGTGTAATGCCCGGTTGTGCTGTTGCAGCAGGCACCATGCCCATCTGCGGTGCGGCCTCTCCAGTTGGGAGGGCGATCGGCGCAATTTGCCCATTCAAGTCTGGCAGGTTGTCTGTTCCGCCGAGATTCTCCTGCTCTTGTGGCATCATCCCTGGCACTGGCGCATATTGGCCTACCACCTGCCCCACAGACGGCAGTTGTTGTTGCAGTTGAAATGCCTGCTGGAGCTGGCTGAAGTATTGATTCTGTGCCCCCAGGATTTGCTGTTGAGCGGCGATCGCATCATTCATCGGCTTGCTCAGCGCATCCACCAGTCCGATAAGCGACTCAACAAAATCTCCAATAAACGATTCCTGGAACCCAACGAGCGCTGATTTCAGTCGGCCTTGTGCCTGGGTCGTCTTGGCCTGAAGTGCCGTCTGCTGAGCGTTGAGCTGCACCTCCTTAGCTGATTGCTCAATCCCCCGGAAAAAGTCATAAACCTGAGTCGCCGTATCGCGCAACCGTTGAATGGCCTGAGCCTTGGACTCCTCAATTTGGGCATCGATGCTGACGCTTTCGGTTCGCAGTTGATCGAGCTGCTTTTTCTGATCAGCCGCCTGATTCAGCAAATCTTTCTGGGGAGAATCGCCCATGACGGCAATCCTGGCCTGCAAACTGGTTGGATTGATTTCATCAACCGATTTAATTCCAACCGAGTCCAATGCTTCCAGCACATCAGGAGTGTTAAGCAGGTTTTCCATTTGGTCTGCTGCCTGCTGATTGGCAGACATGCGAGACTTCATATCATCCTGTTCAATTTGCGATCGCGCAAACTCCAGCTCGCCTGGTCGTACCCCGGCAATTTGAGTCGAGGCGATCGACTTCCGGGCAGTAGCAGCGCTGCGATCCAACTCCATGTTGGTTCGTTCGAGCTGCCCCTGGACATCTGCGAACCCGCGAGTTAAGCGCCCCAATACATCAGCCGTCTTGCCCAAAATTGCATTCAGTTGGTCTTGGCGCTTGATGGCACGCTCCATTGCAGCGTTTAGACGGTCAACCGTTGACTGATCGCCAGCCTCCTGTGCCTTGACAATTGCCGCTTCATAAAATTCAATCTGCTTGACTTGAGAAGATTGGATTTCAGCAACGACTTCTCTTGGCTTCTCCAGTTGTTGAAGCAGTTCCTGCTCTCTGTTATCCAGTGCCCGTCTGCCCTCAACATCACCCGGCAGCAGCGCTCTACGCTCGGCCTGAACTCCTTCCAAATCTCCTTCAATACGAACAACGTCGGCCAGTGGCCCCTTCCCTCTAGCCTGCTGCTCAAACAGTCCACGGACATCATCCTCAATCTTCCAGCCCTGGCTAATCAGATCGTCAGCCGCCAAAGACTGTTGCTCAGCCCGGAGTTGCCCGTAGCTTCTCATTGGCAATGAGAAGCCAGTCATCTGCCCTAGCTTGTCTTCCTGGATAAAGCGCTCGATCTTGCCCAACCATCCAGGCAGCAACACCTCTCCGGTGTCGCCGATGCCGTTGTCAACGCTATAACCTGCACCGGGTAAACGCTGCCCTTTGCCAGGTGTCGGTACACTCACATCCTGAAGGCTCTCCAGCTTCATCCGATAGTTGTCAATGTTCTTGCCAGACTGCTCGGTAAACTTTCGAATCTCGCCCCCAGCGTCAGTGAAGGCTTTGCCAAAGGCGAAGGCAATGTCGATTAACGTGCTGAAAACAAAAGTTGTTGCAGCCAATTGGGCGATCGCCGGAATTGCGCCACGAATCGCACCCGCAAAAAACTTCATCACAGGCCCAGCGAGTCCCAGTTTAGCCAGCAAGCCGAGCGTTGATTCAAGCAATACGAGAACGCCTTTGGATACCAAAAGCACTAAGCCAGTCAGCAGGAAGCTCGCTGATTTCTGAGCTACTTCCATACCTTTAGACAACGCATCTAGCCCGGTATTGCGAGCGGGTAGCAACGGCTTGCCCAAATTCTCTTGCAGTTCCAGAAGGCTACTGTTAAAGCGATTGATTGATGCTTGAGATGAGCTAGCCGCATCCGGCAACCCAGTGGCCGATTCTGCTGACATTTGGGCGAAAAACTTAGGTATGTATTCTTCGCTGAGCAGCTCTCCACGCTGCATCATTCCTTCTAGTTCTTGCGTGCTGGTGCCAGCCGCCCGTGCCAAAATCTGATAGCTGGAACTGAAGATACCACCTACCTCCGAGAGTTGCCCCCGCATCTCCTCCGCACCGATCTTGCCCTTTCCAATCATCTGGGCGATCGCTGTATAGGCGCGTCCCTGCTGTTCATTGGTCAAACCGGAGATGGATACCGCCTCCTCCATAGATTCGCCCATCTTTTTGGTGATCGACCCCTCCAGTCGGGTGCCCCGTGCCGCCATTGCTAACTGCGCGTTCCCTTCCAATGCAGCTCTCACGTCGGTTCCCAACGCCTTTGCCTGCGCTCGCACCTCGCGCATCGCCGACTGGCCCTTTGCCATTGAGCCATAGGCAAAGTTGAAATTGTTGCCGACCTGCTCCATTGAAGTGGCGACTGCCAGCGATGCAGGCGCGAACTTCATGAACAGGCCAGTTAGCGTCTGTAATACCTTAAAGGCGGCAAACGCGCCTAAAAGGGAGACTCCCATCGTCTTGCCATCCTTGGCAATCTTGCCGAAGATGCCAGCAATAACTGGGTGAGATTGAGTGAAACTCTGCACCATTGCATCAGTCGCTTCTGCTGCAATGTCTGAGATATAGTCAAAATCATCTTTTGCCTGAGTTCTTAAGTTGCTAGCAACCGAATTGATGATGTCAGGCGTTTGTTCTTCGAAGCTGTAGGCATCTGTTTCAGCCGCTTTAATCGTGGCTGATTCTTCTGGCGAAAAAACATAGCCACTGCGCTTGTAGGCTTGTTCCTGGACAGCCTGCAATGAATAATTAGCAAGGCTATTTGCTGACTCGCTCGCATCCGATTCGCCAACTAATTCAAGCCCAAACTCTTGTTCTCCGGCTGCAATTTTGGAAATTGACTTCTGCCCATATCCCAGTTGAGCCGCATGTCTTAATTCATGCGTTAAATCCTTTAATTCATCAGAATATTGAGCCAGCCGACGAGGATTCTCGCTGAGAATTTTCTCAATTTCTTTAGAGACAATGATTTGATTGCGCTGGAAGTCATAGAGAGCCTTCACTCCCATCTGTTTCAGCTTCTGGTCATCGACTACCAGTTTTGGCAAGTCGGACGACTTCATCTCGACCTTGCTGAGGCTGGCGATCTCCCGTGCAAACTCGGCGTAGGTTTTGTCAAACGATTTCGCCGTTTGACGTTGCCAGATGCGGTTAACTTGCATCGCCTGAGTGATCCGCTTTCTCGCTTCCTGGAAAGAGCGAGTTAGTTGAGCATCTGGAGTGATGCGAACTCTGGCCAAACCGATATCAGCGTCCGATCGCGTTTCGCTTGGTTGGGTTTCATTGGAGGACAGGCGATCGCGTTCATTCTCAATTTGCTCTGGAGTAATCCCCGCCGAAGTGTTGAGCCGATGTTGAGCACGTCCTTTGACCAGGCCATATTCAGACCGGAAATTGGGCGTTTGGATTTGACCCTGAAGGGCATCCATCATTGAAATATGTTCAACGGTGGCCTGCCGCACCGCTTCCAAGGCATTAGTGCGAGCATCGCCCGATAGCTTCTCCGCCTCCTGAAGCTGGCTACCGATCTGCTTTTCAGTTTGGATGAAGTCATTGAGCAGCTTGCGCTCCATCGTCATCCGCTTAGCCGCCTCCGCATCAGCGGCAACGATTTTGTCCGATAGCTGACTCTTATTGAGCTTGCTGGTACCCTTCAGGCTCATGCTTTCAGCGATTCGCTTCAAGTCAATCTTGCTCAGCGCCCCCAGGTCTTGTTTGAGTCCTTCCAGGTCGATGGGTTCTGGTTGGGGTGACTCAACGGGTTGAGTGATTGGTGCAGGTGTAGGCTGAGTGGTCGGTGCAGGCGTAGGCTGGGCAGCGGATGCATTGGGCATCTTCGATCGCACCGTCTGCGCTGCCTGCTGCACTTTCTGGCTGGCATTCTGATTTAAGTCCTGCACCCGCTTGGTCAGCTTTTCCAATGCCGATGCGGCCTCAGGTGCGTCGTGAGTTAATGCCTGAACTTCCTTGAGCAGCTCAGGTGTGATTCCACCCGCCGTGAACTGCTTCAGCAGTCCCTGAACCTTTGGATCGTCGGCGTAGAGCGGCAGTTCGTGCCCTCCAACGCCATCCACAATCGGCGATGACGAATCACCGGCATAGCGCAGCGCATCACCGGCTCCCATGAGGGCGATCGCATTATCCTGCACGCCCTGAAACGCGCCAACATTGGGCGTGCCCATGCTCAACACACTGGCATCAACGCCCAACTCCTTAAGAATGGCCTGCGCTTCTCTGGCGATTAGCCCCCCGGCAGAATGCCCAATCAGGTCAACGCCGATGTCAGGATTGGCCTGCTTGTATTGATACGCTTCTGCGGCCATTCGTACCGCAGCCGGGTTATAGCCGCGATCGACCGTGCCAGAGACTTGATCGAGGACATCGCGAATCCAGCCGGGTACGTTCTTGGCCGCGTCTGTTTCTACTTCAAATTCGCGGTTCTCAAACGGGATAACCTTCGCCCCATCAGCAATGTGGGGCTTCAGCGTTTCGGCCATCTTGTGGCTTCGCTGGCCACCTGTTGCAGAGAAGCCCGCCGAGACAAACACCACTCGTTTGGTGTCTGGATCAAGCGCTTCAATTGGAGTCATTGGACTCTGCATCCGGCTCGCCATGTCCTTGGCCGAGTTCTTCGCAGACTGTTTATATCGTGAGATAACGGCTTCTCTGGGATAGGCCGCCATTGACTGAAGCGATCGCGACAAATCCTTTAATGCCTTTGCCTTAGATGCTTCGTTGTCGGAGGTAGCGATCGCCTTAGCTAAATCGAGAAAGCTCTTCTTGGCAGATTCCAAATCCTGCTGAATAACCGACTCATCCAGGGATTGATTGAGAATGCTGCCCGTTCGCTGCGATGCCGCAGCGGCCATGTCCAGTGGCCCACCCTGAGCATCTCCAGGCAGCGTAACTCCATATTTCTGGAGGACTGGCGCAAACGCCTCCTTGATATCTCCCAACTTATCGATCCGCGTCACCAGGGCATTGAGCGTGTCCACGCCAGACACACCCGCGCCAAATCCCCCGGCCTTGCGCCCTGCATCAACAACCGATCGCCCGGTTCGTTCCTCTAGTTTTTCGATCGCTCCTGTTGCAAAGCGTTCGCCATATGCCGAGCCAATGCCTTGATAGAAACCCTCCAGAACGCCGCGAATCGGTTTGGTCAGGACTTTAGCTGGCAACGTTGCCGCCTTCTCCACCTTGCCCACAACGTCACGCTTGACCTGGCGCTCAAACTTCTCAACTCGCCCAGTAACGCCACGTTCTGGCGCATACAGCTTTTGGACAGTCTTTTGAAGTCGGTCTACCTCTTTGGCTAAGACATGCCCAATGCCGAGAAACTGGATACCCCCAAACTGCTTTTTAAGGATGCTGGAGGTCAATCCTAAAACTCTGGTGAATCCTTCCTCCAATGCCAGGTCAACAACGGGGATGAGTGTCCGCTCTAACACGCGCCCAACAATAATGTCAGCCGCCTTCCCGACTACTCCTTCTTTCTGTTGCTCAACAACAACCTGGACTTTTTGCTTAGCGCTGCCGCCTGCTGCGCCTGCTGGAGCTGCCGGGTTGGATTGATACCTGCCAACCTGCTGTGACGATTTGTAGGTGCGGTTTGTTTGTTCCTGTAGCCCAACGAGTCGCGCCTCTGCTGCGTCGATGTCGCTGGTGTCTACCCGTGGCTTGATTGGATGATTTTCTAGATAGGTGGAGACCTCCGAAACACGTCTCTTCGTGTCGGCAAGCCGCTGATCTAGCTGGTCTAGCGGCTCAAGGTCAACCTCAACCTTGAGCGGATTGCTTTTGAGATAAGTAGAAAGTTCTCTGATCTGCTTTTTGGTATCATCCAGCCGCCGCTCCAGTAAATCTAGCTCGGCAAAGTTGACGTAAACCTTAAGCGGATTAGCTTTGAAGAATTTCTGAACTGTTTTAGCGTGCCGCACCTTTAAGTCAAGGTGCTGGTTCAGCTTGGTTAACGCATTGTCGTTAACCTTTGGGGTTAACACGGTCAGGTTGCGATTGGTATGCCGAAAGCTGGCTTCAATCTCTTTGCCAATTTCGATCGCAACCCGATGCGCTTCTTCCAGGCCAGCGTTATAGCCGGAAGCATCAAGTCCGAGTTCGAGAATCAGACTACCAAGCGTTGTCCCCTCACTCATCGTCTTCTGCCTCCACCAGTTCCACGACCTCTTCGAATTGCCCAATCACTGCGACTACATTGGGCGGTAGTTTGCTGGCGAGAATGGCTTCCGCCAACACTTGTGCGGTGCGATCGCTCAACCGCCGTTGATGCACTTTTGCTTCAGACGGGAAGGGCAGCAGCTCCCACGGCTCCAGCTTCTTGCTGTCCTTGCCGCCGAAACCATTGAACAAACCGCTCCAGCCGATCGCATGAATGGAAGATTGAGCATTGGCCTCCTGTCGCTGGCGACGGGTGTAAAACTCAAGCGCTTGAAATATCAGCCAGTCAGGCTGACTGCCGAAATTCTCGTAATTGAATCGTTCATCTCGGCAGCCGCAATACTGGAGTTGCCAGAAAATCTCGCCCCAATCTATTGGGCTGCGGCTGGCAAGGCGCTTGAGGAGTCGGAGGCTAGGTTCTTTCCCTCCGCATCTTCAGCAGGCTTTGCTTCCTCTTGCTCTGCCAGTCCGGTCATCTCGGCCTGGTAGAAGTTGTAAATGCGGATGATTAATTCTTCGGTTAGACACTCACGGGTGTGGTCTTCAGTCCAGTCAGCATCGCCAATCATGAGCTTGCCCGTCTCAAACTCACAGAGATAGCCGATCGCTTCATCTGCCAGGTTCTGAGCCAACGACTTGATCGTGACAACTTCTGCGCCAACTTCATGCGCTCCATCAACCTCAACCTTGAGGTAGCCGAACTTGATTTTTTGACCGTCGGCGATCGCAAAACTCAGCGGCTCTACGGTCAATGAGGTAGAGGTTGCTTTAGCCGGAACAACTAATTGCACCGGGTAAGCCACCCGATGACGAATGAATAAAGAGGCGGCTTTGATTGCCGTTGAGGCTGTATCTTCTCTCAGGTTCAACAGGTCAGCCGCCTCATCGGCGCTGAGATGGTCGTAAAGCGAGGGCATCTCTTCATCGGTCGCGCTGCCGTCAGCCGCGTCTTTGGTTGGCATGGCAAACAGGCGCTTACGAGCCTCAGATTTGCTAATGCCTTCTTCCTGTGCCAGTCGCTTAATCGCTTGCTGGAGAATCAGTTGCACCTTCGCCTGCCGATTACCCGCTTCTTGCAAATCAACTGGGTTCTCGCAGGGTGAGATGCCACCACGCTTTAGTAGATGAACAATGCCAACTTCGGGAGTACCGATCGCCCGGATTTCAGTCTTAGGAGCAACCAAAAACGGTAAAGCTTTTTTCATGGAAATTCTCGACTAATGTCTCAACGCTGGTCGAGATTTCCCACGGGCTATGCCAGCTTGAATTCCAGGCGATCGCTCACATCCGTCATCACCACAAAGGTCAACGTTTGTCTGGCGCGGTCTGGCACCCAGATCTCATATTGTTCATCCGAGTTGCCGCCCACAGGCTGAAGGATCACGGTTTCGTCTAATCCTCTGGAGAACTGAGCCAGTCCACAGGTCAGCCTGCCATCGCCAATCGTGACGTTGACCAGAAGAACCTTCCAGTCTGCCGATCGCAGCAGTTTATGCGTCAGCGGGTTGCTCACGTCTACCTCTGCCTCGGCGAGCTGGTGCTACTGTTGGCTCTTCTGCAACCCAAGGGTCTTGTACTGCTGTGCCAGTAGGGTTCTGACCTGGCGCAGGCGGTTCATCATCAGTCAGGCGATCGCTCGGCACATAGCCATAGAGCGCGGGTTCATCCAATGTTTGAACCAGGCATTCTGCGCTAGTTTTCAAGACTTTGACCGGAGTATTGGGGGCGATCGCCACCCGAACTCCAGATAAAACTGGAAATTCACCTTCGTAGCGCATGAAATCGGGCTGAAAATGCTCGGTTTGTGTGGTCTTCGTCATGGGTCAACCTAATAGCTGAAAACTTCAAAGCTAGGCTCTATTCCTATTAGAAATAGAGCCTAAAAGCGTTGACAGTAATGAAACTGAGAGAATTAAGCGTTCTTTGCGCTGAGGTACGAAACAGCAGGCGTATAAACGTAGCTCAAGCCTTGACCTTGCAACTGGAAGGTATATTTCACGATGTCGCGCAGGGCAGCGGAGAAGTTGAGGTTCATCACCTTGCCAGCACCCTCAAACTTTTCGCCAGAAGGTAAAAGCAGTTCAAAGTAGATTTCGTTCCGCGCCTGGCTGTCATCCAGGATGAGTGGAGCAACGATTTTATCCATTGCGCGATCGCCCTGAATCCGGTTGCCAGAGCACTGGAAGTTCCGGTTAATGCCCGTCACCACAGACTCTTGACCGAAACCAGACAGGAAGTTTGTTACGTCCACGGTGGTCGTTTCAGCGCTAGGAGACGCTTCAGTAAGACCGAGCAACGGTAGCAGGGCGCGAGTGCTTGTGGTTGCGCCGCTGGCAATGTTGGCGCTTGTAGGAGCAAGCAGATTGAGAGTGGTAGGAGTGGTTTGATCCACGATCGCATCATCCCGCACGATGACAGACACCGCACCGAACGTCAGCGAGCTACCCGCCGCGATGTACAGATCATCGTTGGCTTGCAGGTTACCGCCTGATGCGGTTACAGAAAGAGCCACCGCGCCGCTATTCGCAAGCGTAGTGGTGGTCAGGGTATATTGAGCGGGAACGCGGCTGTTAGTAGCCAACTTCCCGACAAGAAGCTTTGTGCCCTCGGTGATCACGACGGCTGAAGCGTAATTAATAGGCATATGGGATATCCCTCTTGCATGGCTGCATTGGGGTTCCCACGCCTATTTGGGCTGGGGTGTAGGGCTAGATTGGGCGATCGCCTATCCAAATCCGCAACGGTTGCGGAAATGAACAAAAAAATAAGACCCTGGCAACCAGAGTCTTACTGTTATCCCGCAAAGCACTTTCACTCCAATGGATTGAGCACCTTAGGCGCATAAATCCAAAACTTGCATTGTTCCAGCTTTAAACTGGTTGGCGGTTGATAGTTCGGTTGTCGCTTCATTGGAAACGCCGCTTCAACCTTGCGTTTGGCGATCGCCAGCGCTGCATCACTGCTGAAATTAACCAGCTCCACTACCCAGGAATAATCAGCAAACCTCTGCCCGCTCGACATAGGAGTTACATTCCCGTGGGGCACTGGCTGAATCGTGCAGCGCAGCCCCTTTGTTTCCAATACCGCAGGCACAACCGTGCCGCGCCAAATGGCAGGATTGCCGTTGTTGAAATCGCCCAACTCATCGACCAGAATCGTTTTTAGCTTGGCTTCTAGAGCCTCAAGTTCCAGGCGCAGTTGCTCTCGTTCGTCCATTATTCAAACTCCAACGATTGAGATCTCTTCAGCTCGCCAGAGTCGTCAATGGTCTCCCAGTTGGGCGCGTCCTTATGCCGCTTCTTGCCCGTGCTCTTGATATCCCATTGGTGGTGTTCAATGGTCTCTTTAAAGCGATCGCCCAACTCTTCAGCCGTCGCTTCAAAGGCAGTATTGATATCGCCGTCGTATTTCTCAGCAAACAACTCTTCTAGGTTGGTCTCTGCAATCACCACTTCAGTCCACGGGCGATCGCGGTCTTTGAACCCTGTCAGGCTTGGCTCGCCGTTGTGAGTTTGCTCTGCGTGTTCAGCTCCCCAAATAAAGGTTGCTTTGCGATCGGTGATATCAGGCGGATTCCAGTTCAGTTCCATGGCTACTCCGGAATAAACCAACCGACAATCTTGGTGCCTGTCGCCTGCTCAACGATCGCCCCAATCCCTTCTCTGCCATAGGGTGGGTTGATTAGCACTAGGCGAAATCTTCCTGACCTGCGGTTGAATGTCAGCGTTGCTTCGGTCTCTTCAGTGATATTCAAAGGCAAAATCATTGGCGTAATGCAATGCCCTTCCAGGGCGATCGCGTCTCGCTCCACTTGTGGATCGTGCTGCAATAGCCGCTGCGTCGATTCGCTAGCCAGCTTCAGCTTGGCAGAAACGCTCCGCTGGTTGCAGACAGGCGCAGAGTTGCCAAATTCGTCAGCCTCGCTATCTTCACCCAGCGTCTCGAAGACAATCTGAGCATTCTCAAACCCTGCAAATACGCCGCTCATGCGATTCCTCTAACGGATCGCCTCAGAGTTCCCAACCACTCAGTCCGGAATTCCGGACTGAGTTGCCAATAAAAAAGCGCCTTTGGCAAAAAGGCGCTCCCCTTAATATCTAGCTTCTATTTGGATACCCATTTTTTGAGTGACAGTAGCGCGGCATCATATCCTGCTTTGGCTGATGCCGGATCGATTTGCCCTATTTCATCCTCGATCGCCTCAAACCCCTCTGGCACAATCAACGCATTGTCGAGCGATCGCTGCAACTCCAGTAGGGAGGCGATCGGCACAACCTGCCCGGTGAACTTCACATCATCGGCCTCTTTGATGGTCTGATCGCGGCGCGACTGCTGCAAAAATCGTGCTGCGACGTAGAAGGGGCGATACTCTATCCCGTTGTCAGCCAGCCGAATGCCAGACGACATCTCCAATAGTTCAGTGAGATACAGGTCATCCGCCGTGGATGCCGCCGCCCTTTCCCTGGCACGCTTGAGCGCAATCTGGATGTCGCCGTATCCCACCATCACGCCTCCAATGTTTGATAGACCAGAATTGCAGCCACCGCTGCCTTAATATTTCGCGTCTGTGGCGTATCCTCAGCAAAATCGAATCCCGCCGTATACGTGGCGCGAATCTCAGTGGCGATCGCCAGTCCTCCAGCCAATTGCAGCCGCCCTGTTCCGTAGTCCAGGTCATAGCCGTCCACCGGTACCACTTGCCAAGCCGAGATGGGATAGAGCCGCCCAAACCCATCCTTGTGCCCACCGCATCTGGCTTCAATCTTGGGTTCCGGCAGTTCTGCGATCGGAATTCGAGACAGGTAACAACTCTGTGCTGTTATGTGGAGCTGTTTGACTTCAACATGGCCCTGTAGTTCCAGCGGACGGTTTGCACCTTTGCTGGATTCAGCCGTCATTTGAGAGCGAGCGATCGCCGCTCTCAATGCCGAGCCAGACAGCTTCACCTCTGGAAACCAGAGCGCCTTATCGCCAGGGGTCAAGATCATGCGGATTCGTAGGCTCCTGCCGCCATAAATGTAATCTGACTATTCAGCAGGCCGAGACTGGTCAGGCCATAGGTGACCAATCCCGTAACACTGCCTGCAACCTTGGAACCCACCTCTAGATAACCCGTCCCACCCCGAACAAACCCCGTGTTCCCTGCCAATCCCAGTGACCCCTGCACCGTCGTGCCCGTCAGCTCCACGTCACCCAGGAGGGCGATCGCCTGTTTCGGCAGGCTAATTCTGAGCGTGTCGGTCAGCCCGGTCTTGCTAATCTGGGTGGTCTTGAAACTGCAATAGAACAGCACAATTTTGCCCAACTCGGCATATCGACCCACCCGGTTAGCGTAGGTCACGGTTGGATTGCTGGACGCTCCAAGCAGCGTTGGGCTGTAGTCAGTCCATTTAAAGCTGTTTTGGATGGTGGCAAGCAGGGCAGTCAGTTGGGCGATCGCCTGTTGCATGTTGGCGATCGATGTACTCATACCCGTTTCCATGCCGGAGACGAAGGCTGCCATTTGGGCAATCTCTTGCTGTGTATGGTTTGCCGAAGCGCCCGCATTCTGCTGCAAGCCCACCAGCAGGGCGGCGAGTTGGTCGATCGCTGCCTGTGTGCTGGTTGCTGATAGAGGACTGCCTGGAATCGGCTGATACATCTGAGCGGCTGCCGGAACGCTGCCAGGATTGCTGAGCGGCATGGCTAGCTGCACTCCTCTCCAGTGACTGCACCAGTTCCCGCCCAGACGCTGACAACGCCTCGATACAAATTAGTGGAGTTGATCTCGTACACACCCCCATTGGCTTTGAGGATAATGCCACGATTCGACCCCATTGGATCGGTTGTGGGGCCACGATGCAGCACGATGTCGTCACTGCCATTGTTGATAAAGATCGCCGAAGTTCGGTTTGGGTTGGCAGGCAGCACAACCTTAGCGTTGCCAACGCTAAGCACTTCTATAAAGGTGGCGCAGGTGTTGACAATCAGCGCTCCGCCGCTCCCACCGGTTTGAAGGTTCCGGGCGATTTGCTGGAGGTAATGGTTATCGGTTTCCGACATCTCACCTCTCCAGCCGTGGGCATTCAGGTTCGGCGATCGCGCACATCAATTCGCCATACAAATCAGTGCGAATCTTCTCACCGCAGCGAGGACACTGATTGTCATGGGGCGGATAGATGCACTCTGAATCAACGATGGCGATCGCTGGCTCAACATCAGAGGATTCGTCAGATTCAGACGGCTCAATGTCCGAATCTACCTCTTCAGGCGGCAAGGGTGCGGTTTGTCTTTTACGTTCTGCCATTGCAGCCTCTACAAAGTGACATCTACTGTACGAACGTCAATCACCCGCAACTGTTGCGGCACAGTGCTGGCATCAGAGTAGCCAGTTGGGTCAACGTCCAACGGACAGAACCCTTCCTCCGATCGCCAAATATAAGAGTCACTGCGCTGAAAATCATCATCATTGGAGCGGCGAATCTCCATCTCCTGACCCACGCCACGCCCAATCGTGTCCGAGCCAAATGCATAGGATGTACGGGTTGCCCTGCTTCCAGCACCCAACGTTTCAGTCTGCACACCCTCTGTGCCAGGAGCGCCCATCGAGAAGGCGTTGGTTTCAAAGATATGGAAGTTCGATATCTTGCCCAGGTAGCCACTAACCTTGCCCATCTCGCCACTGTTGGCAGTGTTGAGGATGTTAGTAACTTCTTCAATTGACTGCTCCGAGGGGAACTGGAAGCGGTTGCCGAGGGATTTACGAACCTGCGATCGCCCTTTGGAATGAGTCGCCATACCATAACAGCCATCCTCATAGGTTGGGATCTGTAAGCCGCGCATGTAGCTGTACAGCTCATCCATGAAACCCTCGGTCAACGTGCCGTCATCCCCTGCGCCTACATCACCTGGCGTTGCTGTGACGGAGCTGCGATCGTTGTAAACCACGCGGCTCGTCGGGTCCCATAATCCACGAATCGTCAGGTCTTCCCATACCTGATAGTCATAGTTGAGGTTGCGATCGAGCACCTGTTCCAAGTCCAGCAGCGAGTTAGCGGAGACAAACTGCGGAATCAGAATCGGCGGGGAGTTGTTATCCAGTCCCAGTCCCCACTCTTCCAACACACAGGAGACGCTGCCCTGGGTCAAGCCCTGGCGCGAGTTGGTGATTCGGGCATAGGTGCCAGAACCGCTGAGCTTACGAGCCGCACTGTTGGCAGGCGCAGAGTTGTAGGCAAATCGAGGGATCTTGACCGTATCCCCCTGGCCCTTACCCATGTCCAATTTCACCTTTACAAACTGGTGAAAGATGAAGCTGGGAGTGTGCGTCAGCCGCATCACAGTGCTGAGATAGGCCAGGAATCCATCAGGAATCGTGACCTTGGTCGTGTTGTCTCGCCCCATACCCGATCGCAACAGTCCATTTGCCTTGGCGAACTGCTCCATATCCTTTCGCACAGCAGCGGCATTGTCGCGCACAAACCGCTTCAGATTGGTGTAGTCCTTGGAAACAACGATCTGACCCTGCGTGTTTTCGTGGCTGTACTTCGGGGTCTGATCCGAATTTTCCAGGATGTCGAAAAAGTCTGCGGCAGCACCGGGGGCTTTATCCGATCGCGTCGATGTAACTGTGTTGACCATGACTGTGGTGCGATCGCCACCACTCGCCACCGGGTTAGCACTCCCCATCACCTGAAACACTCCTGCTAGCCGTGAAGCCTCGTCTTTTGCCGACTGCAACTGCTGTGTCGTCGCGTCGAGCTGCGCCTGGGTTTGGTCGAGCCGCTCTTGAATTGGCGCGATCGCCTGGTTAACAGCGGTGTTGATGCTGTCGCCGAGTAAAGCCTGTAGCTCCTCTGGCTTCAACGTCACCATCTGCGGTAGTGGCTGACTGTCCGTCGCTGGCTGTCCATTGGCGCTATCGCTGCCCGTTACAGAAACAGGTGTGGCGGGTGTTTCTGTTGCAGTGTCAGACTGTGCTGCCGTGTCGCCACTGCCATTGGGTCGCTTCAACTTGTCATTGTTGAGCGCATTGATCGCGTCTTTCTCGGAGCTACCAGCGGCGATCGCATCGCTTCCGGTGGTTTTAGTCGTTCTAGCGGAGGAAGTTCTCGGTTTGGTTGCCATATTCAAGAGGGTGGTGCAATTGCTCCCCTTAAATTGCCCGATCGCCTTCTATCCCCTGTTAGTTTTGAGAAGATGATGCATACTCTGATATATCATCTGATGCGAATTATGTAGTTTCAGTATGGAAGCCGAAGCCGAGCAGATTGAATACTCTGAATTGATCCGTCAGATGCGCTGGCGGCTCGGACTGACTCAGGAAGATCTCGCCATCAAGCTAAAAGTGAGACTCGTAACGGTCAACCGTTGGGAAAACGGGCACACCTCTCCGTCTCGCATGGCATTCGATCGCATTGAAACAGTACTGAGTGAGATGGGCGATCGCGGTCGTGACCTGCTAGACCGCTATTTCATCTCAGACTAAATCCTTGAGCCTGTAATCACGCCAGCGTTCGGCGCGGCTGGCGTTGCCACCAGGCTGATTTCAAGTAAATCAATTAGTCCAATCCGCTCATAGTAGGGAGCGGTCAGCTTCCGCACCTCTGGGTCATTCAGATCCATCCAGGGATTCGGAATCAGGTGAGGACATTTCTCGTCGGCAAAAGAGGTCTTGCAGTGCGGACAGCCCAACATCGTGAAGTTGAACCCGCCGACGCTTACCTCGCGCAACCGACCAAACCGTAGCCCTTGGATAACAGAACTGTTCAGTTCAAAGTAGATATTGCAAACAGTCTGCACCAGGCCGTCGCGATCGACAATCTTCTTGTTCCAGGCAAAATAACCGGCGCGATCGAGCACTTCTTTAGGAGCCGTGGCGCTCTTCTGGACTTCCGCCTCCAACACGCGCCCAACTACCTTGCCCACATCACCCCAGTCATGATCGAGCGTTGCCGGGAGTCCTGGCAGCATGTCAGCCATCTTGTAGAGGTCTGGCTCTGTCCAGGTGCCAATGTTGCGGGTCACCAAATTATTAGCGGCCACGAACGATAGAACGATGACCTCATCAGCCGTCAGCGGCTCCATGCCCTGCGGCACATGTTGATTGATTAGTTCAAGCTGGCGATCGCTCGGTCGAATAGAAGCGGCGATCGCGGGTTGGCTGGAGACAGCATCATTGGCAGGAACGAAACGCTTAGACATGACGGCAGTGAGTAAACTGCCGTAGCATTCCTACCCATCAAAATGGGCTGCGATAATCCGGCTCCTGTAGTGGCTTGCCATCCTCCCAATCGGGGCAACTATCCTCTTCAGCTCCATAGGGATGCATTCCACAAACCAACATGTTGCCGCCATAGACGCGACCGTGATAGTGGCAACAGCCCTGGCAGGATTCAGGCTGAGGCGGCTTCTGGCTAGTTACTATGCGCCCAACAAAAGAAAAGCCATAGGTTGTTATATCCACATAACACCCCTCCTCATGCTCATAGGTGTGCTGTGGAACGATGTTGTATTCAAGCGTTGTGAGTGGCGATCGCCCTCCACTAAGCCATTGCCTTCTACCGGTTCGGAATTCGTAAATTCGTTCTCCATTCTCAATGGACACGAACGATTCGATGAGATTGAGGCAAATCGTCAGTGTGGCGCGGCGATCGCCCCAATATGAACTACCAAATTCAAACTCCAGAATGTCACCAATGATTCGCAGATCATCAATCATTGGATGCGGCCTATCACCGGAAACCGCACAGCGTTGATGGGCGGTTGGGTGCAGCATAACAATAGCAACAGCAGTATGAAGACGCACTCGGGAGGCAGGGATTTCGACTGAGCGATCGCCCTCAGAAACCCTGGCCGTCATCACTGATTCAGTACAGCGAATCGTCCAATTCTGCTCGGGGTGCGGTGGAAGAACTGCCATACAAGCCCTCTATGATGCCTTTAAATGGTGGGAAATCCTGTGTCCGATCATGCCCCATCGCCGACTCAGCATGTCGCCAGGCTTCTCTTTAGCAAACTCCTTGGTGCATTTGCAGGATGAGCCACAGGTACAGCGATCGCCCGGATTGGGTAGCGATCGAATGGCTTGCCAACCCTGAGCCGCATAGTCAATGCAGGGTGAGCAACTGTCTCTTGCATGGCGCAACCGCCGCTCCCAGTTATAGCCATCCTGCGCGTGGGATTCAGTGCGTGCCAGCTCATAGGCGTGTCGGGTATCAGCCGCATACAGGTTGAGCCGTTGCCACAACTGGCCTTCGGTGAGCTTCCCCGCAATCAAATCTTCACTGAATCCCCGCAGATAGCGATACTGCTCTTTCAGCCGTTGCCCAATCAGCCCATAATCTCGCTGATTTAAACGGCCACTACCGCCTTTTCCGATCGCATACTGGTTGATTTCAATGGTTTTCAGCGTCTTGGCGGTTGCTTCCTCCCAGGTTCCAACGCTAATTTTGCGCTTCAACAGCAGATTGCCGATGGTTTTCAGGTCATCTTTGGCCTGTCGAATCGTCTTCTGGGTCAGAGCATCGACTGCTTCTTTGCTGAGGAACTGCCCCTTCCCCGCGCCGCTGCTGATCCGATAGCGCTGGCTGTTGCGATCGAACTTAAATTCATTCGCCATCGATCGCATCCAATAGGTTGATGTACTCTTCATCGGGTGGATTATCCTTCCACTCCGTCGCAGCTGCGTCTACGTCAACATCTGTGACAGTGGCGATCGCTAGGAGATCCTCAAGGTCGGGTAGTGATTCGTCAGAAAATTCAAGTCTCGGTTTCTCGGTCATGGCGATCGCCTCGGTCATTTTTCAATCCTCATTAATAACGAGCGGGCTTCCTTCGAGAAGAGGCTTTGGGTTTTCTGCCATTGGTCGCTCCGTTGCTTGGTGTGGATTCCTCTTCGCTTTCGCTCTCCTCGTCTGGAGCCGCTTGCGCTGCTGCTGCCATCGGGTCGGTGAGCAGCACTGGATAACTGAGCTGATACTTGCCGCGCTCTAGAAACGCCTCGTAGCCTAGCCGCAGAATCAATTCTGTGTTGAGGATTTGCTTGATGCCGGGGGTGAGGACGAGCGATCGCAGAGAATTAATGTATCGGGCATAAGCTTTGGCGGGTTGGCCGCTGATGTCCTTCGCCCCATCAATTTTGAACCCGGCATAGCGCCATAGCGGGATCTGAGCAGGCATAATCAGCCGCGTGCGCCGAAACAGCACATTATCTGCCAGCGCAGAGAGGTTGGGATTGTAGTTCGCCAGTTTGCGAATGTCGCCACCCGCCAGCGTGTAATAGTTCGTGATCACGCCATCTTCCAGACGCGCCTCATGGTCTTGCTGGTAGGCATCCTTGTAGTCACCCTCAACTCCCTCTGGCATCTCATGCACGTTTGGATTAATCCCCAACTCCCGCGCCGCTGTTGCCATGTCGGCAGTCCCCTCCTTCAGCTTCTGCCAATCATCGCCGGATTGTCGCCAGATGGATTGTCCATAGAGCGTCTGCCTGCGGTGACGAAAATGCACAATCTGTGGCGGATAAAAATAGTGGAGCGGCTCTCCTTGCAGCCTCACCCGCTGTTCGTAGCCCAACAGCAGGCCGTTATCTTCTTCGAGTCGAAACATCGTCCAGGTCGGCAGCGCCAATGTTCGGCTGATGCCCAACTGCCCCTTGCGTGTTCCGTCGCGATCGATTCCAATCGAGAGGAATGCATCGCCATCGCCTAAGGCGCGATCGATGATTTGCCCCAGCGTCGCAATATCGAGCACGTCTAGACGGTTGAACAAATCAGTGCAGATCGCCTTCACGTCCGGGTCTACAGGCGTTTCATCGTCTTCCAGAGTGTCGGAGATGGTCAATCCCAATGAGTCGCCATTCTCCGAGCCGAGAATGTCATCTCGCAGGATTGAGAGCGTTGTGGCGACTTCCGGGCACCAGGTTCGCATTTCAACCAATTGCCGCGCCAGTAAATAATCCCTAACCACCACCTCTTGAATTTCTAAATCGAAGTTTCGGTGGTGAATGGTGGCAGTCGCATTTCGTCTAGGTCGCTGCGTGCCGGTGATGGTCGTCGGACGGCTAAAGCCAAGCGCTCTGCCGATGACTTGAATGATGTTTGGTCTGCCGGGGGTAAGCATGGCAAATGGTTGAAGACTGCATCTAGCTTGCCCTGAGATTAGCGTTTCTTAGATGTGAACGATGACGAGTAAGCAATTTTGCTGCTCAACATTACCGGCTCTAAAGCGTAGCGAGCCGCATCCCAGCAATGATTGAACTTATCCACAACAATCGGGAGAATCTCACCACTGAGGCGATCGACCTTATAACAGTAGAGCCGTGCTTCCTCAATCGTGTGCTTGCAGCGAGGGTGAATCACGATCTGGTCGTACGATCGCAGATGAGCAATGCCATCCTCAACAGAGCCAGCGCCCTTGGTTGCGGCGACTAGTTTCGGGATAGGCGGAATGCCGTTCTCACCTGGCCTGCCTCGCTTGACGTGACTGATCGATTCAGGGCGAGAATTGTCGGCTCGCACTGAATACTGGTCAATTTCAGGAACGTCCTCAAGCCAGCGCTTAGCTGTATCATCCAGCTCGAGATGATAAGCGTAGGATTCGTACTCCACATAAAGTTTACGGTTGTGAACCCAGCAACGAACTGCTGTTGTTGGATCTGAGCCAAATCCCCAGTCTGCTCCGTGATACGGGCCATCCCAGCGATCGCTCGCAACAAATTCCTCAATGACCCACTTACCGTTGAGAATCTGCGCGTCTGATTTCTCCCAGAACCCGCCTTCCCAAATATGGTTGTAGGCTGCCGGGTCAGTTGCGGCTAGCGATCGCCGCTCGTCATCCAGAACTGAAGGGAAATGCGGGTTATCGTTCCAGTTGACCTGGCGAACATAGACGTTCGATCGCTCCTTCGCAACCAGCTCCGTCCACACCGTGTCGGTGGGGTTAAGTGGGTTGAACGTGACCCAAATCTCGCTACCCTCTTCCCGAATTGTCGGGATGAGTACCTGCCACGATTCAGCGCTGATGGTTTGCGCCTCTTCTAGCCACAAGTGTGTCAACCCAGCCATCGACTTGATGGATTGAACGTTGTGGCGAACGCCCTTGAAGATAAACTGCGAGCCGTTTGCGCCGAGAATTGTGTCGCGCTGCGCTTCGTAGAAATCGTCTAGTCCTAAGGCATTGATGCGCTCGGAGAGTAGCGCGTGAACTGATTCCTTGATCGATACTTGAAATTCACGAGCGCAGAGCACTCGAATCTTGCGCTTTAGCCCTTCAATCAGCAATGCATCGGCGGCAGCGTAGCTCTTGCCCGATCCACGCCCACCCCATAGGCACTTGTAGCGTCGGGGGATAAACAGCGGCTGCGCCCAATCAGCCAGTTTGAGCGAAAGGGATTCTGCCAACTCGGTGCGATCGCCTGCCGTCTCATCCAAATCCAGGCCGATCGCCGCTGCTGCTTCTGCTGCAAACTCAGCTCGGCGCTTTTTTACGCTCGCTCCTGCCATTTTTCTTGCAGGGTGAGGATGAATTCTCTGGGGCTGATGTCTAGGGCGATCGCCATGTCTGCCAGGTCAGCCGCAGACTTCGGCATAACTTTGCGCCGGTACTCCAACAGCCGCACCAGTGCGCCCGCGATGCTGCCGAGCGATCGCGCATCGGTTTCGCCACCGCTTAGAGTTGCGGATAGGTCGCTGATCGCCAGGTCGATAATTTCTAGTTCATCAATGTCACCGCCACCCCGCTGCCGTCGCGGAGCTGGCTCTTTTTTGGGGGATGAGTCCAGAATTCCGGACTGCTTGGGTTTGGCATTGATGGAAATAACTTTTTGCTCTCGCCAGTTGCCATCGTCTGCCCAACGTTCGATCGTGCGGCGGCTGACCCCTAATCGCTGAGCGATTGAGGCGATCGTTTCTCCGGCTAAAAGTGCTTGTTTGGCTACCTGCTTGCGTGGATCGTCCTGCGACATTGGCTGCGACACTGCGACATCGACATCGCCAGAATTCCTACAGCGTCAATGGTTCAGCCAATGTCGTAGCTGTGAAAATGCGTCACGGGGGCGATCACTCCTAGCAAAACCCCAGCCGCGATGGACTGGGGCATCATTTCCTTTAGCAATCAATCCGTCGGCTAGAGTCGCCAGGTCGTAGAGCCGAGACTGTCTTGTGTCTCGGCTCCCCACACTTCAAATCCGAGGTTGCGGAGTTGGAATGCGGCCTCCTCAAGGCTCAACGATCGTACAACACAAAACACGTAGAGCGCCGTATGGTGGCGGCAGGCGGCAACAGGCACTGCCCAGCCCACCTGAAAAATGCTGTGATCGGGATTCTTGAGAATGAGCCGAAGAGTAGTAGGCACCATGTCAATCGATCAAATCTGATAGCAGCCCTGTCACGCCTGCCTGAACCCCGGCACGGTTATCGTCATAAATCATGACGGTCTCGATTTTGGAGTGGCGGCTTAACTTTTGTACGCGCCGCACGTCCCCTCCGGTTGCATCCAATGCTGCGGTAATGGCGCTGTGGCGACATCGATGGGGAGACATGACCTTATTAATGCCAGCCGCCTCAGCCGTCTCTCGCACTAATTTATAGATGGCGTTGCCGCTGAGTCGGTGCCCGTAGGAGACGCGATCGAGCGCAATAAATAGAGGATCGGTCGCCAATCCAGTGCCCTGTGCCAGCATCCAGGCGGCGATCGCCTCCGTTGACTTGCTTGATAGATCAATGGTTTGCGCCTGCGTGCCTCGCCCCTTGCCCAAAACCTTGAGCTTGCGGGCATCTGGGTCGAAGTCGCCGCGATCGCACTTCGACACCTCGCCCCGCCGCAGCGCATTGTCCCAGAGCAGCCGGAGGATGGCGTAGTCGCGCTTTCCTTTGAGAGTGGCGCGATCGGGCACGGCCAACAGTTTGCGATATTGCGCCTGGTCTACGCCGCTGGTGTCTCGATAGACCTGAACTTTCTCGCCTTGAACCTCCTCCAGGCTCCATTCACACTTGCCGATTTTTTGGGCGAATTGAACCAGCGATCGAATTGCCGCCAGCCGTCGGTTGACCGTGGCCTCCTTCAACCCTCGCTGAATCAGATGCGATTTGTAATTGAGAACCAGGCCGATTGCCGTGAATCTCTCCAGCCGGAGGAATTCGCTGACCAGTTGGGGTGTGGGGTCGCGATCGCTGATGACGTGGAAGAAATCGTTCAGGTCGCGTCGATAGGCTCGTTTGGTTTCCAGGCTGCGCTTGTCCTCTAGCAGCTCGGCAAGGATATCGCGCTCTTGAACTTTAAAGAAGCTGGAAGATGGAGCCTGGAAAGAGAGGGACGAAAGAGATTCAGCCACACTGCACTTCCTCGTGTATCTGGGAAAGACGCTGGATTGAAGCTGCGTGGAATTTAGGATCTCGCTCCACTGCAATGAAGTTGCGCCCAGTCGTTAAGCAGGCCGCAGCGGTAGAGCCAGACCCGCTGAATGGATCAAGGACGACTCCTCCGAGATCCGTGTAACTCAGCACCAGCCACTTCATCAGCTCTAATGGTTTTTGAGTAGGGTGGTAGGCTGCCTCCCCATTACGAAAGCCGCCAGAAACGTTATTGAACTTCAATACATCTCGTGGGTAGCGATCACCCGTGTTGTCTGTCTTCCTGCCAGCATGTCTACCATAGTGCTGGCAGACATGCTCGGAACTCTTTGCCTTATAAGGTTTTCCGGGGGTTTTCTGCGGGTTGTAAGTGCAGCGGGAGTCTGCATCCTTACCTCGGAAGCGGTGGCAGAAAACCAAAATCAACTCATGGCAGCGCAAGGGACGAATGTTGGCATCTAGAAACCCTAGAGCCATCGGTTTCTCCCAAACCAACTCATAGCGAAATTGTTTTCGGTTGCTAACAATTAACTCTGTCGCGAACGGCTGTTGAGCGAACAAGGCTTTGATGGCCTTTGGCTTACAAATCCGTTCTGCCTCACTCCAAAACAACTGCCAGTCAACCTTGGTATCCCAGGTGAAGTTGGTCGTGTTGTACGGCGGATCGCTAATTAATGCATCAATACATCCATCGGGCAGCGACCTCATTACCTCGATCGCTTCTCCTAACACCACTTGATTCATCGGTAATGCGGAACTCATAATTCAAAACTCAGAACTCGTCGCCGCAGGGTTCCTACTGCAAGGGTGTGGTAATGGACATTTACGCACCCTTGTCTGAGTATTTTTTCTCTAGACAAGGTAGCCAACTTTACAAAAACATTACGTAATTGCTAAGGCTTTGTAAATTACACGCCAACTCAGCAAAACCACAGAGCGAGAGTCTTTGTGGCAGCGGGTATGACTGAGATATGAGAGTGCAGGAGAAGCCCCCCCTTTGCCTCGATCGCTACAAACTTGGGCAAGGATGACAGCAATGGAACGGACACGCATGGCAACTGAGCAGGTTTGGTCTCGATATCGCAAAGTTGCAACCAGACGGGCGGAATTAACCACTCTGCGAAATAACATCGCGACGGCAAATGACAAGCTGGCGCTCAAAATCGCACACCGGATGGCCGCTCAGAGTGCGGAGCCGATTGACGATCTCATTCAACTGGCGAGAATTGGTCTGTTGAAGGCGGTTGAGAAATTCGATCCGACCAAGGGCGTGGCATTCAGCAGCTTTGCGGTGCCTTATATCCAGGGCGAGATCCTCCACTTCCAACGCGACCACTGGAGCCACGTCAAGGTACCGCGCCGCAGCCGCGAATTTTTTGCCAGGGTTAAGGCCACGCAGCGCAAGCTGGCTGCCAAAGGTCAAACGGTGGATGCTGAGAAAATTGCAATTTCTTTGTTGCTCAACGGGCGATATGCCACGCAGGAGGCGATCGCCGCTGCACGGGGGAAATGGCAACAGATTCAGGAAGAATGCGAGCGCAAGCCACTGCTGACGCTAGATGAGGTTCTGCATCATTCCGGTGCGGATGAGTTGGAGGATGAGTCAGAGGATGAGGCACTACGCAAAGAAGTGCGCCAAAACCTGGCTAAACTGCCCGATCGTCTGCGTCGCTGTATTGTGGAGCGCTATTTCGATGACCTCAGCGAAGAGCAAATCGCCAAACAGCAGAATGTGACGGTGGACGTGGTGCAGAGCTGGCTGAATGAAGGGTTGCAACGCCTGCGGATCGGGCATGATGGAGATCAGCAGCGCTTGGGTTAAAAAATGGCGACAGCAGTAGAAGTGTTGTATGACTTCGACTACAACCAGCTCGATGTAGAGCAGCGGGTTGTTGTGCAGCAGCGGACGAGCGAGATTAAGTCTCTGCTACGACACAGGGCACAAAATGCTGTTGAGATTGGACAGAAGTTGTTGGAAACCAAAGAAATTCTTGGTTATGGACATTACCGAGCCTGGATAGAATCTGAATTTGCCTTAGGCAAAACGATCGCCAATCATTTCGAGAATGTCGCCAAACAGTTTGCCAACGTCCCTAATGTGGACAGTTTCGACTCTAGTGCGCTCCGAGTGTTGGCAGCTCCGTCTGTTCCTGAGGAGATTAGACAAGAGGCGATCGCCCTGGCCGCTGCGGGGGAGTATGTCTCCCATGCCAAAGCCAAAGAGTTGACTGGCAAGGCCAAACCTGAAGCAAAGGAACTGTTTCAGCCCGGTCAGGCCGTTCAGGTAACGGATTTCGCGGCCAGCCACCAGGGAGAAACGGTAGAGGTATTAGAGGTCAGCCGAGACCTGATTGAATGCAAAACGCCAGACGGGGAAACGGTTTCGTTCTTTCGCTCTGATCTGGACACTGGCGAGGCAGCTCCATCCGCAAAGCCAGCACCCAAACCGAAAGCTTCTAAGCCGCATCCGATCGCCACACTGGATGCCAAGTTAGACCTCGCCAGCACCCGACTGGAGTTGATGGCTGATTTGTTGCGGCGATCGCTCATCTATCTGCCACCCGAACTGAAGGCGGAGGCTGAAGAGCTTTTAAACTAAGGTCGTGCGCTTAATTTCTTGACCCATCTCCTCTAGAGCATTTGCCCAAGGCAATAGTGCTACTGCCTCGGTTGTGGCAGGAATGTGAGCAAACATCCATCTCCACAAACCGGCCTTAAGTGATTCGTCTTCTGCCGGGGGCGCTTCAATTTCAATCTGGTGTGCGGCACAGTAGCGGATTGCAGTTGCAGTTCTAATCAACAGCTCAACTACTTCTACTGCCTTGTGATCGTGCAAACAAATCCCAACCCTGTCGGCTAGCCAGTAGCGCAATTTGCTCTTGATGGAGCCGACAAGTGCCAAATCGATGTGCTGTACTTCCATAATTCATGAGCGCTATACGATCGCGCCTCTCCTAAATCAGGATGCCCTTGCCGTAGGGAACGCTGGAGTTGCAGATTTACTCTCCCCTCCATGCTCACCCGGCTACAAAAGCTTGATCCAGATGCCATTACGACAATGGCTGGCATTGCAGGCGCGATAACGACTTATCTTGCCGCCCAACAGGTCTTAGACAGCCATACAGCTCAACTGATCAGCGCCGTGCTATTGCTGATCAACGGCTACTACACCAACCGCAGAGGGTAAGCGAGTGCCCTACAGACGCGCCTTACTCAGCCGTTATTTACGCAGCGAAATCTGGTTGGTGATCCTTTTCCTAGCGTTTGATTTCATAGCCTTTCCAACCCAAGTTGCTCAACGGCTGAATTTAGGCTGGGCATCTGTCGGTACATGGACTGTTTGGTTGACCGTAACGGCAGCGATTGGGCTGGTTGCCATCCACCGGAAAAGTGGGCGGCTGTGGCGGCTGTTCTGCGCCACTTCAATCTTTTTACTGCTGACCCTGGCAACGATTTGCCTTCTAGCCAAGGGATACACCGGGTTCACAACCTACGGCACGCTGGCCTACAGTGCCTTGCTGCGGCTGCTTGAGATTCCCTCATTCACCCTGTTTGGCACCAGACGGGAGGAATGATGGACCCACAAATTTATCCGTATCTGGCTGGACTGGTTGGCGCGATCGCTGGCTCATGCATTTCTCTAATTAAGGAGCGGCGATCGGGCAAAACGCTGGATTTGGAATATGTGCGCGGTTTGATTGATGAACAGATTGAAGACCTGCGGACGGAGCGCGATAAGAGCAGGTCAGAGATGGTCAAACTGCGCGAGCGGATTGCTGTAATGGAATCCCATCTGCGAGCGATGGAGCAAAGAAAGAATTTAGAAATTGCCCAATTGCGTGAGGAAAACCAGGGACTGAGGCGGCTGAATGCCAAGCTGGCGGCTGAAAATGTGCAGTTCAAGGCTCGTCTTGGTGTAACCTGACCACTAAAAAACCCCGTCAATGGCGGGGTGTTCAGGGTGCATTTACTAGCCCTATTATGTGCTCTGAGTCTTCCGTTGCTTCAGTTGGCGCAATAGTGCCACGGCTTTATCTGGTAGTGGATCAGCTTCAATTTTCACTTCCTTAAAGGTAACGAGCCGCTCGTAAATTGTTTCATCCCCGTCCTTTCCGGTGGCGCGACTGTACCAAATGGCAACTCCAAACTTATTAACAGGGCAACGGCGAGTGTAAATTTTGCCGCCATGCCTGACTGCGATCGCGCCATGCTTGTCTTTGGCAATGATTTCGGCATTGATTGAGTTCCAGGCAAACCCAGGATAGTCGGCTAAGTCTCTTACGATATCTGGTGCGGGTTGGGGCTGCGCTTCAAGTACGGTGGCAATCCGTTCGAGCTGAATGCAAATTTGGGCAAGGATGTCTGGGGTATCCATTGGGGTGGGGCACTCCTGATTGCCGTGGGTCAATGGTTTCTTTTAAAGCAATCGCCCCCTGCTGGTGACAAGAGGGCGATCGCCATCAAACGCTAGCTAGATTGTTTTGGTTGACAGGTTCCAGTCTCCTGATCCCATTGCCCTCCTAAACTTGTGCAAGTGTAGGTCGCAATTTGTGGAGCGGGTTCTGCGAGGGCAGGTTCAAACTGACACCGACCAGAGGTCTTGCGACAGCCTTCTGGCTGGGCAGGTTCACCCTGCTCATCGCCACGTTGATTGATTTGGCCATCGTTGACGAGGGGAGGAGTGGATTGAACGAATAGACCGATTGAGATTGAAAGTTCAAGTAGCATGGTATTGCCTGTTAGCAGAATAGGTATCCAGCCGCTGACCCGTGGAAAGAGAGGCGGCTGGGTTAACTGGGGCAACCTTGGAGAGGGGCTTCTTACAGGTGAAGATTAGGCGCTGGCAGTACGCAACTCCATGATGGCGATCGCATGTCTCTGCTCTAACTTCGCGACAGAGAAGCGGTTGAGCAGAAGTTGCAATTCAATCTCCATCTCAGCATGTTTATCCTTGGCAGCTTGATAGACTTCAGCCACTTCCAAATATTCCGGAGACTCCAGCAATTCAGTTCGTTTCGCTTTGCGCTGAGCATCGTTTTTGAGGTCAGCATCAAAGGCGATCGCACTGTCAATCTTTGCAGTGAGCCGAGTTAGCTGCTCTTGCAATCGGCGCACAGTTCGTTCAGCCAGGAGTAGTTGGAATTGGGACTGAGCGATCGCTTCTGGATAGTTGGAAAGATTCATGTTGGTCACCATTTGAAATTGCAAATCCAGCAGAGGCGTGGGGTGTTCTTCTGGCGCTTGAGTTGACGCTCTAGAGAGCGATCGCCAATCCATTCGCGTGCAACGATGAAGCCGATATCACGTTCTTTTGCCACTTGGCACAACCGTGAACCGTGACCTCGTTCGTGCTGTGTAATGCGGTTCTCGATGTTGTCGCTATAGCCGAGATAATGCTGTGCGGTGTGGCGATCGCTGATGGGTCGATCGAAGTGGAGGAGGTAGCAGCCTTGCATCTACTACCTCCCTGACCCACGGTGGAAGCAGAGGGCAGCGGTGGAAGCTGCCCAGATGATTGGGTTCATCTGAGCAGTTCCTACTAGCTAGCGATCGGAACCAGGTGAATCTTCATACCGTTTTGGCGAAGGTGCTCACTCTGCTGAGCGAATACCTCCTTCATGAATCCGAACTCAACTGCCATGCTTTTGACGTTTGATTGAACCAGGGCAAACAGTTCGGTCAGTTCGGTAGGGTTGTCGCCGCGATCGTTCGCCTTCAACAACTCTTGAATGTGATCGGCCAGCATGGCTAGATCGTCAAGCACCAGGTCGTCAATTAATTCGGGTTCGGGGGCGATCGCTTCTGCTTGTGTCTCAAGCAATTGGTTTAATTCAGCTTGAGCGATCGTTTGGGTGTCGAGAGTGTATGTCATATTGGTTCTAGACCTTTAATTAAGGGTTCACTCAACCCGCTCCTTCTGCCGTTCCGCCAAGTTCGATAGGAAGGAAGCGGGTTTTGGTTTGGCTGTTCTTCGCCTCACCTGAATTAAATATAACTCCAATTATTTGGATATGTCAATATTGATTGGATATTTGTGCTTTACTTGGAGTGCAAGCATTTTGTGATGTTCCAAGGAGGGATATATGCTGATTGTTGGAGTTCAACAACAGCCCGTGAAGTTAAGCTTTTCTGAGTGGCTCAAGGTGACACGCGATCGCACAGGAGTGACGCAGGCTCGATTAGCAGCAGAGTTGCAGGTCAGGCCGCAAACGATTAGCAACTGGGAGAACGGAGTATCTTCTCCGAGCCTTGATCCTGTTCAAATGCTCAAGCTCTGCACTTTGCTCAAGGTGAGCCTTGAAGAATTGGCGATTGCGTATCAAAGCGAAGGGCACGATGCCTAAATACAAAAAACCGCCCCATGTGGGACAGCAAAGCAGTTAGTAGTGTAAGTGCGTGGCTCTCGAACGGAAAACCATTTACAAGGCTAGCGTTCCCGATTCAAACAAAAGCACCCTGCCGAGGGTGCTTTTGTTTTGCGGTGGTGGGGCGATCGCTCATCCGTTTGAAATCAGATGAGAAACAGTGTCTGAGGCAAGCTGCACTAAGGTTCTTGCTTGCAGAAGCTTGCCGTCACTGCTGCATTCATAGAGTCCGAGCTTTTCATTTTTGCTGGCCTCTGAAACGCCGAAAGGCTGAAATATCTTGTTAAATCCAGCTACCGATATGTTTGAGCCTTGCCAAGTCATCCGTACCTCCTTACTTTTTGCTTTGCTGTGGTGGGGCGATCGCCGCCCAATCAAGACATTGAGGCTGTGGCTTTTCCACAGGATGAACTGAGCAGGGATTAGCTAGATAGTCGATCGCCGCCACGCTGAAATACTTGCAGTTAAAGCATTCTGCACATTCCTCAATCTCTTCGCGATCGCTGTAATGGCGGATCGCCAGACAACCGCCTACCAGCACCCAGGTCAGGCTAAGTCCCGTTGCGGTAGCTGAGGTCTGAACCACTCCAATAATTTGACCTTCCCGATGGTCGCTGATAAAAGGGCTGGCAACAAACAGGGTACTGGTGGATAGCAAGGTTGCAGCCAAAGCACTCAGAAAGGTTGAAGCAGCGGCGCAGCAGTTAGCGCCAATGAGCTTTTCTGCAATGGTTCTTTTGGGGTCGGTCATGAATCAGTCCTTATCGATCTATCTGGTTTCTTCAACCTGAAATTTGGCGAGCAAGCTATCAATGTATTTAGAAATTTCCTGCCGCTTCCTGCCGCTGGTTACTCCCATGTGTTGCTCAATAAATCTGGTTCGCCCCATGCCTTTGCTGAGCGTCAAAAACAATCCGAGAAAACTCCGCTCGCTCAGGCCAGCCCAATTTTGTCCCAATTCTTGAATCAACCCTAAAACGGGTTTGTCCACCAGTCCATGCGGGTTGTCCGGGTTTTGTCCAGCGCTTGTCCCGGTTTTGTCCGGGTTTTGTCCATCTCTGTCCGGTGTTTGTCTTGACCCATTTGAGCTGGTCAGTTCAGGGAATCGAGTTAACATCCAAACCACTGGATCTGGATGCCCATACTCATTAGTTTCGGTGAGAATCCATGATGGCAACTCCCATCGGTCTTCTCTACCGTTTCGATCGATCAGATATTTGCCAGTGGGCGATCGCTCACCCATTTCGTCTTCAGTGTGAACGGCAAAGATGCCAACACGACCACTGCGCCAGGTCGCATCCATGCCTTTCAACCCATGAGCGCCGGAGGTGTCATTTTGGCTGATGCCGATGAAACCTATGCCGCTCTTTGGTCCTTTCATCAGCACAGCGGTGAGCAGCTTCTGCAAATCGATTTCGTATTGGCTAGCAGCGGCCAGCATTTCGTCAAAAATGACAGACTGATGCTTTAAAGAATGTTTTGAGGCGGATTCAATAGCACGGGTCATCCGGTCAACACCCTGAGAGTAAGCTCGAAAGTTGCTGGCTACCTCGCTCCAGGCAATTCGTTTGGGGTAATCATCGTCGGTGCTAAAATAGCCAACCTGATGATCTAAGGCTAACCGGGCGATCGCCAGCATCAAGGCAGCGGTTGTTTTCCCGCTTTGGGACGCGCCATAAAACCAGACAAACGGATGGTGGATTAGCGACCCAAGCGGGAAACCGTCACGACCTAGCACCGTGAGCAGATCCACCATCCGCGCCCTGGGGTCAGGGTTGGATAAGTCAGGCTCCATTGAGCGCTGCTCATCGCTATCATCTGGCTCATCATTGGCAGGTAGGTCAATCGACCTTTCTTCTGACTCTGATCCAACGGCTTGATTGGTGAAGGCAGACGGAGTAAGCGTTGCAGGTTCAAGCAATTTATTTAATGACTCCTTCCGCTGAGGCTTAGGCTTCTCCTGACGCTGCCTCCAAAGGTTGAGCAACGCCTCTGCATCGGGCGATAGCCGCAACCCTTTCTTCTCCGCCCATATCAACTGCGCGATCGCAGTCTCGTCGCCATACTGTTCGCAATACTCGCCTAGCGAATGACCTTCTAACTCATGAGCAACGCAGCCATACTGCTGGATGGCTGTCTGACTCTCGCTCATTTCTTTGTTCCGTCGCCAAGCAGTGTGGATGCCGATGATAGCAGGCGGCAAGAATGCGAAACCTGTTCCAGTAACTGCCGCGAGGGCAACCCCCGCAACAATGCCACTCACCCCAATCAATCCAGTGTGGGTGCCCTTAGCGGCTTTGAGGTAAGCATGCTCGATCCATTGTTCATCTGTCAGTTTTGCTGATTCCATAGAGAATTTCATACGTCAGCACCTTCTAGCGGTGAGCCTTGAGATGGGTGATTAGGTTGGACAAGCCGAACATCACTTTGACCAGGAACTCGACGCAGTACAGGCAGAAGCCGATCGCTGCCACGTTACCCCAGTTGATTTGATTCCACTGCCCGGTCATCAGGACTAACCACGCTCTATCAAACCCACCTTCAATTGGCGGGTAAATGGTGCTAACAACGCAGAAGTCGAGAATGTACGCAAAGCAGGCGGCATTCCTGGCTGTTGCAACCGTTTGCAGTGGTAAGCGGTTGTAGACTTTTTTCAAGGATTGAAGCAACGGGTCTTCCCAGGGGCGAACGCTATATTTTCTGCCGGACTCAGCATCATTGATGATGCCTTGCATCAAAATTCGGTTGCGTTCAACAAAGACTGGAGCCGTCTCGCAAATCTGGATGAATAGCCAAAGAATTGCTCCCAAGAGCCAGAAGATGATGCTCAAAGGAATGCCAGCCAGCCAAGCGACTACTCCACTAGTCGGGACAACTCCAGTCAGGCCGACGAGATACTCAACGGCTCTACTGTAGGGGAAGATGTTCAACCAGCAAAAGAATAGTGCAATGAGTGCGGCTGTCCAATATAGGAGACTGAAGATCCAGGTGTCTTTTAACGCGGAAAGCCATCGTCGGCCCTGCCATTTGCCGCTGCTGCTATCCGCTGGCTCTTGCCAGTTAGATTGCGGTGCCTGGTAGTCCTCTTCATGCCGTCTGGTTCTGGATTGATAGGCCATTAGTTAGTTCCTCACGGGGTTTGAGTAAGTGCCTTCTGCAAACTGGCGTTGCTCTGCTTCTCGAACGATCGCCTTGTTGCCTGTATAGGCAGGCAGGCTGATTTTGCTGTTGCCATCTAGGATTGCAGTGTTGCCGTTAGCGTCGCAGACCACCGTGCCAGGTGGCAGTGGTGAGCCATCGACCGGATCGACCACGCGTGCCCCAACGGCAACATTGGCGTATTGATTGGGAGTGTCTGCAAAGTAAATGAACATACAGCCTGCGACGTATCGCCCTTCGGCGATCGCGGCCTGCTGTTCAGCGAAAAGGGTGGAAGCTTCTGCCTCGGCGCTCAAAGCCGCATTGGCTTTGATTTGCTGCGCTCGAACTTCAGACGCTTTCATGTTTTCGAGAATGTTTTGATGGTTCATTGCTGCGATCGCTGCCGTGGCCACCAATGCGAGGGAAAGCATGGGATTTCGCTGCGCCCAGTTTTTACGGCTGGTATTGGACTGGAGTTCTTGGAATAAGCTCATCAGGCGAACACTCCTTGCTGAACCTGAGCAATGAGGGCAGCGAGTAGATCAAGGAGGTCGCGTTCGGGCAGATCGAAGATATCGATTAAGGCTTCATCCAGGCCAACAGCCTTCAGTTCGTCCTCGACTACGTACTGGAGCGGGAATTCGACGTACTGTTCGGGCGACAGATATAATTCCAGTTCGTCTGTCGCTAGCACAGAACCGATCGCCCCGACCAGTGTGAGCTTGCAGCGTTTGGTCATCTTTTGGAAGGTGGAGCCAAACTCCTGGGTCAATCCTTCACAAATTTCTGTGTAGGTAGGGCTTTCTGGATAAGTAGCGTTTTCTGGCATGTTGGAATCCTCTTGGCTATATGGGCTGGATTGAATAGCTGGACCGGAATTCCAGTCCGGAATTCCGGACTGGGTTAGCGACTGGAATAACGATTGAGCAAAGCCATGTAGTTGGCTTTAGTAATGCGCCGCCTGCCGCCATCGGGCAAAAGGGCGTAATAGATGCGATTCTTTCCGGTTTCTCCGTTGTTGGTTATTCCGCAGCATTCATTTGCTGCAACTCGTTTCAGTGCCATTGTTTTGTGAGCATAAAGGGCTGTTGAAGAGATGCCATGCGGTGAGGACGGAACCCACCAGCATGGCGAGGACGAGCGCTTTGCAGATCAGGAACCCGTTAGATTCCGCTGGATTGGGATTCCGGGAAGCGCGAAAAAATCCCCAAACTCCACCTCAAATACCTGTGAATCTGCGATTTGCTCTGGCTTTTCATACTGGCGATCGAGGTTTTCGATCTTTTCCACAGCAGCGGCAAAGATGCGAGCTTTGGTTGTGCGATGCAGCTCAACCAACACGTCAGAGGCTTGCTCCACGTAGCGCTGATTTGCCTGAATTGCACCTGCCAGCTCTTGATTTAGTTCGGCAGTTTGCTGGTGAAATCGGTTGGCAGTAATACGCGTGTTGTCGGCATAGACACGAGCAATCTCTCCGGTTTCAACAGGCTGAAATGCTTTATCAGTCTGCTTTTGGCTAGGGTGAATTGGTCGCTTAATCTGCTGCTTTTGGTTGTTTAGAACAGCTTGCTCTTCGGGGGTTAAATTGCTGTGTTCAGTCATTGGGGTACCTTTCAGGGTGTTGATTAAGGTCTTTAAGTAGCGCAGTTTTTGCTCGCTCAAGGGAGCGATCGCGCTTTAGGTGATTGGCAATAAAGAGGAACTTAGCGACATCGCGCTTGCCATATAGCGGCTTACGTTGCACCAGACAGAAGGGGAGCCACTCATAAAACTGGGAGACGCTTAACTCGCGATCAGCCCATATCAGTAGCTCTCGCCTAACGTCATCTCTGGTGTAGTCCTCTAGTAGTTGTGCTGTGGGCATTTCAGGCTCTCGGCTGAATGTCACCGGAATCTCAAGCAATTCTGATCAGATTCGGGTGACATTCCGGATACATGCAAAATAGCACATTTTTAGTAGCTGTAAAGCTACTAGATAGTAGCTAGCTAAAGTTTTTAAGCTGAATAGTAGCCAAACGGCTGTTAGTTCTTACGATGGAAAGGAAGCAACAACGGAGCGTATGTGAGCAAGCGCGTATTTTTAACCTTGCCTGACGGCGTAGCTGCCGACTTGAAGCGATGGGCTGATAGCGAAAGCAATAATTCTGCTGGATTGGCAGGTTTCCTGGTAGAGCAAGCGGTGCGCCAGGCGAAGGAGGAGGGCAAGATTCCTCCACCTCCTGGTGGGTCACCACTACCGGAATACAAATCCCTATCTCAGCTAGTTATGCACAACCTCAGCAAGCTAGCCGAGTCAGGCAAGCTACCACAAAAGCGGCTGAAGGAGCTGATGGACGGCGATCGCCCCACAGAAGTCGAAGTTTTGCGGATTGCTCTGTTACTGGAGTTGACCGAAGAGTACGTTTCAGACCTGCCAATCAATGGAGGAGTGAATGGCGACAAAACAAAAACTGGAACTAAATGATTACTTGCCAAGCAATTGGCAAGTTCTACCAACAGCTAATGGCGTTCGCCTGGTGGCACCTAACGGTATGGATGCTCAGTTCTTCTATGAAGGAGCAAGAGAGTATTTAAAGCTTTCGGCGCAAACTCTTGGCTCAATCGAATTGCTCTGGGATGGCTGCGCTCAGCCAATCAAGGTGGAAGGCATGGCTAGCGCTAAGTCACCAAGCATCGACAGCTACGCTCCCTCTAAAATCAGCCCTGATGCTAACCATGAGGCGGTGGCAGACTTCATCAAAGGCAAAAAAGCTGAAGGGCTAATTGTCACCATTACCAGCATGGTGAGCGATAAATGTTTACTGGTTAACGATCTTCAGGTATTCGATCGCGGCGGTGGCTGGACCGGCGATGACTGGATTGGATTGGATTTCAAAAAGCTATGGCGAGACTCGTTTCAGATTGGCAAGACCAACTACTACGGGCAGCTCGTTCAAGCAATTGAACGCGATCGCGGTATTTCAGATTTTCACTATCACATCCGCCGCCCGTCCGGAGCGCTGGCAGAATATAGCAGCAGCTACCACTTTGTAGAAAACTTTTTGGAAGTGCCCGTCAGGATTGCAGTATCCAAGGTGGGTGACTGGAGAGTTATTGAGAGTGCAACTGACGGCAGTGAAACGATCTAGATCAAATCCGCAACCGTTGCGGATTTGGAAGAGTCGATCGCCCCTACCTCTTCTTGCTACTCTTTACCCGTCGCCACGCCCAACGCAGCGGCCAGGTGACAAGCCAGAGCAACCAAAGGACGATCGCAACATCATAACGGCGGGTAAATCGATGCATGAAGTCTCCTGATTTCGCTGGGTTCAGCGTGCCCAAATTCGCAATGGGGCACAATGGAAACAACTGTTCTACGACAGCCAGCGGCGGTTGCTCTTCCAAGGGGTAGCAGCCGCTTTTGCGTTAGATGGAGCTGGCGGTTGGGGACTTTAAACCAGAACCCCTTGGAAGAAACAACATGACAACACAACCATCTGGACAACCCAACTCTCAGAACCCAACATTGATGGAGCTGCGATCGCTACGGCGTGAGTTTGCAGAACTCAAATCAGAAGTAACTGGATTACGTGCAGACCTCAATAACAAGAAACCGCTTGACATCACAGACCAGGTAGCGAAGGGTGTCGTGGTTGCAGGTTTCTTCTGGATTGTGATGGCTGCGTTCTTTCAGGCTTGTATGTCTCTCTAGCGTGGTGAGCGGTCGAACAGGCTGAACCAAACAACTGAAGACGGAAGAAGTCAGTAACCCTAGCTACTCCAGCTAGGGTTACTGACTCGATCTTTAGAGCATCCAACTATGTTCAGGGCAGTAAGCATTGATGGCGGCTACATTAATTGCTGCAAGAAGTGAAGCAGGCACATCGCTAGCGGCCTGTTGTCGTAATACAACCTGCAAAGAGCCATGTGCTTGAACGGTTGGGCAAATCATACGTGCATACGAAACGATCGTTGCAGGTTCAACAGATCTAGCAGACTCTAATACTCTTGGGTAATCTGCTCCAATGCCTGAGAAAATAGCCCAAAACTGCTCGTCCAAAACACCAGAAGCAGTAACAGGAGCGGCAGCAACAGGCTGTGAATAGCCGCTAGTTGATGGTGTTGTGGTTTGAGGTCTTGCACTTTCAACCGATGCAAGTGCTCTATCCCAATCAAACGATTGTCCCGATGCTTGTTGAGAAGATGGTTGAATGACAGTGGATGTTGATTGGCATCTCGGATCGCTGCTTCGAGCGTATTCCACCCTGGAAGCTCGGTAACCATCTAACTGGCTGCGATAAGCAACGAGCTGTTGGCGATAATCTGGAGTAATTTCGGCAGAACCAATTAGTTGTTGTATGGCAGCTATGGCATTATTCCAATCACTCGCACAGACAGAATTTTGCAGTTGAGACTGTAATTGTTGGACGTTGCTGACTTGAGCGATCGCAGGCGACATAATTGCTACGGCAAGAGATGCTACAGCAGCGGGCAGAGCACAAACCTTCAGCATATTGAAGAGGAAGAAAACGCTATACGCTCAACGTGCCCGAGACCTATGAACCTAAAACGCAACAAGAGTAAAGCTTGAATAAAGCCTTAGTTTCTCCCACGATCGGGTGATATTTCGGTGTTTCCAACTGACACAGTGACATCACTTAAAGCTGATTTGTTACCTTAGCAAATGCATCCGTCAACATCAGGGATGCACATGAAATTGACTCGGATTGAATACCGAAACTGGATAATTTTGGTTTTGCCTGTCGGAAGTAGGTGGAGGTTTTCATGCTCTCCTCCCAGCGGAGGAAGCATTACAGACAACAAGATTTATCAAGACCTTCATATCACCTGCGCGATCGCCAAAGCCCTTGTAGATCGCATCATTATTCGATGTGAAATAACAGGACTGCTTGACACTTGGCTGGAGTCAGGTCAAATTGCCACGGGGCAGTACTTTGAAATTAGTCGCTTGATATCAGCACTAGTTAAGTCACAGCTTTCCGTTCATCTAGAAGACGATCAAACACGACCCTCGCCACCTCCGAAAAATCATCCCGACCCATCGCTCTGATTTCTTGCAGGACTTCATCTAGTAACTTTTGCGGCTGCACCGGGATGTCATCCAAATATGACTCCAATTCCACTGGAGTCATATTTAGGACGGGTGCAATAGATTCTCTTGTTTCTTGGCTTGGATAGGTCACCGCATCAAGATAAGCCAATGCACTTGGCTGACTTACACCTAATCTCCGAGCGAGTTGCCGCCCCGACAAATTATTTTCTTGCATGTATCGGATCAGCAGCGCTGCGAGCCGATCTTTTTTTGCCTGAAGCCTAGACAAGCTTTAATCCAAACGCCCTTACGAGCATCTAATCACGCATATAACAGGTGGTTGTTACAAGATTTGATGAAAGGTTATTGTGATCGTTTTGATAGCAGGAAGCTATAATCCAATTGAAAGAGCTTTTGCGTTCAGGTGTAAAAACATCATGCCTAGGCTGAAACCGTTGAAACCGCTGAGAGTGCGGCGAACCGTTTACATTCTTGACTCTGTGGATAAAGCGCTAGGTCACACCTCTATTGAGGTCGGCCAGGACAAGAGCGATCTAGTGACCGAAGCACTGCGCCAATATCTACCTAAAATCTCCAACCTGCCCGTTGTGCTTGAGCTTCTCGAAAGAGATCGACAAATCGCCTCATAGCAAGACCGCCCCAGTTGCAGGACTGGAGCGGTTTTTGAATATTTCTGAATAAGGCGAGAAAGCCGCCAAAAGTTTCTCAGACCGTAACGGCTCTCTCAGACCTCTAGTTATCCCGTGCCCATTAGCGAGATACCACCCAACAGGCAAAACCTGCCGAAAGAAGTACACCCGGTGATCAACAGCCGCCCCGCCTTGAAAGTGTGACGGCTGTTGTCTGCCCTAACGGACAACAAAATGTTTCACATAACTACAAGCATACCAGCCCCAAATCCGGACTGTCAGCCACAAGCGACACTTCTGCCCTTAAACAATTCTCTCTCTAGAGGAAGAATGACTGTCGGAGGTGCGGCATGAACGCCATCGACCTGCTTGGCACCTGGGGCAAACTCGAACCTGACCAATATAAAGCCTGGGTTGAGCGTTCTCAGGGGATGGACGATCGCGCCGCCCAAGCCGAACTACTCCAAACCCTGCTGGAGGCGATCGCCTCCAGCGAAAGTGCCAGAGTGCGCCTTGAAAATTCGTCCCAAGGGTGGCACGCCACCCTTGGGAAACGGCTTCCAGATTCAAACAGCTTCCAGTTTTTAGTATTTGCCAAAGATCCTGATCCTGCCCTGGCACTGCTAACGGCCTGGGTTGAGTTCCTGGAGAAAGCAGCGATTGCCTCGGAGGTAGCCCAATGACCTCTACCACTCGTTTCACTACTGAACTCGATCGCATTGACCTTCAAGCCATCAAACCGGATCACATCACCGTCAAGCACTGGAATGAGTGGTGTGTAGAAAGCGCTGTCGATCCAGACATCACACGGCTCAACATCCGCAGTATCAGCGATTTAGAAGTTGACCCCGTCACCCGTGAGGTGTCTACACCAATCGCCGATCTGCTCAATTGGCGATATACCCGCTTTGGGCAACGTGCCAAAACAAATTTAGAGGGCTGGCTCTGCCAGGGAGTTGACCCTCTAAATAACTGCCAGCCGATGGATTGGGTCAGGTTCAAACCCAACCTCCCATTGCTGGACGAAAACGGCAAACCTAAAAGATATCTTGCCCCCAAAAACGTGTCGAGCCGCGCTACGTTCTTGCGGGTGAGCTGGAAAGCTGGCCTTAAAATCGCGAGGAGCTTAGGACATGAAGAAGTCTACGTCAAACGGATTTTGCAAGCGCACCAGGGCAGCGAAGCAGAAACGCAGAGCCGAGAAACGCATCCAGCAATTGAAGAGATCGGGAATTTCAGCGACGCTGTGTTACATTCCGGAGCTGGACGAGTGGCATCCTCAGTGCTACCTGCGGGATCTGCCCTCCAGCATGAAGACCCAGATTTTTGGGAATGGGTTTTTACAAACGGACTCCCAATCACCCTGACTGAAGGCGAAAAGAAGGCTGGCTGTTTGCTTACGCAAGGGGTGGTCGCGATCGCCCTCCCTGGTATCACAATGGGCGCTCGCAGTAAAGATGAGCATGGCAACCCATGCCTGCCCCGACTGATTCCAGAGTTAGAGCATTTCGCCACCAAAGACCGAGAATGGCTTATCTGCTTCGACTATGAGACCAAGGCAAAAACCGCATGGGCGGTTCGACGTGAAACAGAAAAGCTGTGCCGCTTAGCCCAACTGGCAGGCTGCACAGCCAAAGTTGTGCCCCTACCCGGCCCCGAAAAAGGCGTTGATGATTTCATCGTGGCACAGGGCGCAGAGGCGTTTAGATCCTGTTATGAAGCGGCTCTACCGCACGAAGTCTGGCAGATTGAGCATTACACCAAGCTCAGCCATACTCCCACCCTGGAACTCAATCAACGATACCTGGGGGCAATGTGCCTGCTGAACAACCCCAAACTGCTAGCCATTAAGTCACCAAAGGGCACTGGCAAGACAGAAAGTTTCGTTGAGTTAGTTTCTGAAGCAGTTCAAACCGGGCAGCGGGTTCTACTGCTCACCCACCGCACTCAACTAGGACAGGCCATCTGCGATCGCATTGGAATCGATTTCGTATCGGAAATTCGCGTTTCCGAGACCCGTGGACTGCTCGGCTATGGACTCTGCCTGGACTCCCTGCATCCAGGCTCTCAGGCGCGGTTTGACGCTGAACACTGGAATGATGCCATCGTCATCATTGACGAATGTGAGCAGGTCTTCTGGCATCTGTTCTCCGCTGAAACTGAAATCAGCAAACACCGCATTGCCGTCTTACGCCAACTCCGCCAACTGCTCATCAACACACTGGAGAGCGATCGCGGAATGGTCATCCTATCCGATGCTGACCTATCCGATCTGAGTATCGAGTTTGTTCAGAAACATACCGAAATCAGGACTGCCCCCTACTTAATCGTCAACCATTGGAGACCCGGATCTGAGCAAAGCTGGGAGATCTACCACTACAGCCAGACCGAACCAACCGAATGGTACAACTCCCTGGTTGGTGCGATCGCTCAGGGTGGACACCACTTTGTCTGCACCCACTCCCAAAGAACGAAGAGCCGCTGGAGTACCTGCACAATGGAGTCTCACCTCCGCAGGCGGTTTCCAGACAAGCGAATCCTCCGGATTGATAGCAAGAGCATCGGCGACAAAACACACCCAGCCTACGGTTGCATTAGCCGACTGAATGAAATCGTAGGCAACTACGACATAATTCTCGCCTCTCCCAGTATCGAAACCGGGGTCAGCGTTGATATTAAGGGGCACTTCACAGCAGTCTGGGGCTGCTTTCAGGGCTGCACCCCAGAAAATACCGTAAGACAATCCCTGGCACGGGTAAGAGAACCCGTTGAGCGGCACATCTGGATCGCCAAACACGGACTTGGCAAAGTGGGCAGTGGTGCCACCTCGCCACAAGCGCTGCTGAAATCTCAGCAAAAGATGGCGCAAGCCAGTTTAAAGCTGGTAGATCTCGATTTTGACTCAACAACAGGCGAATTCTTCAGCCACCATGCCGCCCTCAACACTTGGGCAAAAATGGCCGCCCGAATCAACATTGGTATGATTCGCTACCGAGAAGTGGTGCTCTACGGACTTCGGGGGGAGGGACACCAAATCTTTGAATTCGGCTGGAAGGTCGATCGCTCCGAGCTAAAGGAAGAGATCACAGCTGTTCGAGATGAGGAGTATTTAAAGGAGCGGGAGGCCATCACTACTGCCGATGAGATCACCCCCAGCCAATACGAAACCCTTAAATCTCAGAAAAATAAAAGAATGGAGGAGTGGCATAAAGAGCGAAAACATAAGCTGCAACAGCGCTACGGGTCAGAAGTCACACCAGAACTAATCGAGAAGGACGACAAGGGCTGGCACCCCCAGATCCGGCTCCACTACTATCTGGTGTATGGCCGCCAATTCCTCAAAGACCGCGATCGGGCTGTTGTGGATGCGGCTGTGCAAAGCCATGAAATCTGGCTACCGTCCCTAAATCACGCTCAACTTGGCGTTCAAATTGGGGCATTGGAGTTTTTGGGGATTCCACAACTACTAGACCCAAATCGGGAATTCCGCTGCACCGATGCTGACTTAATCGAATTTGCCAAAAAAGCGAAGGCACACGCCTACGACCTGAAAACCGTTCTCAATGTCACGATTTCTCAAAAAGATACGCCGATTGCGATCGTGCAAACACTGTTGGGCAAGATTGGGCAGCGGCTTACCTATGACCGGAGGGAGGGGTCAAGGGGCAATCGCGTCCGGGTCTATCTGTATCGTCCAGCCAGAGACGGCAGGGACGAGGTTTACTTGCGCTGGATAGAGCGTGACCAGATTAAAAGTCAATCAGCGGTGTCCAGCCCCGGTATAGATCAAATAACAGCGTAGGTGGACACAGAACATGAACACCACCCTACCGCCCTGGCTTCAATCCAACTGCCCCGCATACCACAGGCCGACTGGCACTCTGTTCATCGCCAGCAGGCTAGTCCGCTGCCCCACCACGGGCGAATACCTCCTGATGGATGCCCCCAGAGGGTGCAAAGGCAACAGCTATCGCCTCAGCGAGTGTTGCGAACCCACCATCAAGCATCTATACGCTGGCTTGATGGTGGTCAACGGCAAGGCGCTGAGCGTGAGCGTCGATCGCAACCTCATCACCATTGCCGACGGGCAGCGCCGCATCGGTGTGCGAATTCCTGAGCAATCTCCTGAAACTGAGGATTTGAAGGCGATCGCCCAAAACTTCGCCCAATTCTTCAATGGCAAAATTATTGAGGAGGTGACCTGATGCCGATGGATCGTCGTCGCTATCCCAAGGCATGGGAGTCGATCGCCCTCCAGATCAAAACTGCCGCCAACTGGACATGCGAAGCCTGTAACCGTCCATGTCGGCGACCTGGCGAGTTGGATGCCGAACTGGTTGAACGCATCGAAACAGACCATTCCGCATGGGCGAAAGACCTATACGAATGGCAAGAAACTGAGGAATTTGGGGCGATCGAAATCCCAAAGCTCACCCGATTCACGCTGACGACTGCCCATCCAAACCACGACCCGGAGAACCCAGACGCTGAGCTGAAAGCGTGGTGCTCTCCATGCCATTGTCGCTACGACCTCAAAGCAATGGGGACTAAGAAACGGCTGAAGTTGGAGCGTAGCGGCCAACTCACGATTGATTTGATAGGCATCACTGACCCAATACCAGCAGGGCAGGGCAAAGATCCGACACGAATTCAATTACCCCTTCGCGAAGAATTAGGAGGCTTATGAAAGCACACAATCAACTTGTCGGGAGGGCTTCGTAATGGTCGCTTCCGCTGAAAAGGATATTCGTAAAAAGTTTTCCGTTGGCGCGACGTTGCTCGACAGGAACGGGAGAGTGGGGAAGGTGACAAAACACATCAGTAGCGCCCTGCTCGAAATTAGCTGGCAGGGTGAGGCTCCCACCAAGCATCATCGGGATTCGATCACATCTCTAGATGTCCGTGAAATCGAACAACTCAGCGCGGATGAACAGGGTGAGGCTCCCGAAGTGGCTCCTATTCAAAAATTCCGAAGAGACGATCGCGTCTTCCCGTCCAAACCCGTCGAGGTCAGCGCCGTTGCCGTTTACCAGGGCGAAGCTTACTACAGCGAAGGCAAGCAAGGCGCATGGCGCACCGCTACTCCAGACGACATCAAAAACCTAAAAAAGGGCGATCGCGTCTCAATAGCCAACCAAAACTGGGTCTACACCTATGTGCGATGGGATTCAGTTGAGGCTGAAGCTGTAGTGAAATTTGTGGGCTACAACTTTCGCACCCGGATTCCGGTGGCAAAACTTCAGGTGGAGGGGTTGAAAACGCCTGAACCAGAGACTTTTCATGACAACGATGTCGCTGAGGGCGAGGTGATCGCCCTTGCTGAACCTAGCAAAGTTCCGGAAGAGGAGCCGCCTGGGGATATTAACGCTGCTTTGCTGGCAGCACTAAAAAGCGATAAGTGGAAGGAATTTCAGGATCAAGGAGCTAGCGATGAGCAATTGAAGTGGGCGATCGCTGACCATTTTGGGATTGAAGTAGGCAGCTCTAGCCCACACTGGTGGCGCGCCAAAGGCGGTAAAAATCCCAGGTTTTGGAACCGATCATCGTCCCAGGGTAAGCCTGATTTGCAAGGCAAAGCGCTGGTGGCGCGAGTGAGGGAGTTGCTAGGGATTCCTAAATTAAGCGATCGCCCTGCCACAGTTGAAGACCCTGTATCCTCTCTAGAGCCAATTCATCAACAGATTGCGCGACTAGCAACTGTTCCCTCTAACTGTCACGGCGACGAACTTGCGCTACGTCAAGGCTGGAAGCTTGATTTGCAAGGTAAAGCGCCAGTGGGAGCGATCGCTACCGATAATAAGCCCCTAACTATTATTGAAAGCCCTACTGAATCGATAACAAGGCTTGATGCCCTCGCCACCGAAATCAACGCCCTCTACGGACAGTTAGAGGAAGCGGAGGAAGTCGCCAGCAGCGCCGCCCGTAGCGCTCTCACCTTTGCCCGTGAGATGGGGCAAAAGCTGCTAGAGGCTAAGAAACAATGTGGGCACGGCAACTGGGAGGAATGGCGCAAACAACTCGTTTCATCCCGCTCTGGCAAGCCGCTCCCCAGCTCCACGGCCAGCCTCTACCAGCGCATCGCCAAACGTTGGGAGGAGGTTGAGCAGGCCGAAACCCTTAGAGATGCGGCTGCACTGCTGAAGAGCGATCGCCAACTCTCATCATCTGTAAATAAATCCACTTCCAAATCCGCAACGGAAGTGTCGATGGTTGCGGATTTGAAGAAAGAGGTGGTGCCAGCCGAGCAAATCGTCAGCGTCACTCACTCCGGCTGGATACAAACCAAAGAAGGGCGATCGCTAAACCCTGAACACTACGAACCGGAACAACCGCTGGTCTGCAAACCCTCTATCACACCGGAGGAGTTTAACCGAGAGATGACAGCAGACAACTGTTTTAGCGGTTGCCATAGCTGTAGGCACCGGATGCTGGCAGGCAGCGGCGATCGCTACCGCTGCGAGATGGATGAGTTTGGTGAGGGAATCAAAACTCTCTCGCTCAAAGAAAACTGGTTTGAGCTAAACGAAGGGTGCAAAAACTACAGCGGAGGTGGCACTCAGCCCACTATGGCGATCGCCACCACTAATAGTTGCGCTGGGATGCCAGCCATTCAAAAAGCGGTTTGGGAATGGCTAAACCTCAACGGAATTGAGGCCGATGAGGTTGCTGCCAGCAACGCGGCTGATGCGATTTATGAATACCTACACGGCCAATTTCTGGAGGTTGAAGACTGATATGCATAAACTCAGAATTTTTCTATGGGCCGCACTTCATCATGAGCAGTTCCGATACTGCTATCTGATTCTGCCGATCACCATTCGGTTCTATCAGGCACAGCCACACACATGGAGGTTAGAACTCAGGCTGCAAACTTTCTCAACCTACGTTCCTTGGACTGTCCAGAGCGCCTATCTCGGAGCCAAAGGATACAAGCCTGACCTTGAAGACATCCCGTTCTAGCCGCAGCCATGCCGAACTCCAGATATGACCCCTCAGACTCCCGATACTGGGAGGAACCTGAAAGCAACGAAGACCTAGATCCAGGCTACTACTACGCTGAAGACCACTACGACGAGGACGACGATTCAATGAACACGTTAATTGAAAAACAAGCAGAAATTATCCAAACCCTTCAAGCAAAAGCGCTTGAAGATCCTTCGCCACAGACAATCGCATCATTGACCGCTGCAACATTGGCATTGAAAAACTTGCTAGAGATTAAGCAGGTAGTGGATCGCGATGGTTTGCCTACCGTTGAGGAATTGGTGGGGATTTTGGCCGATAGAAATAAGAAGGGCGATCGCAATGACTAAGCAAGGAGCAGCTTATGAATTCGGAGAAATTGTAAAAACGCCACACAACGAACTAGGGGAGGTTATTGGCATTTGGAAGGACGGTGCGCGGTGGCGTTACAGACTTAAATACCTTCACCATTGGACGGATTCGTGGTGGAAGGAAGACCAGCTTACCCGCGCCACTATTAATCAGGAACAACAGAGGATAGAGGAGGGCGATCGCCAGTGACCAAACCCAACATCGGAGAATTAAATCAACGGCTAGCCCTGCTGGAAGCTCAACAAGAATGGATCACTGCCATTCTTCAGGCGTATGGCATACAGGGAGTATGGCTCTCACCAGGTAAGGCAGCCAGCATCCTCGGAGTCACCCGCGATCGCATCATGGGCGAGATCCGCCGCGCCGAGCGGTTGAGAGCCGTCCGCAAAAGAGGGGATTGTCTATATGATGTCCATTACCGTGACGATCGAGATCCAGAAGAAGGCGTGGAGCCTGTCTGGAAAGCAAACATCATCGAATTTCGCAAACTCCTGGCAATCCCACCCGATGAACGAAAACTGCCCTAAGAACGCCGCCTCATTACCTCCTGATACACCTTCAGATAGGGTTGTTCTCCCCACCACGCCCGATATTTAGTCAGATGAGTGTCAAGGCTGTGCCCCATTGACTTAGCGAGAAAGTCTGGCGGGAAACCAAACTCAAACCCGCGCCGAGCATAACAATGGCGCAAATCATAGGGAGTGAATCCAACCTCAAGTTGGCGAAATCTTTGAGAAAGAGACATCCCTAATTGATTGTTATTTCGCCCCTCGATCTTTATGGATGGAATCTGATAATTTTGAACATCAAATTCCCAAAAGTCGGCGGGAATTGGGAAGGCGGTATGTTGTCCAGTTTTGGTTTCTTCTGGAACTTCCAACACCGCTGGCTCCTGGCCTAGTCGGTCGGTATGCACCACAAACGCTTCATGAGGGCGCAAACCATAAACGCACAAAGCATCGTAAAGCCACACCCAGCCGTAAGATTGAAATTTTTTTCTAGCCGCAGCGATGAGGCGATCGCTAGGCAGATCTCGTGGATTAACCGATCTAGACGCAGAATATCCCTTACCCATCTCCTTCAGGTCATCCGCCCCTACCAGCTCAGCAAACTCTGCCAGCAGTCGAAACGCCATTGCATATCCCTGCCTGCTTCGAGTTCCTGGATCGCTGCGCTCCAAAATAATTCGCTTCAACAGCTCCAGGCTCAACGGCTCATCTAGCGGTAGGTGACGAAACTTCAGTTCATAATCCTTGTGCCACGAATTGAGCGTGGAAGGAGTTTGTTTGGTATTGTTCCAATGATGATCTGTAAACTTCTCAACCCACTCCCCTACTGTCTCGGAGGGTTTTTGCTTGCCCTTGAGATAGGGCGTCCAGTCAAATTTCTCCTTAATTAGTTGACTTTCCATCTCCTGAGCAATGGCGAACGCCATCCGCAACCCAGCAAACGTAGCTGGCTTACCCGCACTAATCTCGTAAGATTTAGCATGACTACCGTCCCCTGGCTTTGGCGGAAATGTGCCACGAATCGATAGCCGTTTACCTCTAATGCGAATGCTGACCAACGACAAGAGTTGGTTGGTTTCGGCCAGACGCTCATCAAATCCAGTTCCCATTTGCCCAAAATTTGCCCAAAAAATAACCTCAGACAGACCTAGTTTTTGATTAAAAACCTATTCTGTCTGAGGCAAGCTTAAGGCTAAAACCTAGAAACGGAGAGGGAGGGATTCGAACCCTCGGATACCCCTAAAGGCATCAACAGATTAGCAATCTACTCAACAATTCTTCTAAGGCTTGATGCAGAAGCCTTGTGAAAATTGCCAAAAAACAAATTCCCCCATTTCTCCCCCAAATAGGGTGTTTTAAGCCCTTCACATCTGTCGCTATTCGGGGGTGTGGGGCGCTAGTCGAGCTAATTGAGCGGATCGCTCCGCCGCTCTAGGCCGGGTAAGCTTACAACAAAATTTGATGGTTGCTCTGCACATATTTGTCAGCGATCGCATTAATCAGTTCCTCCCACCTAATTTCATCGTCGTGAAAGAGGAGAAGCTGTTGAGCGAGATCGGCGGCAATGAATCGAGCGTAATGATTGGGATGCTTAAGGGTCTGAATCCCAACAAGATCGCAGAGATAAGCAAACCGAACGCGAACTCGAATGGTCTTTGTGAGGGGATCGGGAATCCTTGCCACCTCAACCAATGCAAGAATATGCGTCGGTGTCGGATGGCGACGAGCGGAAAGTGCGACATCCCAAGATGCTCTAACACTTCCCGGCTCAAGGGATCGGCGCTCTCCAGCTCCGTTAGGTGATGCCGTCCATCTAACCTGATCGCAGGTAAGGAGTAGGTCATATTGCCCTTGATAGGCTGGGATGAATCGGTAAGTGGCCGCAGCTCCCGCCACCGATCGCTTGAGTCGATGGAGAACTCCGAGATTGGATTGCCAGCTTCGTTCGACGGAGACAGTTTCTCGTTGCGATCGTCTGGCGAGTCGCTTAATCCATCGGAGTAGTCGCGTGAGCCAGTCATTGTTGTGTTGTGCCACTATCGTCGGGCATGGTTGGGCTTGAGATGGCACGATCGACCGGGGCGATCGTCTGTGCAATTTTTTCATCCAATGAGCGGGTTGGAGCAAGCCACGCGCCCGTCATAACCGTCAGGCCAAGCGAGATTTGAGCCGACGGGTCGTAGTCGGAAACCAGATTGGATTTGTGCAGGGCTTGCGCGATGATCAGCAATCCTGCTACAACCCCAAAAGACTCCACTGAGAGAAATTTACGCATTGTTCTAGGGGATAGGTTGGAGATCAAAATCGTCTGGATTGAAGCCGTGGATTTCGAGGCGCGATCGCAGCCATTCCAGCTCTTCGGCTGTGAAGTCTCCAATGCCCGCAATGCCTCGCAATCCATCACGAACATCAGCAATAGCAGTCGCGAAATCGCTCAGATGATGGGTGGTCGTCAGGGTGCCATAGAGCAAAGTGAACGCTTTATTCGCCTTTAAAGTTCGCCCCGCTCCTTCGTAGACCTTTGCCCAAGGCATCGATCGTCGCAGATCCTCAACTAGGCCATCCCAATTCTGTAAAGGCATAGGAACCGGAAGTGGAGGCAATTCCCAACTGCTCTCATTCCAGTAGTGTAGTGAGCTGGGTTGAGGCGGTTTTGCAACAACTGCCGTGCCGTCAAAATAAGCTTCTGCGGGTTCTAGCTCTTCACCTTCTGCTAAAGCAAATCCCACAGGCAGCACCTCAGGCTTGGTGTCCATCGGCGGACTTACCACCTGATTATCAGCAATGAAATACCACATATCAGCCCACCGGTAAGAGAGTTCGATTTGTTAGCAGGCCAGCGACTCCAGCTCCTTGGTGGCTGCCACCTGCCCCACCAAAGCCACCACCACCACCGCCTGCATAGCCTGTTCCCGTGCTTGTGCCAGCAGTCCCACCTGTCAGCAGAATTGTTCCTGATGGAGAATTGTTGGGCGACAGAAAAGCGCCATGCCCACCACCGCCACCGCCACCACCAAAACTGCCAGAACTGCCAGTTCCGCCAACAGCGTTGCTGCCATTGCCACCGCGCACGTCAACGGTTGAGCCTGCTTGCAGCGTGATCGAGATGAGCGATTTTACAAGCACCAACCCACCAGAACCACCTCCTGATCCGCCAAGGGTTCCAGATGACGTGCCTAGCGTTCCAACAACGGCATTGCCGCCTCTAGCGAGAATCGAGCCGGTTGATCCCAGGATGAATGCTCCAGCGCAATCAAAAATCAATGTTCCGCCCGCATCTCCCCCCTTCGAACCAGAACCGCCTGTTCCGACGGCAGTTAAGAAGATCGTGCCGTTTGCGCCGCTTGATCCAATTGGATTGAGGAAGTAGTTGTAGGCGCTACCACCAAACACCTCGCCACCCAAACCGCTGCCTAAGCCAGGGTTGGCAACAATAATTGTGTTGGCGTAGGCGAGTGTTCTTGCCCCGGCTCCTGCTAGGGATGTCGTAACATTTATCGTGCCATTGATAGTGCAGGTGCCACTGATATGGATCTTTGCGCCAGCAGAGATGGTCAGGGTGGCAGCAGATTCAATCGTGAAGTTGCGAAAGTAATACTCGCCCTGGTTAAACGTGGCGGTTGTGGTGAGCAAATAATCGCCTTGATCCCCACTCCCCCCAAAAACTCGGATTGCTTCTGCTCGGGGTAGTACCGGCTGTGCATCTCTCGGAAAAGCAGGGACGATCGCAGTAACAACGCCTGCCACCGTCGTCACTTGCGCTAGTGGTACAGACGCGACAGGACGTAGGATGGCTGTACTGACAACGCCAGTTGTGGAAATGAAGACAAAAGAGGTGCTGTTGTCAGGCAGTGCTAAAGCCCCTGGAGCAATGGTGGTGATCGCCCCGTTAGGCAGCGTGATCGCACCTCCGGTATGGTTGATGCTTAAACCGATACCAGCCGTGACCTTGAGCACGTCCCTGAACGTGCGCCATTCCTGCTTGATCTGCCCTGCCGCATTGCTCAGTTCATCGTCGGTAAGTCGAGGGTAATGCCCATCGATATCTTGGTCGTCGAAGACAAGGTTTTGGATGGCATTAAACCAAGCTGCATAAGCCCTAGAGCCATTGGCGTAGACTGTTTTCGCCATCAATCAATTCTCCATAACTCAACTTCGGTAAAGATTTCGGAAATAGTTGCTTCCCCGCACGCTCCTCCCAAACCGCTGCCTGCGAAGGCATTAAGGCAGTAATGGCGGATCTCAAAGTCGGTATTTGCAGCGATCGTAAAAGTGCCTTGCAGCAAGGAAAGGGAGGCTACTACATCAGTCGAGTTAGAGTAGCTTGGCTTGCCATCGATCGTTCGCGTCGAACTAGTTGCATTCCACAGAAAAATTCGATGAGCGTTAACCGCAATTCCGGGAGCAGACGCAAAAATGCGGTACGTGCCAGCTCTTAAGGTGAAGCGGTTTGAACTCAGGTTGGTGACATCGCCTGAGTTGGTAACAATCGAGTTCAGGGTTCGAGTCTGAATTCCTGCAAATGCTGACCCACCGTTTGTTCCTGATGCCTTACTATCCACAATTCGGGAATAGCGATGAACGCTATCTTTCACAAACTTGCAGTTCGCAACCCTCCCTCCATTCGTGGCGATCGCCACGTTCTGATCCTGATTGGGAGTAGTCGGGTTGCCCGTCAAAGCAGCATTGTTCAGCCGACTGACGATTTCTGCAACTGTAAATGCTGTTGTTGCCAGTCGGGTTGTGTTATTCCCAACGGTTTGTGTTGGAGCAGTCGGATTCCCTGTTAATGCCGCATTGGCTAGGGGTGCTAGCGTCACCAGAAAATCTCGCACCGCATTCGCACTGGGTGCCCACAGCGCTCCATCCCACCCGGCTGAATTGAAGGCCGTATCCTGCCCCCCGGTGCCCCCTGAATCACCTTTCGCGCCAGATTGCATCCAGTTTGAGTTAGCGATCGCGGGTGTTTGGCCTGCGGCTGGAGTGGCGCTAATCCAAATCCAGCTCGATCCCGCATAAGAAACGCAGTCGTCAAGCTGATAGTGAGTTGCAGCGTTATATTCCCCCAGGTACCTCGGCCCACCTCGTAATGCTGCGGCGTATTGCTGATTTGTGGTCAACAGCCGCGCCAACCGAGCGATCGCCGTATCCAGGGAATCGGTGCTAACGCCAGTGGGAATCAGCTCTGAGAAGTCAACCGATGCCAAATTCGGGACAAAAGCGTGAAAGTCAATCAGCGGATCGTTGTCTAATCCGGTTTCAGTTGCAGCATTTGTTGCCCAAAACTGGAAATGATAGGTGACTCGCGCCGTCTCACTTTCGTGCAGGTTGATGTTGAGGTTGCTAGCAGTGGCAGCGATTGCAAACTTGTACAGGCGCGGCAAGACAGTGGTGTGAGGCGTTGTGGACGAATTCACAACTGCGCTATCAGCCTGCACCCAAAGTTGACCCGCTAGAAGCTGCCCTCCAGAATCCTGAAGAGTGCCTTTAATATTGCAAAGGGACATTTGTTAAGCCTCAAAAACCGGATCACCGCAGGCGCTGAAACCCACGTAAAAAGCGTCGTAACAGACCAGCGAATCGCAAAACGCAGGGGAATAAAGCCGATTCAGCTTCTCTGCCAGCTTGAACTCGGAACTCTCCCGCAGATATTTCAGTGGCAGCAGGAGATAATAAACCCATTCCGGGCTGCCCAACGTGCCTGGTAGTTCAGAAATGCCAACCAGGAATGAAGCTCCCAGCCAAACTTCATGATCGATATCAAATAGCTCAAGCAGGTAGGCTAAGACAACCTCGCTGCCTTTGTTTGCCCAGATATCAACGCCGTCGAAGGCGTTGGCAATGAGCGATCGCTTCACCTCGTCTGACCACGCCTTATCCCAGTACTCGCCAGTGAACCCGCAGAGCAGTCTCAGGAAATCCAGCCATGCCGGATCGCAAGTCGCGGGATTGAGCTGTCGGGGCAGATCGCCAACGGTAGTTTTGGTTGCAATTAGGAGTTCATCAAAGTAGACCGTTAACCAGTCTGCGATCGGTTCTCCTTCTTCTTTGCGGTAACCCTCATTGACTCCCGGCAGGCGGCTATAGATGGGGCGACCGGATTGCCACGCTTCATAGGTGCTAGACATAGTCCTCACCCGCTCCCTTCAAGATGGCGTATTGATTGCCAATGTCATCAATCAGCGTGCAGTAAAGGCTGTGAGCCTTGGGCAGCGAGTAGGGGTAGGGCATTGGCAAGTTGGTCGTTTGCTCGTTTAGAGTCAATGCCTGTATATAGCCGATGCCCCCGGCCAGCCGCAGTGCGTACTCCACCTCTTTGTGAATCACACTGCTGCCTGTAGAGAACTTAGTTGGCGCAAGATAATCTTGGTACGCTTCCCAGAGGCGTTGCGCCACATCGGTTGGATCTTCTCCAACTCCAAGCTTTGCGACCAAATCTGCATCAACGTTGACTAGGTCGATCGAGCTGACATAGAGCGACGTGCCGATCTGCGTTCTAGGGGCGATCGCTTCATAAACCTGGCTCAACTGAGCAGAATTTGCCGCCTCTCCACTCTGGTTGAGCATAAACAAATGAACTGCCCCAAGCTGGTAGCTGATCTTGTCTCCCGATAGGAGTCCGATCGCTTTTACAACTGAGCCTTCCCCTAGAACAGCTTTGGCTTCCTGCTCATAGTCATCCGCTGTGACAATGTTGCGACGGCGAATGGCATTCAACCCACGGGCGATCGCACTCTCTTGAGACTCCTCATCCGTTCCTCCAGCGGCGGCTTCCAGATTGATGACCGAGGCCAGATAGGTCAACGGCTGGGTGAAGCGGGTGATGGTGTAGGCAGGCAGGTTGCTTGTTGTGCCGATCGCCTCTGCTGTAGCTGGTACCGTGCCGCTAATTCCACCAGGTGGGATGGTGAGCAGGGCATTGGTTGTAAAAGTAACGCGGTTGCTGCTATCAGCGACCTGAAACCCCTGAGGAATCGTATAGGGTGTCGATAGAGGCTGAGCCAGGGTGAAGGTGACATTGACAGTTGCTTTGGTTCCTAGACGACGTTCAACGCCTGCATTCCTCAAAAACGCAATGAGCAGGGCTGCGGGCAGTTTGTTGACATGCCACAACATCTCGGCGGCACAAAATCCCATCCCCTCAACAAAGACCCTCACCACGCTGCTGGTAGAGAAGTCGTTGAGCTTTCTCTCGCTGGCGTTATAGGTTCTGACTAGCGATTGTTCTACAAGCTGGCGCTCATTCCTCGGATCTAGAACCGGGTATTCAAGTGGCTGGCTATCCATGTTCTAGGGGAAGCTAATTGGCTAGTTGAAAGTTGAGTGGTGGCTGGGGTAAACCGTTCACAGTCCAGTAGATAGAGACGATCGCCGCCCCGTTTTCACCAATTCGACCAGTCACGTTGAACTCGATGTTAGAAACTTCTCGCTCTAGTGCCTGTCTAACGGTTTGTGCCGTCAGGTGAACATCAGGAACTGCATTAAACAGCAGGTCGGGGGTGCCGTACTGCGGCTGCATGATCCGTTCTAGGGGTTCTGTCTCCAAAACGGAGAGGATGTGGCAGCGAGTCAGCTCCACATCTTCTGCTAGTTTCAGCGTTCCATTTTCGATTTGAAGCGGGTATGCAATGCCCCGTTGAGTTGCCACAAATGAATCCAAGCCCTTCACCTATAGGCTTTGTCCAGTCAATCTTTCAAAAAGAGTTCTCGTTCTGCGTTCCGCCGACGAACCAGGCCAGGCAGAATACGTCCGCCAGCTTTGTTCCAGGCACGGAACTGGTCAGCGGCTGACTGATATTGCTTTTGGTTTAGCAGTCGTAAAAGGGTCGATCGCTCCAGTGCCCCAACCCCCACGTTGAAGGCAAAGCTGACCAGCGCTGCGAACTGATTGCCTGTCAGCTTGACATTAACCAGTCGCTCGACGGCACGTTCAAACCGCTCCAAATCTGCACGGAGTAATGCCTCAGCTTCGGTTTGGGTGATGGTCATGCCCATTTTGACCCCTTTTGTTGAGCCATACCCGATTGTGGGCACTCCCGCAGGGCATTTGTATGCCGCCAGCCTGCACCCTTCAAATTCTTTGATCAGGCTCAAACCAGCCTGATTGATTTGGCGTGATTTGGGGGCGATCGCTTCAACGGGCTTGCCATCAACCTCAACATGCCTACCAAACACGATCCACTCATGTCGCCCCAGAAGCGGAGTGAGCAGTACCACGCGTAAGTGCCCGTTATCGGTTGGTTCAAAGGAGTGAATTTGAAACACATCGCCTCTGGCGACAAAGACTTTCTGATCTGGGGCAAGTTGAGAGGCTTGATCCGTGGAAAATTTAAACGCTGTAGGTTCTGTGGTCTTGAGTTGCATTGTTGAGCATGAAATGAGGTCTCAACAATGGGGTTTGTCCTATAAGATTTTGTTCATCTTGCGTTTATCCAAATCTTGAATTGCAGCCCAAAGTGTTGCGATCGCCCCCTCAATTTGGGTCAGCCGAGTGGATAATGTGCTGATTTGAGTGCTTAGTGTGGCGATCTGAGCTGTTGTTGGTGAATCCGATGGTGAAGCGCTCATCAATCTCACTATCAGGTGAGAGAATGCCTGTTCACTTGGTGTTTTGCTGATTCCATCCTCCCACTGCTGCGATTTCAGCGCGGCAACATCAGCGGTCGATAGCGCTCCTTTCTGGACAAATTTATCTGTGTATTTCGTGCGAATCATCAATATCCTCTCGTTTCCAAAACGTCCCCATCGGAATCAACTGCGCCAATCGTGGCAACATCCTTGCCGTTGATGGTGACACCGCTACTGGTCAGCTCTAGGGTGTACCCTCCAACTTGAAGCTTGATGCGCTCTCCTGCTTTGATAGTCAGGCTTTTCCCTACCTCAATGGTTTGAGTTTCACCCACCGTGAGAATGTCATCTTTGCCGATTTTGAGGACGCGATCGCCTTCAATCGTCCGAGCATCATCATTGATTGGATCGTCACTCTCGCGTTCAGGGTTGGGTAGGTTGGTGATCACCCCCCCGTAAATCCCTTGATGTGGGTCTCCATTGATGAAGCGGACTTCAACTGTCATTCCTGGTTTAGGTATCTGCGGATCGTCGCTATGGCTATTGGTCGATCGCCATAGCCAGTCCGTTTCAACCTTGCCCCCGGTATGCTGAAGGGTGCATTTGATGCGCCGTTTCCCCAATGGATCATCATTGCGGGTGACAATACCTAAATAGGTGAATGGGAGCCGCCCTTTCAGGTCGTTGGCAATCTGGCTGGCTTGTTTGCCTGATCGCAGCAGTTTAAAGATTTCACTCATGTTCTGGGGGAGGATTGATGGCTGAGTGGCTAGCACTTGAGGCGATAAAAGCGGCCTTGAACCCTGTAATAACGGTTCATTTCAGAGTTTGGCGCGACCCAAGCAAAGCGGGCGCGGCTGGATGAGTTGGAGATAACCTGCGTCGCACCTGATGCCAGCACAATGCCGATGTGAGAGCCACCGTTGCCCTTCCAGACGACGATGTCTCCAGGCAGAGAAGCAGCTTCTGCTACTTGCGTTCCGCCGCCATTTTGCAAGCCTGCTTCCGCCGCCGCCACAGCATCAGAGCCGCCCCAGGGATTGCTGATTCCAGCACGCTCTAAAACGCGGTTCACGGCATAGACGCACGCTATGTTGCCATTGCCTGGGCCATTGGCCGTGCTGAATCCTTGCATTGATATTGCTGCCTGATAAAGGCGTTGAGCGCAGGGGCTGGCTGGATCAACCGTTCCACCTGCTCCAGCTTCACCGATCGCCTCTCCGATTTTGGGTGCCATTGGCGCGTAGAAGCGAATGCTGGATTTGAGACCTCCCTGCTGGTAGTCATGGCTGACGGTTTCGATCGCCCATGCTCGGTTCAAGAAATCAGCATGATGTCCCGCTGTGATAAACGGTGTGTCGGGTGTGAGTAGCAAAGCAGCAGGGGTGGTGGTAAACGTCGCTGAACCGGGAAACCCTTTGACTCGCAGCGCCGCATCTCGATTTGCACCATCGGCAACGTCGGTTTCTCCAGTTGTTCTAGGGGATAGGGGAGGCGTTGCGGCTCCGGTAGTAGCAACCGTTCCTGCTGTGGCAGTGCCCGTTGCTCCCTGATTTTCGGGTTGCTCTTCGTTGATCTGCCCCGTAAGCGGGTCAATCGTTGTTTTCAGCTCTCCGCTTGTGCTGGCGGTCGTTGGTTGTGAAGCGATCGCCCCTCCGCCCTGATCGGTTTGCGCCTGGTCGTTCACCTCGAACGAGTCCATGTTGACTCCGTATTCCAGCACAAACCCCAATGGACGGTTTTTGCGGGGTTCAATGCAAAGCTTCGGCCCCTCATCGTAAATGCGGTATCCAATACGATCGCACTCCCGCCGCAGCAGTGCGTAGTCTGAAATACCGGTTTGATCCAAATGCTCGTAAGTGGGGCCGTCCGCTTCCATCTGGAGTGTTAGACCATAAGCGTTAGCTACCCGCTGCGCGAGCTGCTTTAAAGTGAGGTTTTGATAGGTTGAGTTCTTCAGTCGCCGCGTCATTGTCCAGCGAACGCTCTGCCCCTCAAAGGTTGTGGTACTGAGATCCATCCCTTTGAATCGGGTGCCCGTGTGAATGAACGAAAACTCAGCTAGTTGGTCGGGTTCATAGCCCATCCAAATCGTGATTTGTGCCCCCTTGTCGGCAATTTCTATCAGGGTCGGTGCTTCTGTTGTTGGGGGTTGAGCGGGTGGCGATGTAGGCTGGCCTTGCATCAGCCCATCAATTTGCCCCAACCATTGCTGAGCATAGCCAGCAATCAAATCCGCGCGATCGGTGCCGTTCACCACCCGCCGAGCATTACGAAAGTCGCGTCGATTCCCGCCCACATAACGATCGAGCCTTGCGCCAGTAAAGACGCCGTTGCTCATTCCATGAACAAGGGTGTACAGAGCGATATCGGGGTCTGCTGCTCTTGTCGGATTGGAAACCAGGTCAACTCCGGTCAGTTCGCTATAGCGGGTATAGTTGCGCCGTCCGGTGATCTGCACATAGCCTCGCCCTTTAAAGCGTTGCCCATCTCCAGGCTGGGTGTTACCCAGATCGTTAACCCTTCCCTCATACGCAGCACCGCTGGCAATCTCCGTCATGAGTTGCCCCATGTTGGATTCGTGTTGAGCCGTTGCCAGAATGTAGGCAATCTGAGCGCGATCGGTTACCCCTTGGCGCAAGCATTCGCCGACGATGGCCTTTGCTGTAGCATCGCTGTTACCTCCGCCAAAGCCCGACAAACCCGCTACTGCACCCTGGTTCACGGGTGAGGGAAGCCCGGTCAACCCACCCTGATTAAAGGAAGCAGTCATATACTGATCTGCCCATTTCTGGAGCGGATCGTAAATCTCGAAATTGCAACGGCTCGATCGCTCTCCCTCTCCCAAGCTCACGCTGGCTGCCATCAAATAGCCATCGCCACTGGAGAACAGATCATTGCCAATTTTGCATTTAACGAATGGGCAAATTAGCCGCAGCCCTGCGGCATTGTTGAGGCTCTGAAGTTGTGGCATGGCTTAGGTTTGGAGCGCCCTAATACAAAAAGCTAATTAACTTGATGGCCTGGTTGAGGCTTTGCCCATTCACGCCACGGGCGAGGCTGCTCAAATCTGCTTCCCCTAGAACAGATCCAATGCGATCGCGTGCCAATCGTTCAATATCTTGCACTGACGGGATTTGCAGCTCGGTGCCGATGGGGATGTTAGAGAAGATGTCTATGCTGTTCAGATCTGCCAAATCACGCCAACGATCGACGATACCCAGTTCCCGATGGGCGATCGTTGCCAAGCTTTCTCCCAGTTCAAATCTCGCAGAACGCGCCATATACCCACTTCGTTATTAAGCCAACTCCGCCTTTAAACTCAATCATTTGGGGATTGACCCCATGCTTTCTAGCTATGGCGATCGCCGCATCCGGGTCAACAGCCAGAAACTCTATTCCATAAATCAGTCCGTACTCAGTTCCTACGATTTCAAGGGTGTGACGAAATGGCAGCGGGCGTGGAATTCGCTCGCACCATAGACGCACCTTAGTCAAGCGATTGCTCGCTAACATCGAACGTGCGCCCGTCCCATGTGCCAACTGTGCCAATTGCCTCTCCCTGCTCATCTGTGATTCTCACAGCCCCCGTCTCCCGGTCGCTCGAAAATCGATAACGGCTTGCCCTGATCCGATCTTGTAGCGCAGCCGGTAGTTTACTGAGGTTGGCCTGTAGCCAGTTTCGCGCCTCGGCTCCGGCCTCTTCGAGTTGGCGATCGGTCAAAGGGCTTGCTAACTTCTCGCCGTCACCCTCTGGTTCTGGCCGTGAGGGAGGACGCTCTTTAGGAATTTCGACCAGGGTTAGTGAAAGCCGAATGCTGGCAGGCTGTCCGTCACTAAGCCATGCTGACTCTCGCCGTTTGATGCTGGTCAGAACACATGGTCCAAACTGCCTTGAACCCCACACAAAGTAGAGTACCGGTGGGTTGAGGTTTTGAGACTGGTAGTCACGCGAAAGGAGCGATCGCAACTTGTTGATGATGGGTTGCAGGCTGCGGCGGGCAAACCAGGTCTCCAGCAGCAGGTCATTGAGTTGCAAGGTTTCCCCGTCGGTGTAATACCACTGCTGATCCTGCACGTTCGTCGCGGCGGCGGTTGCCTTGGAGTACACCGCCTGCTGGTCAAAGTTCAGCTCCTCAGGATTGGCAAGGAAGGTGAACGACGTTTGCTCACCCTGACCCGTGCCAGTAAGTTGTGATTCCAGAATCAGCGATGCCCAGATGCGATCGCCACTTTTAGGAACCTCAGGCAACTCCCCTAGAACAGCCGGATTGTTAAATGAGGTCATGTTAGGAACCCGGCCTCATACGCTTGATATTGCTCGTCCATCCGCGCCATCAGCCGATCGAGTAAAGAGTCCATATTCTCTCCAGGCTGCTGGTAGAGATTGATTTGCGGAGCGAACGTGCCACCTCCACGACCGCCCATTGATGCGGCAACTGCCCGTTGCTGACCCTGGTTCAAAATCGCTTCCGAGCTGTTGGCAACGACTAAGCGAGAGCCGCTAGGCATCCGGCGCGTTTCGGCGATCGCTGCACCCAGCAAGCTACCTAAAGAGCCGCCTGCTGCATTTCCGGCTACGCCTGCAATGGGAACCCCTCCGCCAAAGAGACCTCCCGCCACTGGAATGCGAGACATAAACCCGCCAATCGCGGCCGAAGCGCCCCCTACTCCAGACTGAATGCCCTTGGTGAGATTTCCAATTAGATCTGCCCCAGCCTGGAACATACGAGAGCCAACGTTTTGAATGGTGGCAAGGATGCTGTCTCCCATCGCTGTGACCGTCGAGATAACCCCTTCGATCGCTGAGACGACAGCCGCTTTTGTCTCCAGCCAGGTCATGCGAATGTCTAGTCCCAGGTTGACAAACAGCATCTTGATGCTCGTTACCCAACTGCCAGCGATCGCCCCAATCGAGGTGAAAATCATGCGAATATTTAGCCCTACATCGACAAACATCATTTTGATGTTCGTTATCCAACTGCCAGCGATCGCCCCAATCGAGGTGAAAATCTGAGTCAAATGGCCGGGAAGGTGAACGACTGAGCCGATAACAGAAGCAGCCATCAACCCGAATGCCTCCCCAATATTTCTGGCACCGGCTGCCGCTTCACCCTGCCCAAACCAACTGCTGATCATTTGCAGAGTCTGCTGAATCTGCTCACCAGACCAGACGATCAGCGGCATCATTTCCGTGATGATTGGCTCAACTCCAGTCTTGAAGCCTTCAGCAAAGCCAGTAAAGAATTCTTTTATGGTGGCCCAGTTTTTGTAGATGACGACTCCGATCGCGGCAATTGCGCCTAGCCCCAACAGGATGGGGGCAAACGAAATGCCTGCAACGAATCCAACCACGGTTGTGAGGGCTGGCAACAGTGGCGTAATGGCGGCAACTGCCAGCGTTGCACTGCCCACGAATGTTAGAACTCCCCCAGCAACAGCGGCGATCGCCGCTGCCATGCGAGTGACGCCAGGATGTTCAGCGGCAAAACTGGCAATTCCCTGCACCAACGGCACAAATGTGCCCACTAGAGAGTTCATGCTGGGGAGCAGTGCTCTGCCGACGTGGATTTGAATTTCCTGAAATGCATTCCTTAGCTGGGCGATGCCGTTGGCGGATGTTCCCACCCGTGCTTCAAATTCGGCCTGCATCGAGCCTGCGTACTGCGACTCATCTGCAACCATTTCCAGCGCTTTGGTTAAGCCGGTAGCATCGTTGGCTAATGTTGCCATCACCCGCGCATCACCCCCATCGCCAAACAAGCGATTGATGGCAGATGCTCTCATGGTTGGTTCCAACCGATTGAGCTGCTGAGTCAGTAGAACGATCGCTCCGGCTGCATCCTGCTGTACTGCCTGTTCCATACCTGCCGCAGAGATGCCGATATCATCCAGCGCTGCCTGGAATTTGGGCATCTGGCTGGTGGCGGTTTGCAATTTGGGCAACATGCTGGAGATCGCTGTTGCAGCAACTTCTGGGGCGTTCCCCAACGCAATAATTGAGCTGGAGAGCGCCGCAGATTCGGTGCTGCTCAGGCCAAACGATCGCGCCACACCCCCGATCCGGGTCATCGTGTTGACGATGTCCGCTGCCGTGGAGGCGCTGTTGTTGCTCAGGTGGTTGATTGCGTCTGCAACGGTTCCCGCTCCGTCAACCGAGAGTGAGAACACGTTCATCAGTTTGGCGGTAGACTCACCCGCCTGCCCTGCTGCCATATCAAAGGCAATGCCCATTTTGGCAGTCTGCTCGGTGAAGGCAGTGATGTCACCCGCTGCGATGCCGAGTTGTCCGCCTGATGCCGCGATGTTAGCCAGATCAACCGCTGTATTGGGAATCGTGCGGCTGAGTTTGAGTAAGGCGTCATCGACTTTATACGCCTGAACTTCCTCAACCCCTAGAACCTTGTTAACATCTGCCATTGCAGACTCAAAGGTCATAGCAGCATTGGCTGACATCCCCAGCGCCGCACTAATTGTTGCGCCAATTCCTGTGGTAACGGCCCCCAGCCCAACGAACTTGCCAGTGGCTTCTTTAAGAGCAGGAGTCAGCTCGTCGATCGCATCCAGGATGACGGTGACACGGTTGGTTCTAGCCATTAGCTATCCTTCTTTTCCTGGTGGAACTCCAGCCAGGTCTCAAATAGGTACAAAACTTCAGCAAGGGGCTTACGCTGAGCCTCAGAAAAGAAGCTGTTGTAATGCCCTCCACACATGGCTAGAACTGCTTTTGTCAGCTCACCGACCCGAAATACGCGTCCTTGCAGAGCAAAGACCGGATCAGACTCCGTAAAGCTGTCCGAGCTGGGTAACCGAATCGAAAAACCGAAAAAAGTCCAGGGCTGCCTTGTAGCGTCGCTGGTTTGGAACCAGTTTTGACAGCGGCATTGAAGTTAAATCTTTGTAGGTGATGCCAGGGCGATCGCCATGCTGCACGCACAAGATTTCGACCGCCTTGTAGATCAAGGCATTCATCCCGGTACTTTCTTCTCGTTGCTGCCGCTGAAGTACGAACGATTCGATTCGGGTGACGTCTTCTCCCGTCGGCTCACGAAATACACATTCTTGCCCGTCTTCCAGGAAGAAGGCGATCGAGCCGTCATCGTTCACAGAAATTTCCATCGTTGCTGATTGCTGAGGAGTAGCGATCGCATCAGCAGTGCCGTTGGTTTCAACTGGTTTAACTTTCATAGATTTCTGAGGGCAGAGGTGGCAGGTAAGAGCGATCGGTCTGCCACATCACGCGATCGCCCTCAACTATGGGAAACGTCCAATAAAAAAATCCCCGCAGTTCTGGCTGCGGGGATTTTTAGGGTTCTGAAGTTCCCTGCTACAATGCCTTTGCGAGTTTGCGGGGATTTATATGAACAAAGGTGAACTGATCGACAAGGTGGCAGAAACAGCCAGCGTTACAAAGAAGCAGGCTGATGCGGTCGTAACGGCTGCGATCGACTCCATAATGGAAGCGGTTTCGACGGGCGAAAAAGTGACGCTTGTTGGCTTCGGTTCGTTTGAATCCCGCGAGCGCAAGGAGCGTGAGGGACGGAACCCCAAAACCGGAGAAGTCATGCAAATTCCTGCAACAAAGATTCCAGCCTTTTCAGCCGGAAAGCTGTTTAAAGAGAAAGTGGCAAGTTGATTTCGCAACCGTTGCAGATTTGGGCAGGCTCCTACCCGATATCAGGCACGTTCGAGGTGATCGACGGACAATTCAACTTCCAGCATTGCCGCATCACTCGAATCCAAGTCGGCTTCCGGGTCTTTGAATTTGATAACCTGGCAGCCGTAATAGGTGCGTGGCTTACCAAACTGCGTTCTTTGTTTGTCCTGCTTGATCGACTGAACTGTGACTGACACATCCCCTGGCTCACCGTTATCCCGGTAGTTTTGCCACCAATCAACGATGGGGGCATCCTCTTCGGGATGGTAAGGTTTTGCGAGCTTCAGGTTGCCAACCTTGCTCACGCCTCGAACGGTCTTTTTCTTGCGATCGTTCGGGTCAACGTAATCACCCGTCTCAAACTCCTCTTCACCGCCAGCACACTTGCTCCAAGTGCCCTTAATGCCGGCGATCGTAATTAAATACGCACTCTTAGTAATTGGTCGAAGTACCTTTGCCATTGCTTGTTTAACCCTCTACAGAGCCTGCTGCTACCTGAACTTGCCCGATCGTTGTCCTGTAAAGCTGTATGAAGATGCGTTCGCTCACTGGGGAAGGAGCTGCCCACATTGCCGCAATAACGGCTCCGGCTTCTAGTGTGATGCCCTGATTCAGTTCGTGGTCGCATTTGACCTCATAGGCATCCTTGGGCGTTTGACCGTACAACGCCTTACCACGCCACATCAAGAAGCCAATCTGGTTCAGTGTTTCTTTGATGCGGGTGTAGTATTCGCCTTGTCCATCGACAGAGCTGAACACTTCGCTGTCAAATGCCCCGCGAGCTGTACCGGACAGCACGTTGAAAATCACGCGAGTGGTGACAAAGCGGTAATACTCACTACTGCTGCGAGTGCGAGACCCCCAGCACACCACGCCTTTGTTGGGCAGCTTGCGAATGGCGTTGATACCAAGTGGATTGCCGATTTCCTGATGAGCTTTTGTCACCTTCACGGCCACATCCTTCACTCCCTTGAGCGGGAATTTTGCCCCGGCTGGTGGTTCCTGGAAGCCTTGCTTTTTGTAGCGACGAATCGCCAAACCTGCGATCGCTGCCGATGGGGGCACTACGTTGTCTAACAGGTCAATCACATACGGGAAAAAGTAAGCTAGATGCCCCCGTTCTGAGGTGTAAAGCTGCCCTTCTGTCACGGCTTCAGCATGAGTATCGATTGTTCCGCTGGGGCCAGAATCGACGAGTGCCATCCAGTCAAACCCTTCTTTGGAGGCTAAATTCTCCATTGCGGTTGCGACAGAGGTGCGATCGCCCTGCACTGTGAGCTGGCTGAATGCCTGTGGCGCAATCAGGAAGCCCTGAGGCATTTCCTCGTCAAAGCTGTTTTGGATTGCGGCAACAAACTCCGCTGCGGTTGGGGCTGCGTCATCCACGGCTGTAATCCGGACAAAGAACAGCACCCCATTGGGGTTGTTAGCAAAGTAAAGCTTGACCGGGTTAAGACTGGCAGAGGTGCCGAAAACGTTGGTGAAGTCTTCAACGCTGACCACTTGCACTGGTTCGTTTTCCGCTCCCGTAGCAGAGCTGCCAACCATGTAGGTTGTGTTGAATGAGGACAGTTCCGTGGGGATGTATCCTGCTGTGTCTTCAGTAACGTAAACGCCTGGAGCAAGGTTGGCGTTGATATTGAGTAGTACCATTGGCAATAAAAAACCCGCTCAGGGCGGGTTGATAGGAGAAGAATTGGGTGGCCGCTTATTGGCTAGAATTTCGGCGATCGCGCTGCATTCGTCGATCGCCCGCTGTTCGATAGCCTTTTGGTCTAGGGACTGTGTACTGCCGGATCGCAGCGCGATCGCCACTCGCCAGGCGGCTAACAATTTCGGCGTATTCCCGTTGGGTAGTTCCCCTGGGAACTCGCACTAACTTTCGAGGATTTGCCGTTTCGAATATTTGTTTGTTGATGGCGGCAATCTTCGCCTCCGTCCGTCCAACCCGTCTTGGATTCAGCGATTGCTCCAGGCTTTCACGAAACAGTTGGCGTTGCCTCTCTCGGCTTTGCCTGGTTGAGCCAAGCGTTGATTCGATGACATTTTTGGCGTTTTGGCGATCGATCGCCTTTGTTGCCTGCGCCCCCAATCCCTGCAACTCGTCCATGCGAGACTGAAGTTGCCCCAGCAGACGCTTACGTTCTCGAACCGTGAACGGGACGATGTTGTTATCCCCGGTCAGGCGCTCAACGGTTTTCCCGGTGGGTTTGAATTTGCCGCCCTTCCAGCTCCCTCCTTTTGATGCCATTCTGGTTACCTTTATTGTTCTAAAGAAATATTCAGGAGGCGATCGAGCGTGTAACTGCCCGGATCAATCGGGTTTACTGGGTAGTAGGAACGGTTCAGCCCAACTTGGATTGACGTAGGTGTAAAGGGTTCTTCGGAGTCGGTTCCAGGCTGAAGCGATCCAAAATCAGCCTCAGCGTTGCTGACAAACTCAATATTGAGTTCAATTCGACCAATCAATAGCCAGTCTTTGTCTTCCCCCTCAATCCGGGCGATCGAGACGGGATTGGCGATCGAATCGATATCAAGGGTAACGATGTCGTCAAACAGGGTTTGGGGATAGGCAACCGCCTGCTCAGCCAAATAATGAATCAGGTTTTCAACCAGTTTGACAGGCAACTGTTCCTTGGCAGCTCGGGCAGTATATCGATAGAGGATGCCATACATAAAGCGGCCTGAGGCTTCAAGATATCCGTTTGCTTTGCGAACACCAAAGTCTTTGATAGGCAATTCAACCGCGCAATTGGATGGATAGCGCTGCTCATTGATGATGGTGGGCACGTTGGCAGGGACATCTAGATCCCAAGCGTCAACCCTGACCGTGCTTTCAATCCACGATCGAATTCCTGTTCTCAGTTGGCGGATGCTCATGTTCTAGGGGCTAATAATTCACCGTCACAGTTTGGTCAACGTAGTGGTCGCGAACCTTCCGCAGAATCAGCGTCCAGGTCAGCAACTCCTTATCCATCACGGTCAGCAGCTTACAAAAGTCGCCGCTAGCCGGATTCCCTTTGCTGTCATAGGCGATCGCTCCCAGAGCATCCATTGGCGGGTCAATCACATACACATCAACATTTTCTTGAAGGAACTGGAGGCTGTAACTCCGGGGGATACCCGTGACCTGGTAATCTTCCTGGCTAATGGTGATGCCACTCGATGATTGAAATGCACCGCTGCTGCCAATTTCTAAGCCGACAAGCTTGGCTGGAACCTGCGTGATATAGGGTTTGGGTTCAATCAGAGCATCCGTATGGGATGTTGCCAGAAGATCGTCATCTAGCTCAACATGTCGGATCAAAAGCGTTTTGTGCTGAGGAACCCCAAGTCTGACGGGAATGGATGTAAGACGGGCGTTGAGCGCTGTCATGCGGTCGATTAGTGCCATCAGCCCAAACTCCTCAGGTGCCGAGAGAGTGACTCTTCGTAGAGTTCACCAATTTCAGGAACGGACTTCTCTGCGTAGAAGCGCCCCTCCATTTTGGAGGTGCCCTCCTCTACCCAAGCCGAATAGGGAGTGGCGTTGAAGATGGTGTTTCGATCATTGTCTTCCCAGTTGGACTGGAGGTAGGCCGTGCGAACTGGTGTATAACGTTGAGCAATTTCCTTTCCAGGCTCCAAGGTCTCTTTTGTGGCCTGCACGATCGCCTGCTCCACAGCTCCTGCTTCAAACAGTAGCCCTTCAAGCCGAACTCGTCCTTTAAAATCCATTACCAATAGTTCGCGACAGAGATCGATCGCCCGCCGTATTTGTTGTAGGCGATGCTGATACCTAACAGATGGCTCAATTCCTTCATCAGGCGTGAACCTTCTGATTTAAGGTGGCTGACGTGTTGAGAGTAGGACAGGCTCAACTGCCCAACTTGCTTAGCCATGCTGTCTTGACGAGCCGCCGATAGCTGCCCATCAATTTCACCCAGCTCATCCAGAAGCGCGATCGCCCGGTCAATGATGGCTGGCGATCGCGCTTCTGAGAGTTCAGTAGTGAGCAAATTGGGCATTGACGCATACCCCAGAACAATCTTGAGGGTGTCAATCTGATCTGGGGTAAACGTTGCCATTAGTCGGGGTAGTAATAGGTGATGCCTTGTGCAGCATAGGCTTTGGCTTGCTCTGCCGCCTCTGAAGCTGGAACTCCTCTAGCGGCGAGCTGTGCCAAAACCTCAACAAAAATCCGTTGCTCTAGCTGCTGGCGATCGCTGTTAGGTTGAGCAACTTCAGTTTGAGGTTGGGCGGATTCTGTGCGTGGTGTAGCCATGTCTATGCTCTGAAATCGTTATCCAGAGCATAGCGCGGCTACTGGTTGATATCCTTCAGGGCTGCTACGCACTTGGGCTGGCGAATCTGGAATTGAGCCTGGAGCGAAATCTCCATCTCAAGTAGATGAGGGTTACGATTTTTCAGTTCAGCAACCAGGAAGTTCATGCCCATCGTCTTTTGAGCATTGGTCATTGCGCCGACTACCCGCCCATTTTCGTCCTTCACTTCGCCCAACGCATAGGTCTTGAGCTTGAGCTTGCGGAAGTCGAGGAAGAACACCGTCCCATCAGGGCAGGCAGTATCTTCGATGATGGGCACACGCCGATAAGCGTGACCGCTAAAACCCACGTCAGCAATACCGTTGAGCTGGTTCACCGTGAGCGATCGCTCGGCATTGAACGTATCTTCGTACTTTTTGATGATTTCAGGGGTGGTGTAGATGTGGGTGTAGGTCATGCCGCGACGCTTCACCGCTGTATCAACCCCATCCATCAGTGCCTTAGACAGGTTGCGACCCGTGCCGCCATTTGCCATTACGGTTGCCGCCCAATCAGGGTAGGTTGCCGTCGCAATACCTGCATAGGCAGGGTTGGTCAAGACGTTGTTTAGGCCATAGATTCCGTGCGATGCTGCCGTACCGTCTCCGGTGTAGATAGCTTTATTCAGTTCAAACGGGATAATCTCAAATGCCCGTTCGATGTGCATACCAAACAGAGCCTTCAAAGCGCCTGGACCAGTACGCTTTGCCTCTGCAATTTTGTTGCGAAGCACCTGAAATCCATGCCCTAGAACGCGATCGCCGATGGGTAGGTTTGCTTGCTTGGTTGCATCTGCATTATCGGTGGAAGCATCAGCAGTCGTTGCTCGTCCGTGAGCTTGCCCGCCTCCTAGCGTTACGTCCCACTTCACCTGGGACTGGTATTCGTCTTCTTTGAGCAAGTTGCTGAGTAGCGTAAAAGGACGAAACTCAACTTTCTCGATTTCTTCTTCGATCAGGAGGCTAAGTGCCTCAACGGGAGCAAGAGTTGACATGTTTGTTGATGAAATAAAAAGTGGGCACGAAAAAACCGGGACTCCTGCCCCGGATTAGATTCGTTGAAATTGCCGATCGCTAGAATGCGGCAGCTAATGCCTCTCCAGCCTTCGTAGTTGGCTCTGGAGTGGGAGTGGTGGTTTTGGATTCAGTAGACCCCGCGCCCTGGGTTGTGCTGGCAGGGACAAATACCTTGCCCTCGTCAGTCCCCAAATAACCCTTCATCGCATCATCCAAGGTGGCAACCTGTTCGCCATTTTTGACATACCAAATGCCGTTCTCCTCAGTGAGCTGCCCGCCGTTGCGAGCTAGAAATGCTGTGTGCAACAGCCCTTGATTGATAGTTCCAGCTTTGGCGATCGCCTCCGACACAGAGCTGCGTTTCCGAGCTTCGAATGCCTGAACTTCCTTCTCTTTGAGCTGACTTTGCAGTGTTTCAAACTGCTTTGCCTGCTCCTGTAACTGGGTTTCGAGCGCTTTGAGGCTGAGCCTACCTTTGTCGGTTTCAGAAGTTGGGTTGGTAGGGTCAGGTTGGGGTGGCTGCGGTTGCGGTTGAGGTGCAGGTGGGGTTTCACCTAGCTTTTTAATTTGCCGTTCCAAACTGGCGGCAAGGCCACTGTTCGCAGTATTGACCTGATTCATCAAGGTTGTGCTTAGGGTCGTGTTGTTGGCTTCCAGCATTTGCTGCACCAACGCGCGGATCTGTGCTTCATCCATAAATTGTTTAAATTCCTTGCTGGATATCCCCTAGAACATCCCTGGGGTTCGGGCTTCTCCGGTTTACGCCTTCCCGGTTGGCATTGAAAAAGCGATCGCCCATACAGAAGTAGGAAGGGGCGATCGCCAAAGGGAAATTTGAAGAATCTATCTATTGGCTTTGTCCAAATTAATTTGAGCGCTTCTTGCAAAAGAGTGCTCAACTGGTAGACTGAGATAAAAACTAGTGAGTAGAAACATGGGACGCAAAAAGCTAGACCGAAGGGAATTCAAAGCCAATGTTGCTCCTGAAACGCCTGATCGCCTTCATGCGATCGCTCGCTCAGTCGGCTTAAAATATGGTGAAGGTGGCAATATTGGAGGGTTGCTGGATCTCATAGCGAAGAGAGGGCAGGTGTCTGACTTGGCGGGAAAAAGTTTTTTGATTGTCCCTCTTGACATAGAAACTAGTGAGTAGTTATAACTGATTCAGTTGGGGAGCGGCACCCCATTAAAAAAGCCTTCCGGTAGCCCCAGCCAGGAGATGGGGACAGGTTCAACCCCTTGGTTGAGGCTCTAATCTCACCACCGCGCAACGGTACGGTGCCAGTCCCAAGTCTGGATAAAGAGAGAGGGGAGTCCACGCGGCCTCGCTACAACGCCGCATCTGCAAACCACTACGGAGAATTCAATCCATGCAATCCACCATCGCTTCATTTCAAATCACCGCTCAGTCTGCCTGGTCAACGCTACTCATCTGCGATCGCCAAGCCCGCAAAGATGCAGCTAAGGTTGGCCGCTTCACCCGCTCAACCTACCGCATTTTGAAAAGCCCAAGCGCTATCAAAACCTACCGCTGCATTGGGTTAGCGCTTCAAATCGCTGGACTGACGGCGATCGCTCTTGGCTCGTCTATCCGTGAAGCTGTCCGGGTCTTCCGGCAATGGGCTGATGCCTACGTTGAATCGTGCCTGGAGCAGCCTGCGATCGAGGTAGTAGAGCCTCAACAGGTAAGCGAACCCCATGAGCGTTGCGAGTTCGTAATGCTGCTGAACGGGTACACCATTGCGGCTTCGCCCGAAAGAGCGGCGCAAGTTAGAGCAGAGCAGAACGCCTTGGCTCAAGCCATGATGGGCCGTGGGTTTACCGTCTCTGATCCCTGGAGTCTTCCCCTAGAACAGGCTGTGATCGAAGAGGCGATCGTTCAGCCTCAACCCTCTCCTCAACCCTCTCCTCAACCCTCTCCTCAACCCTCTCCTCAACCCTCTCCTCAACCTCTGTTGCTCTTGCCAGCCGCAGCGGAACTCGTTCAACCCAAGAGCAAGCGCAGCAGATCCCGCAAAGCGGAGGCGGCTCCAGCTCAACCCAAGGGCAAGCGCGGCAGACCTCGTAAGGCTGAGGTGGTAGCGTAGTCTATGCCGCAGCAGGCAGGGGATCGTCTCCTGCCTGCTGAATTTGCTTCATCTTCACTGCTTCCACCGCGTCTTTCAGCAGGGCAGAGCGATCGAACAGTTGCTCAATTTCTTCTGCAATCTGTGCCTGCTGCTCGGCTGAGGCATTTTTCACCAGCAAGTTAGAGAGCTGCTGGTAGAACAGTTTTAGCACCGTGATCGGGAGGTGATCTTCAATCTGGGTGATTTCAATCGCGATCGCCAGCATGGTCTCTAGTGAATCAACATCGAATGAGTCAAGCCCTGTAACCGAAATGGTTTCAGCTTCCTCTTTGCGATGACCCGCAACGATCGCCACCAGTTGTAGGAGGTCTTGATAAGCATCACAAACCAGTGAGCCGTAGCTTTTGAGAATCAGCTCCTGCACCACGTAGTCGAGCTTCTTGCTGATACCCGATTGCTCAACTGCTCCCTTGGTCGCTGATGCGCGTGCCATGCCAATCATGTCCTGAATGACATCGCGAATTTCCTGAAGTACGCCTCCAACTGAGGCAAGGGAGGTTCCCTGAGCTTCGCTGAACGAAAAATCTCCCTTGATGACGTACTGATTCCCGGTCTTTAGCTCCTCTTCTGTATCGACAAAGGTGTGGTCAAGGTCGGTGTCTGCCACGACATGTGGCTTCCAGGTGCGCTGAACATAGCCCACCATCTCTGCGGTATCTGACCTGGAATTTTCCAGCCTCAGATGTTCTAACGCTTTGAGATACGCCTGGTTGGTCACCCACAGGTCGTCTGGTACCTCCATCATCACCACAGGCAGCTTCCCCGCCCGATGGGGCACTGCCCGCAAGAGGGAAACTTTGGCATCTTCACCTGTCTCCAGCGTGTCGCCTTTCTGGTTAACGAGTTCGGCGATCGCCCCACCCTTCCCCAGCTTGACAAACGCTTCGTATTTGGCAGTATGGGTGCCAGTTATGAATGTCCAGGTTGCTTTGAGGGCAGGTTTCGCAAACGGACTGGTAACCGTGGTTACCTGCCGGATTTTGATCCAATCCAGCGCGGTTGTATCCCCTTCTCCCCAATTCGTGACGTGCAGTGGCGTGTAGAGGCAGATGTATGGACTTGCCCCTAATGCCTCCTCTTCCTGCTTTGTTCTAGGGGAGACTTCTAAATAGGGTTTTTCAACGTGTAGATATACCCGTTTGAATTTGAGCGCGTCCCTGAACGTTTCTGTGAGCAGTTGCTTTTCACTGCGTCCCTTACGATTATTATTCTCTCGAAATTTTTGCCAGAACTTATCGTGGGATTCCAGTCCGGTGACAGAAAGGCTACTGCTGCTCAGTTTTGAGGCTTGTTGGGCGATCGCGCCCCCTAGAACATTGGTGTAGGTGAATTTCTGCAACCGCAGTTCATACAGTTCCTGCTCCTCACCTGTTCTCGGCTTGAGATATTGCCGCTTTTTTGCTTCAAGTTGATGGCCCCCGGCTGCGAGGTCATCAATGCGAGTCAGGGTAGGAGCGATCGCCATATAGTCTGGATGCTGTGTTTCCAGGGTTTTAAGCGGGAGAAAATCAGGAAAATCCACGGTCAGCCTCGGTGTCTGGGTAGCCTAATAGTTGGAAATGTCCAGTTGAGGATGGCATCAATGACAGAGCAGGAATTCACGGGCAGCCTAATCATTCCGTGTGAGACTGGAAAAGTGTCAGATGGCTACCATACTTTTGATGAGTTGTATGAGCATCGATGCTTGCTGTTTCTGGCACTGATGCGATCGCACCCCCACCAGTCCTGGAAATCCAGGAAACATCATGATGGCAGCGTATTTGAAGGTTGGTTTATTGCAGGGCTAATACTCCCAAGCGGAGCCGTGACCTACCATCTGCCAGACAGGATGTGGAACTTGTGCCGATGCCACGAGGTTGAGCTTGCTCCTGAATGGGATGGGCACACATCGAAGGATGTAATTGATAGGTTGACCCAGTGGCTAGGGGACGATCGCTAAATGCTTACATCCAGCTCACTCCAGCGTGAAACTGCTCAAACGACGGTAAAACTCCGTCGTCTCACGTCGGAACTAAGAACCGATCGCCTTCCCCTAGAACAATGGCAATCCCGCTTCACCGACACGCTCAGAGCAGCCCATCTGAGTGCCGCTGAAATTGCCGCTGATGGAACGCTGACACCGCCGTATGAGGCGATCGTGGATGAGGTGTTAGCGGAAGAGTTGGATTATTTGAGCAAGTTCGCCGATGACCTTGCCAGTGGGCAGTATGACGAAGAAGTTAGCCCGGTTCGCTACACTGCGCTAGAAAGAGCAGGGCTATACGCTGCCGCCTTGGCGTTGACCTACTCAAGGGCAACCATTCTCACTCGCCAATCACAAGGCCACACTCAAGCCTGGAGACGGCTGAATGCACTTGCTCGCAGTTGCAAGCAATGCGTTGAGTATCAGACGTTTGGCTGGGTGGGAATTGATGAAGTGGTGGCGATCGGGCATCGTTGCGCGTGTCGTGGACGCTGCAAATGCCATATCTCATTCAGGTAGCGATCGGATATGCACTGGGATTACGCCATTTGGCGGAAATGCCCACCAGTGACCTTCCTGAAAAAATGGGTCGGTGTAGCCGTTTTCATTGCAACTGTTGAGACTTAAATGCCTTCACCAGATTCCTAAGCTCAACTTTGTTGAATGAGAGATCGTAGCGATCGCCGTTAGCATCAATGCCATAAGGAACGAAATAGTTGGATTTTTGTTGGTTTTGCTGAGCCTCAATAATTTGCAAATTGCTGTGAACGTGCATTCCACAAATCAATGGACTGACGAGAGGATCGATGTGATCGACATGAACTTCAAATCCCATGCTTCGTTGTTGCGCTGCCGCAATGTAAACCGCTTGGATAGCTTCAAAGTCAGCCCAACCAGGAATTGACTGCCGAAAAGTGTTGTAGCGAGTCTTGCTCAGCCTGTGTATGCGACTGCGGCTATCTTGAACATACTGCTTCATCCACGCCGCAATTCGATCCCGGTTTTTGAGGCGATACTTACGATTTGAGGCTCTTACGGCTTCCGCATTTTCAACACGATATAGCGATCGCTTGAACAAAAAGGTTGCTCTATTGCGCTGATAATAGTTTCTCGCTTGAGTTTTTCGCTTCTCACGATTTCGCTGATTGTAATCACGGACTGCGGCTAGCCGCTTCTCACGATCTCGCTGGTAGCGCATCTTCTCGTACTGCAATCGGGCTTCGCAATTCTCCCGGTAGTAGTGGATTGACTTCTCAAGCTTCTCCTCTCGGTGCCGCAAATAATTGCGCTTTTTCTGGGCTTTTACTTTGTCCGGGTTGCTTTGCCGCCAATCGGCATGGCAAGTGCGGCAAATGGTTCGCAATCCATCTTTTTTCGAGCGATCGTTCGTGAAGCAGTTTAAAGCAAGAAACTGCTTACATTTATTGCATTGTTTGAGATCCATAATTCCTGCTGATGACAAGTCAGCGACCTTTCTTGAACGGGCAGAGTGGTAGTCAACCACCTTTTCGGGAGCGACCCTAGCCCATCATCATTTTAACTTGTATAAGGGCTGGAATGTATCATCATCAAGGGTTGTGGCCATCTCCTGTTAAATGGTTGAATTGCAGGCTGGCCAAACAGTAACGCAGACTATCACTTCTATGGTCAACCTGCCCTGGCGCTACTTCATCTTTCACATTTCCATCTTTATCAACTGCTCTGTGATAGCTACGCAACTCGTCCACAAAACTCACTTCTTCGGCTTCATTGCTGAGTTCAGAACTGATATACAACTTGTCTTGATAGAAAAAGCTGTTTACAACCTGAATTCCTTCCTTGATTCGGTTAAATGCTTTGACCGAACGCTGTAATCCTTCAATGCTGTGCTTTTTGCCTGCTTTACGAAATTCCAGAATTGAAGCGGGTCTAGACGGGTCGCAAAAAACACGCCTGACATTCCACTTGCGTGCCAATTCAACCGCTTTGCTGACGTGATCATCAATTGGCACGGTCAAGCCAGTTGTGCTGTGCCAAGCGTCTAGCACGTAGTAAATTCCATCTGCACTCTGACCAACCACGACCAAAGCGGGGTGTGTATCACCCCAGTCACAAGCCATCCAGGTTGTTCTGAATGCCTTAGGCAGCTCATCTGCAATGTGATGGTCTTGTAAATGCTCAAAGATTTGCCCGCTGAAGCTCTCCCAGCTTGCCTCAAACTCCTGCTGAAAGAGTTTTTTCGGCATTCTACGACGGGCGCTTTCAATGTTTTCCTTTGGGAAATGTGGGTTGTCTGCGGTAGTTTGATGCAGGTAGAAGAAGTCTGGATCTTCTTGAGCCTCGGTGCAGAATTTGTGGAAATAAGATCCCTTGCCCTTGGGTGTGCCGATTACTGTAGCTGAATAGTTCCTGTTTCGCCCCAGCGCAGGCAAAAGCACGGTATCCCAAAATCCATGCCCAAAGTCTTGGAACTCGTCACAGCCTGCCCAAACTGGGTTAATGCCTCGCAGTGCCTCACCGTTGTGAACGCCTCGCAGCATAAGCGATGGGCGATCGCCAATAAAGTCAATTCGATAGCGCGACTTATCGAGCTTTTTAACCCAGTGTCGCAGCGAACCGCCAACATCAAAAGCATTAAGCAGCGCTTGCCAATGGATATCAATTGCTTGCTTCATCCACGGCATCAAGATGACTGCAACTTGTGGCGATCGTGGGTTGATCTTGCCTTTGTACCCCAGGCAAAACTGAATCGCAGTGGTCTGAAGCAGTACTGATTTACCCCAGCCACGACCAGCCAATACAAGTTTAACCTTGGCCGAATAGTCAAAGACTAGTTGCTGATTCTCATGAAAGTCTGTGGGAGGGAGTTTAAGCTGCTTCGCTGTAAGCGGACGCTTGATCTTCGCCTTCAGCTTCGGCGATAGGCTCTTCGTCCTCAATGGTAGGGTCGATAACGTCATAGCCCGCCGTCATTACTGCCTTCAGATGGTCTTCCAGGTCGAAATAAAGCCCAAGTAGCTTTGCCTCGTCCTGTGCAATTTGGAAAGCAGCGCCCCATTTCTCGTTTTTGTAAGCTTTGTTGTAGAGATCTCGCCGGATGGCGACATGCTCTGCGCGGGCAATCTCACGATCGACCGCAATATCCTGGGTCATCCGCTCTCTGGCACGGGAGATATATTCATCCGTTTGCCGAGTGGAGAGTCCCCACTCACTAGCGGCATACCGCAGGATGTGTTGTCTGGGTTCGCGCCTGAGCAGCAGAAGATAGACAGCGTGAACTCGCTGCTCCAGTTCCGCGTCGCTCGATTTATTCATGTTCTAGGGGATTGTTATGAGGCCGTTTCAGGCGGCGCAAATCCGGTCATTGCGCCCGTAAAAGCGTCGATGACTCGTCGAGGAAACTGCTGCTCCATTTGATCCAATAACTCGTCTTCTGACAGGTCGGGCTGGTTGTCTACAAACTCAACCAGCCGCTGAAGCTGTTCAGATTCTTGAGGCGATAACTCTTCGTTCATGGTGCGATTCAAACACTAATCCAGTATTAACAATCCTGCTGGCCTTTGATAAGCGGGAATTTATCGATTGATAGCACGTTCGCGATCGCGCTGTCGTCGAAGCTGCCGATAATTTCCTTCAGCAACCTGCCCGGCAGGGGTGTTTGTTTCATATTGCCTCAACGTTGCATTGTCGGGCGTTAGCTTGCCGTTGCGGACGATCGCGTACTGGGTACCTCCTGCCCGCCCTGCAACAGGTCGAGAAAAGCCAGCAGACTCATAAGCCACGGCACGGGTTGCACCTCGACTGTCTCCAATGACGGCATTGCATTCATATTTAAATCCATCAGGGCGAGTGGAGGCATCGTGAGTTATGATTCGACGGATTTTGAGAGCGGCTAAATCCGCCTCTCGTCCCTTTAACGCTCCGGCAGTCGAACTGCCATTGACGCTAAATGAAACCGAATGTGAATCTGGATCGAAGAAGTCAGGCAAGATGTTTAAGCTAACTTTGTTGTCGCCAGACTTAAACTCATAGGTTTGAAAGCCACCTATTTTTTCGGCAGTTACCCCATCTGGTAATTTGGGCTGGCGACCGCCCTTAACCTCGCTAGAACTTTTGACGGCAAGCGCAAACTTCCCGCTTTTCCAAGAGCCGCCTTTGCTTGCCATCAGATTTGCCTAAATTTCCATTAATTGAACAATGGTCGATCGCCCCTCAGTTCTCTTCCCGGTCACCGTAAACCGAGACCCTGGAGGATAAAGGACTTCTCGCTCCCCTCTGTAGGAGCTAAGACGGCTGAGGTCTCTAGCATTCTTGCCAGTTGCATTGATCTCAAACTGCAAGTTACCCGATCGCCGCCGATCAGCCCTGGCAGATGTGCTCATGAATCCCTTGTCGGTGTAGGTTTCGCCAACCCTAATCGACGAAATCACACTTTGAGAAACCCCTATCCCTCGATAAACAGTTCCTGTATGAGGTGGCAGCTTTTGTAAAGCCGATGCAGCAAAACGACCATCTAGCTCAAAGTTGCGACGGGCGCGATCGCTGAGATAGCTCAAGTCGCCCCCTCTAAGCAGAGTGTTGATGTTGCTGTAGCCATAGGTCGTGTAGTAGCGGAGGGCGGCGTACTCTTCCAGGTTGAGGTTGCCTAAATCCTTCGATCGCCCCTCTCTCATGTACCGCTTCAGCATCCTCTCCCTGGCACCGCCTCCCTCCATGCTCTTGAGATAGGTTTGGCGTAATTCCTCGGTGGAAGCAGTCTGGGTGGGGGCAGCTTGCATTTTCACGGGAGCAAACGTCCCGCTTTTCCAACTGCCGCCTTTGCTTGCCATTTAAACCTCGGCGTAATAGTCACTAAACCCGTCCGGGTTGAACGCCAGATAGGGCAGATTGTGGTCGTCAACCAGTTGAATCCAGCCCCCGCTGCTGTCACGTTTGGCAGCATATGCAAAGCAGGCAGCTCGTGCCGGAGAAGCTTTGATTCGGGCATCACTCCAAACCATTTGCAGCAGATCTCGATAGGTCATCCAGTTCGACCAGTTCTCTGCTTCTCGGCACACCTGGTGAGCTGTCGCCCCAACGTAATGCCCGATGCACAATTTGCCTTTGGGGAATTTGGGGCAGAGAAAGTCTGCAAATTCGTTGAAGCTGATCAGGTCTGTGGTCTGAAGTTGGCGATCATGGCACCAATTCACAAAGTCCTGAAGTACTCCAAATGTTTTGGGATAGAGCTGGTGATACGGCTCGAAGTAGTTGGAGCGGTTGGGTTGTCCTGCGCTGAACACTTCTAACCCCACGTCGGTGACCATCTGCCGCAGCTCCAGCCACTGCTGAAACTCATCCGGGTCAGGGTTACGTTTCTGCGCCCGTTTGATGATGCTCTCCCCGATCGCCTCCCTCCCCCGTTGCGGCATATTGCGGAGTTGTTTGTAGTTGAAGTGGATGGTTTCCGTCCAGACGCCATGCACACCACAATCTTTCAACCGCTTCAGCAATTTAGGCGCTTGTTCTAGGGGAAGCCATTCTGGAGTCCACGGGTTCAGCCCGACGTTAACGGTGTGGCCTCTGCTGGTGAGCGTTTCGAGTAGGGAGAGGCGATCGCCAATCGACGGTGCACCTGGCTCAAGTCTGGCTCGAAGGTCATCGTCGAGCATGGCAATTGACACATACCAGCAGCTCGGCGGCAGGAATTCTAGCGCTTCCTCAATCCCTCGTCCCCCTTTGGTCTGGAGAGCGATCGGGATGCCTAGCTCAGTCATAGTCCGCATGACTGGGATGGACTGCTGGAAGTTGGAGGTAGCGAACGGATCAACACGGTTGGAGATGAGCACACCGTAGCCTTGTTGCAGTAGTTTTGCTTCTAAGGTCTGGCGGTTGTGATAGTCAGAGAGCAGCCGCATTGTCGCTTTAATGTCAGCGCGGCGATCGGGCTGGTTAAGGTTGGCGAAGCAATAGTGACAATTGTGACTACACCAATTGAATGAGGCTTCGAGGGGGAGCGGTGAGATCAAAAGCTCCCCATAGTAAACGCTGATGCTATCTCCAGCCATTGTTTTCCTTTGCTAAAACTTTTATACAGGCTTGGCTTCGCGCCTCCCGTTAGCCCTGTTCCGCTGCCCGACGAGCAGCTTTGGCAGCTCTGCGTTCAGCTTCCTGTCGCTGCTGCAAGGCATCGTTTCTTTGCCGTGCATCTCGCTCCATCCTTGTGAAGGATGGGTTCCTGCCCGATCGCCCAACCAGTTCAGATCGGAACGTCTGAACAACTCTTTCGTTGTTTCTTTCAGCGGTAGACATTCGGTTGTACAGGGATTCTGCGATCGCCTGCGCCCCAGCGCTGACACGAACCCCCAAACCCGCATCTGAGGAGGCGATCGCCTGAATACTTTGATTACTGATGACTGCGATGACGACATCCGCCTTGCCTTCAGCAGACAGTCGGTCAAAAGTGTCTGGATTTTTTAGATATTGCAATCCTTGCTCCAGTCGAGTGGTTGGGCCGCCCAATTCCTGCACTTCTCCCGATCGCTGATCGAATGGAGTGCTTTGTAGCGCCTTCACCTCTGCAATAGTCTGCTCAGCAAATGAGGAAACTTGGCTGTCAGTTGGAGGGCGATCGCCATTTAAGGCTTCAGCCCCACCACTTTTTGAGGTGGCCGCAGCAAATTTCCCGCTCTTCCAAGAGCCGCCCTTACTCGCCATTCAGCCGTACCCCTAGTTCCATTATTTTGAGGAGCGTTTTTGTGTCGTCCTTTGTCTCCAACACGACCTTGAAACCTTCCCACATCTTCTTTTGAGCGGAGGACAGCACGATCGCCAACGGATATTTCTCCTGCGGCGATTTGGAGACAGCGGTATCATCCTCCCCTTCCTGTTCTCCTTCCCCTAGAACAGAGCGATCGCTATCACTGTCATCTCCATCGCCAATCACCTGGGATGACTGGAATTCAACCCCCTCGTCTTCAAGGAACTTGTCAATTTCTGCGGGATCGAAGCCTGTCAGCCCTAAATCAAAATCCAGGCTATCTAGATCTTCGAGTTCGATAGAGAGAGCTTCATAGTCATAGCCTGACTCGGCAGACCGATTGTCTGCTAACCGTGCCGCCTTCTTCTGAGCTTCTGATAGGTCAGCTCGGACGATGACGGGTACGCGGTCTAGACCCAGTCTAAGAGAGGCTTCTCGTCGTCCATGCCCCTTCAGGATGATGCCCTGCTCATCCACTACGATGGGTTGGTCGAAACCGAATTCTGCGATCGCTCCTGCAATCTTGTCGATCTGGCTGGTGGGATGCTTTTTGACATTGTTAGCGTAGGGAGTGAGGCTGTCAGGGTGACGCCACTCGATTTCAGCAGAAAAGACGGTTTTAGATTTGGACATAGGGGACAAAAACGCTCTCACCTATGGGATTTGTCCAGAACCTCAAACATCCATCAGATCTGCTAGCATCTCCGTCACCTTGCCCTGGGCATTGACGCGATTGTCGTCGTAACGCATGAGAACCTCAGGCTTGCGGTGACGGCTCAGCTTCATGGTTTCCCGAATATTGCCATTGCTGGCATCCAACGCCGCCGTAATCCCGCTGTGGCGGCAGCGGTGGGGTGAGAACCGCTTTTTGATACCCGCCTTCTCTGCCAACTGAAACCGAACTAAGTGATAGAGTCCGTCTCCAGTCAAGCGTTGACCAAAGTGGGCGCGATCGACTGCAATAAATAGCGGTGACTTGGGCGCGCGATCGCCCCTTGCTTCCAGCCACACCTGGAGGGCTTCAACTGCGGCACTGCTCAGGCTAACCGATTCTTTCTGGGTGCCCCTCCCCTTCCCCAGGATGGCTAGAGTTTTGGCTTCAGGATTAAAGTCTGCAACGTTGGCAGAACAAATCTCATTACGCCGCAGCACATTATCCCAGAGCAGCCGTAGGAGGGCGTAGTCACGCTTACCCTTAAGCGTTGAGCGATCGACGACTTGAAACAGCAGCTTGAATTCCTCTGGAGTAATGCCCGTGGTATCCCGATAGGTCTCGGTTTTCTCCAGTTCAATTTCTTCTAAGCTCCAAACACATTTGCCTACTTTCTGTGCAAAGGCAACGAGTGACTTAATTGCAGACAGCCGTACATTGACGGTGGATTCGCTCAGCTCTCGTTTAATCAGTTGAGCTTTATAGTGCAACACCAGTTTGATGGCAGTGGCACGCTCCAACTGAAGGAAATGCGCGACAAGTGCCGGGTCAGGCTCTTTGCCACTGATGACTTCAAAGAAATCCTTTAATCCCCTGGCATAAGTGCGACGGGTGCTCTCGCTCCGCTTGTCTGCCAGTAATTCTTGGATGAGATCTCGCTCCTCTACCAAATCGAGAAAGAAGGGAGACGAGGAAGAAGGGGCGATCGCACTCATGGGGAAGCTAATGATAATGGGCGTTTTCGTTAGTTAGAAATGCTTGATATATATGCGTTTCAGCGATCGCCGTGTAATGGCAATAAAAAACCCCGCCAATGACGGGGTTTGTGTGAGTTGAGAAGGGGAGAAATTACGAAATCATGCAGGTTGCAAGGATTTGTGCATTTTTTGAGCTTCAGTCAGCAATCCGTTGTAAACCTTGGCCTCCTCTTTCTTGTATTTGAGGGCGATCGCCTGTGCCACCTTAGTCAGCCAAGCTTGAGCCTGGTCGCTTTGAGCTGCAATTTCATCAAGGTACTCTGAACGATCTTTCTCCGGAATCAGGCGCTCCAGGCAAATGCGGTAACGATTGATCACCTGAAACTCAAAGTTCTTAGGCAGCTTCATTTTGCTGGACTTTCTCGCCTTTGGCTTTGATGCTTCCGTATCAGATTCAGGTTCGGAGACAGGTGGTTCTGCAACTGCCGTTGTCGCGCCGTTTTGAACTTGAGGCTGTGTGTTTATGAATGTCGTAATTCGAGCGCCAACCCGCTCACGAACCCGCTGCTCAAGCGAACCGTCTTTCATCCGCTGGGATAGGGCTTGATCAATTGCTTCGTTCACCGCCTTATCTACTTCCTGGTCAATTACCTGATCTACGGTCTGGTCAATCGTTGCAGTTGCCATTGCTGGTGACTCCAGTTCATCTTCATCAAACGATGACTCTGATTCTAGACCACCCTCAAGGGTAGAGCCTTGCCAATGAACCGCTTTCGCAAAGCAAATTAGCAATCGATCGCCTCCCAGCACCAAAAATGCCATGCGGCGAATGTGCTCCAGTCTTACCATTAACTCGTTCACCTGTTCTAGATCGAAGCAGTGAATTTGGATTTGGTTGTCCGCATCCCGGTACAGACCGACTTTGCCCACTTGCAGAATGTCATCAGCAAACCGGCTGAAGCGCGATCGCTCCAACTTACTAAAATCTTCGTTGGTCAACATGGCGGCAGTAATTCTCTATCTATGGGGCGCGTCCAATTAGAGTAGGGTTCTGACAATTTCAGCCAACCGCAACAAGGCTTCGTAGTACGTCTCTTGCAAGTAACGCTCAAAGCTATCAGTCAGGGTTGAATGGGCAAAGTAATGTGCCATCAGTTGACCCAGCTCCGGGCAGTCTGGCTCGAAGTGTTGGGCGATCGCGCTGCTGTAGGGTTCTGGCAGCCGATAGAGTGCCTTCCGCATCGTGTCGCTGTCGAGTTGGCTCTCTAATGGGCGACCAGGAATGAGTTGTTCTAGGGGAAGGTACAGACGGGAGAGATCGTAGACCTCGTCGAGTGTTCCTGCCCAAAATTTAGCTAGGCAATCTTCCAGTTCAGCCAGGTCAGCGTAGCTTGTGACCGTATCAATCTCGTCGATCGCATCTGAAACCGAGACGAAGGCATCTTCCAGGGTGAGGGTTTCAAGCATGTCCGCCTCCATCAATACTGAAGAGGTTGGCGCGGAAATCGGAACGGGAACCACATTCTTGGCGAGCCAGTTCTTTCTCTGCTTTGGCAGTCAGCAGACGGGTGTCGTGTGCTTCGTCAATTTCGATGATCCGCTGCATATTCGCCGCCATCCATCGCCGAACTTCAGCCTTCTGTCGAGACGACATCTGCCCATCTTTGAGATGCTCTTCGACAATTCGCAATGCTCCCTGGCGGGTAGAGCGGCTTTTACTTTTAGTGCCAAGCCGTTTTTTTAGGTTGTAGTGAATCGTGGAGCGGGGAGTTTGAAGATGCTTTTCCAGCGCTCTGACAGTCCAACCCCGAAGAAATAATAGGCAGGCGCGATCGGCTATGGCGGCATTCATGATGAATCTGTGGCGAGTTGGGTGGGGGCCGTCATTTCTCGCTACAGACCGAAGAGAAGGCGATCGCCGTCTGAGCAGAACCAATGAAAGGCGTATTTACAATCTGCCCTGTCCTAAATTTAGTAGTACTAGTGATTCAACGGAAACTCTTCATATTGAGTTGCAAAAGATACTGTGTAGTTCCCGTAAAGTGGTGCTTCTGATTAACTAGAAAACCGTGATTTTAACCGCATCCATTGGCTGCGTAGCCACCAGAACTTGCTAGATTCCATCGCATCAACTCTGGATTCGGCGCGCTTGAGGCGATTACGCACCTGCTTCAATTCACGATGCATCTGCTCTACTTCTGCTGTTACGGGATTTGGAGCATCTAGAGATTGATAAAATTCAGCGATCGCTTGCCGGTTGCTCGTTTTTCCTTTCACCCAATAGGCTTGATCTGTCTCGATGCGTTCAAGCAGTGGCTTTTCACTATGCCTGACACAAAAATCGTAGAAAGCCTCTCTACATCCCTCCCAATAACCAAAATCGTCTAGAACGGTACAGCCGCCATTGGGAACCAACGGGTAAAACTTTTCCAGTACTTCTGTTACGGAAGAGTACCAGTCCGCATCACAGTGCAGGAGTGCAACTTTGGTTGGACCATCTTCCTGAAATGTGTCACTAAACCATCCTGCTTTAATGATGTAGCGCTCAGATGATGTGCCGACGCGCTGCATTACTTCATGCACGTCATTGGGACTGGCAGCACACTCACCGATGTACTGTTTAGCGTCCTCTCCATCTCTCTCTGTGGTCTGGGGCATCCCCTGGAACCCTTCATACAGCCAGAGGCGGCGATCGCCCATAAATTGCGACAAGACTGCCGCCGATCCTCCTTTAAACGCACCGCATTCGACAATGTCGCCTTCAATCCTCTGATTATTCAAGTATTGGCAAATCCGAATTAAATTTTTCAGCCGTCCCTCTGACAGCAGGGTGTGCGATCGAACTTGCTCAATTAGAGATGCGATTGCCTTGGGCGAATAATCTTGCATTTCCTTCCCCCTAGAACGTGATTTTGCCAATTCGCCACGCTAACTGCCTGCCAACCCGACCTGCCTTGGTAAAGGTGAACCCATAGCGATCGCCTGCTTTTGGGGCAATGCCCAGAATCTGGCGGAGCTGCGAACTGCTGACAGTCCAACCCTGTTCGCAAATTTCCTGGAGCTGACGTTGTGGAGCAAGGGGATCAGAAGCCGGAGGTTGGAGGCGGGCGGCGATCGCTTCTACAAATAGGAGCCAGGCTGGGGATGTGGACAAATCAGCCGACGTGTGAACAAGTTCATGGACGGGTGCGTTGCGTTCACGAACTTGTTCACCTTGAGAACTGGATTGAGCATAACTTACTGCAAACTCTGCTGCCGCTGCTGGGTTCTCAGCCAAGAGCCGACAGTACTCATCTAGCGCTTTTAGCTGCTCAAAGGTGATAAATGCTGCTTTACCAACCCTGAACGGCTTGATGTTCAGGATGCCCATGTATTCGTACACCTTGGTTTTGCCAAGGGTGTAGCGATCGGGGTAGAGGCTGGCGACGGGGATTTTATCAATCACTTCTGCACTCATGGACACGTTCGCGAGCACGTCCACACTAGTTTAGTGGAGCGGATGATTTTACCCAACAAAATGCCGCCCTGAGAACTAGAGCGGCATTGCTACCTGTCTCAACTGCTACCTATCTCAAAGAGATTCACTCTTTGTCGTCTGCCAGCTCACCTGACTCCTCCCACTTCTTGAGGCGAGTCCTTACCTTCTTGTTGACTAGCACACTGTTGCTGCCGCTGGAATAAGCATGAAATCCAAGAACAATGCACAGCCTGATGAATTCTGCATCCTTCCACCCGTCCGCATCCGCGATCTCCTGCATCTGCTCTAAAAACTGAGGAGGTAACGACGTTCTCACCTCGATCATTTTGGGTGTGTTGGTCTGTGGAGACATCGAATCTACGTTAGAAGGGTGTTCTATCGCACTCATATTACCGGAATCCTTGACACGATAGAAAAATTTTACTCCTTTAAGTCTCCGTTCTATCACCGTTAGAACGGAGATATGCTATGTTTTGCCTATACAACAACACAACATGGGTACAACGTTGTACCCAACCTGTGTACACAACACCCCAAAACTGGAGGAAAAATGCCCTATTCCAAGCAAGATTTGGCGAAGTTGTACGAGATTCACCCCAATACCGTTTACAACATTTGCAAAGCAATGGGGGTTAGCAATAAGTCGAGCTACCCTGACGAGTTTTTGCCCAAGTTTGAACACGCTCAGCAATTGGTCGCTGAGGGTGGTTATGACGAAGTTCGCAAGCACTATCAGCCGCAAGCGAAGCAGGTTCACCATCAAACCGCTGACACCCAAAGTGCAGATGCTTACACCAACTCCTCTGAAGAAGATGCTGCAACTGGGTTAGACATGGAGATTTTTGAAACCGTCAACGATCTGATGAAAGGGAAGGCACAAGAAGCTGCCCAGATTGCTGCACCCCTATTCGCTATTCATTTCAATAAAGAGCTGAGTGGGGACAACTCCCACCTAAAAAAGGGATTTGCCACATTGCGGCGGAGATTGAAGGAGACGACTGCGGGCGACGGGAAGAACTTGCTGACTACGGGGCTTCAGATGAGATCTGCGCTGCCCTCGATGCAGCCACAACTGAGCTTATCGGCAGCATCAACCAACGAATTGACCAACGAGTAAAGCAGGGCAAATTACTGATGTTCCACAGATTTCTTCAGGGCGGAATGATTGCTTCTAGTGTTGTCATCGCGGTTGGCACGATCGCCAATGTGCTATTCCCACCAGCGATCGTCCTCACCGCTGCGATGCTCGGCGGGTTGGCTCAAGCGTCCGCACCTGAACCCAGAGTTGTTTATGTCACAACGAGGTACAGACCATGACCATGAGCCGAATCATCAAAGCTGCCATTGCGATCGCCGTCCCTCTGCTTTTAGCTGGGGGGTCTGTTCTATCAATCAGGCATCACGCCCTTGAAGAATCTCAGGACTTAATCGATCGCCAGGGGTTGAACGGGATGCTGTCACCCATCGGGGAGGATGCCCAGCAAACCATGTTGTCTACGGCCAGAGATGGGGTGTTTACTGGATTAGCTGTTGGGTTGGTTGGCGCAACTGCGATCGCCTATGGTGTATCGCTGTTGCGAACTCCTCAGCCTCCATCAACCGGTTCAACTGAATTGAAAGACTTGCTCTCTCAGCTCAATTTCAAGGTTGATGAGCTGCGATTTGAGGTTGGACTTTTCAACATTGCCAATGACCATCAACCCGATAAGGAGGGACAGTGATGAGGCAGGCAGAATCGGTGCCCGTCGATTACGAGATTCCGTTAGGTGAGAGCAAGCCTGTTCGCCGGGAAACTCAGCCGATCGCCAATCCCAAAGCGGTGGCCGCACTGAATGTCTCACGCCACCTTCAACGCCACTGGCGCTCCTATGCCGTTGGTGCTGGGTTCTCTGTGTTGATGCTGGTGTACACATCGCAGTGGCAAAAACAGCAATCGCCCCGACAGTTAGACAACCCGACTGATGCACGGGTGATTCCGGCTTACAACGAGTCTCAGCTCATCGTTGAGCAAATGGGTGCGCTGGAGCAGAGGGAGCGTAATCTTTCGGCATTCCTACATGAGGAACGGCAGCGCACCCTGATTGCGCTTGCCCAAGCCTACCGAGCGCTTGCCACGATGTACATCTCCAGCGGCGGCCATCCCTGCAATGGTCGGACGGTGCTGGAATGCCTGAGGACGTTTGAGCCAAACCGGATAGCGGAACTGCGATCGCTGTCCTCTCGAAATTGGTCAGCCGTAGATGCCAACCCCAACAACGTCCTCCTTCCGCTGTTAACCAAAGCGGCAGAGGCCGACAAAGTTGAAGGGCTGCGCCTGGCGGTAATCCTGGAAATCCCCTCCACCTCGCGTCCTCAATGGATGCAGGATGAGTTGGATTTGCGTTATCCGCTACTGGCTTCCGGCATCCCACCGGAAGAAATGCAGCCTCGACCCGAAACCCTCGCCAATCTGCTAGGGGGTGTGCGTGACCAGCGGCAGCAAATTCTAAACGGTTCGCAGGAGAAATCCGCTCGAACCGAGCGGTGCTTGTCGATGCCAGAAGAGGAACGAGTTTTAGATCCTGGGTGCCTGCAATGACACGTTTACCTTGGTTTGTTGCGGGTGGTTCGATCGCCGTTGCTGGGTTTTTCGGTGCGCGATCGCTTCATATGAATATCCCGGATGCGGTCGATAAATCGCATCCAGGCAAAATCGTGGTGGAGTTTGCCCAACCCAATCCAGCCCAGGGTAAGCTACTCAGCCTGGTCGCGGCTGGCAGCACCGCTGGTTGTTTATGGATGGGGATGCGGGGGGATTCTGCTCAAAGTAGCGAAACGGCATTGCCAGTCAAAACGGCTCCTGCTATCAGGCAGTCGTTCGATGAAGAGGATTTAGCAGTTCCCCTAGAACGGGTTACCCCGGCGCGCTCGGCTCGATCGCAGTCCATTGCCAAAGAGCAGCCGACAGCCTCTGTTCCTGAAGAGTCGGTTCTGTTTGAGCGATTATTCAACCATCGCAAACGTCATCTGTTAGTGCCTGCCGAAACGGGCGCGGGGAAGACGACGTTTTTGTTAGGGGCGATCGAATACTTCTGGCACCGCACAGGCGGAGAGCTGGAGGTGTACGGCTCCACGGTCAAGCCTAGCCCCTGGTTGGGTTTGGAGGATCTAAAAGCTGGCGACGGCAAGCCACACGTTTTGAAACTGACGATTGATGCCCCACATCAAATCATCAAACTGTTGGAACGGCTGCGTTGGCTTGAGCGCAAGCTGGTTGCAGCTCAACAAGAGCGCGATCGAGCTGAGCAAGCAGGGCAAGTGTATGTTCCCAAAGTCCGCACGCTGATCGTGCTGGATGAGTGGAACAAGACTTTAGCGCTGGCTCAAAAATTCGATCGCCTCAACTCCGGCAACAGCGACGACGAACCCAGGCTTCGAGCGGAAGATGAGCTGATTGCGCTAGTTGAGACCTTTCTGCTCATGGGTCGGGAGGATGAATTTGCAGTCTGGCTGTTTGGGCAGGATCATCAAGTCCAAAACGCCAAAATCAATACGGGCTACCAAAAATCCTTTGGGATTGTAGTTCCCGGTCGGCTTGGGTCGATGCAAGGGATGGAGCAAGCACTCACGGGGAGGACGGCTATCGTTGGTCAACCGCGTGGCAGGGAGATTTTGCAAGAGGCGGAGCGGGTTGCAGAAGCTAGCCCAGAAACGACGATTATCTACAGCAACTTGCACGGGCATGAGGTTCTAGAAGTTCCGCATTTGCCCGGTATCAAGCAACAACGTCTGTTTGCTCGTCAAGCCCCATCCAATGTGGTTCAAGGACGATTTAATCCAGAGCCGCTGAGTGATGTGTGGGCATAAATTTCAACCAATCTACAGGAGAATCTCATGAGTCAGCAGAACGATCGCACCAAATTTGACGTATTCAGTATCAACCTTCTCAATCCAATTGAAGCGTCTTGGAAAATTGCTGGATGGTTGATGGTTGGCATCCCGTTTATGGTTGCCGTTGTCTGGGGCATCTACAACCCAGACAACTTATTCAGCGTCCTCGGCATCTCTGGCCGTAGAGCTGGAGGTGCATTTATCAACGAAACTCGTCCAGTCGGAGAATCGCTGCTAAACGGTGCATCCGGCACCGGATTCCGGCCTGGGATAACTGGCGGAACGCAAGATGAGCAGCGTGATTCCCTGCGCCCTGGTGTAGTTGAGCAATGATTCAAGGGTTGCGGTGGCGACATATCGGCTGGATGTGTCTGTTCCTACTGCTGTTATTTATGACCGCAACGGCAGAGGGGGCCTACCGGCTCAACTGGCAGATTGCCTCTAAGAGTTGGCAGCAGTTAACGGCGGGAGGTCAAGGTCTGTGGCAGAAGCAGACAGAGGTGGCGCAGCAACTTGATCGGGCATCGCAGCAGCGATACGGTTATGACCCGATCGAGCCTCGTTCATCAGAATGTGTCACCGCTCCACAATCCAGCCAGGTCTTGCAAACGGGGGAACTGTCCTCTCTGCTATCCAATCCGCCAGTAAGCCGAGAGGATGCGATCGCCCGATTAGAGCAACCCTACTGCCAAGTTGTAACCGGAGCGGATATTTGGCTGGTTGGCGCTAGTCAGTTTTTGGAAGTTTATTACAGTCCAGTTTCATTTCAGTTAAGGGAAGTTGAACAGTGAATCTGTTGAGAAATTTATTCGGACGACAGAAAGTGATGCGTCTGGAGACCTGGCATCCTGTGTGGTCTGACGATGTGTATCATGAGCCGCCTCCAGATGAACCAGTCTGGTCTGACGATGTTGACGACGATGACGATGACAGCCTTCTTGATGAAGAAGACGAGGGACGGTAACTGTTGAACTCTGGCTGTCGGCATTTCTAGAGCTTTACTACAACCCAGTTTCGTTTCAACTCAGGGAGATTGAGCCATGACTAAGAACTACAAAACCTTATTCGTTTCGCAGGACGGAGACGCTGATTTGCACACCGAGGCAACAGGACATCAGCGTATTGATGGAGTGAATGGATATAACGCAGTGCCCATCAATAATGTGTATCAAAACGGCAAATCTGCAAAACAGTCAAAATAAGAAGCTCTCATGACTACCGCTGCTCCCCCTAGAACGCTCGACCTGATTGAACGGATTGCCGCTCACGATGGGCACATCATTGGCGCTTCCATGACTGGGAGCGGCAAAACCACAACCATGCTGGCGGCGATCGCGGCCATTGATCACCTCACCAATGGTCAAGCAGTTTGGCTGTGTGGCTCTGGCAAAGCCTCATTCTGGATGGGATTAGAGGATCAGATCGGTGAGGACGGCCTCAGTCGCGTCCTCACCGCTTCAACCTCCAAGCCTGAATCGATTGAGCCGCTACTAGCGCGGTTACGGTTCGCCATTGCTCTGCAAGAGAAACGAGAGCAACAACGGCTGGACAAAAGCAGACGGGGGAAAACGGTCAACCCCAAGCCAATTTATGTTGTTTTGGATGAATGGCTGATTCTGCTCAAAGTAGCCAAACGCCATAGCAAAGAAGCTTATCAAGAGCTGATTGACTTGGTTGAGACGATCGCTCTCAAAGGACGGCAAGACCGTGTATTTATCTGGCTCTGGGCACAGGGCCATCATTGTAAGACGCTGCATCTAGATGGCGACTTGCGAAACAATTTTGGTGTGATTGCGCTGGGTGGTGCTGGTAACAATTCCAGTGTTGAGAGTGCGATCGCCGATGCTGATCTGATTCCCAACCGGTTTCAGCGAGAACAGCTAGAGGTAACCTACAAAGAACTGTTTGCTGAAGATCCAACCGGGAGAGTTTTTTACACCTCGCTTGGCGGACACGTTCTCGGCAGAACGATGCAATTGCCCGACATGGAGGCGCAACGCATCTTTGAAGCAAGTCGCTCTAGATTCGGATTTAAAGCGAAGCCTCCATCCAAGACGAAACAAGCCAACGAATTAGCCTCTGATTCCTACGATTCGGGAGAAGCAGAAGAGACCCCAGAATGGGTGCGATTGCGTCAAGCGGAGCTGCGGCTCAAGACCAGAGAATATTTAGATAAATCCCTGACGGCTGAGCAACGTTGGAATTTAATCACTCTCACCGTTGGGGTAGTGGTCTCGACTGTCTATCTGGTTCCGCCCTTCAGCGGAGCGCTCCAGGCGGCATGGGATGTAGGAGCGCAAGCGGCTGGAATTGCAGGTCAAGCGGTTGACACCGCTGGCAGCGTCATTAATTATTTTGCGCCAGATCTCAAAGCGACTCCCAAGGTGGGAGAAATCATTGCCGGGTATCGCGTCACCAGTCCGTTTGGGAAGCGCGATCGCCCCTGCCCTACCTGCTCTGAGGAGCATAAAGGCGTTGACCTGGGTACCCCAACAGGTACCCAACTTTATGCCGTTGGCGAACCTGGAAAAACGGTTGAAGTGAAATGTTGGTGGGATGGAAATGGAGGTGGCAATGTCGCCACGTATGACTCAATGGGGTCAACGTGGCAATACCTTCACCTGAGCCGATGTGCCGCAGGAACACAGCGAGTGGGCAGCATCATTGCTCAGTCGGGCAGTTCCGGCATAGGGACAGGGGCACATTTCCACATTGAGCAAATCCAAAATGGCGAGAAATTGCCCCCACCCAAGTGGGCAATTTGGGCATCGCTCACCGGCAAACTGCCAGAGCCAGCGATCGCCCGTAGCAATTAGGAGGAGTATGGAACGTCGCCACTACGTCAGTTTAGATAGCCTTTTATTCCTGCTAGCCGGGACTGTCATTGTGACCAGCTTCGCGCCATCTGCCGAAACTGTTCGCCAAATTCGAAATGTTGCGATCGACGGGGAAGTTTCAGGATTGAGTGCAGAACAGCGGCAAAATGCGGCTGCCATCATCTCAACGGGGACTGCAATGGGCATGAGCGATCGCGATATCCAGATCGCACTCATGGCGGCGCTGCAAGAGTCGTCGTTGAAGAATCTGGATCACGGTGATGATTGGTGGTTTCAGAAGATGGGCTGGGGTAAGTCCGACTCGGTTGGTTTGTTCCAGCAGCGCGATTCATGGGGGTCTAAAGAATGCCGCATGGAACCCTCATGCAGCTCCAAACTGTTTTTTAATGCGCTCCAGCAGGATGGCGATCGCGCAGCCAAATCACTTGGAGCCGCAGCTCAGAAAGTGCAGAATTCCGCGTTTCCAAGGGAGTACGACAAATGGGAAGACGACGCAGCCGCACTGCTCAACGCAGCAAGGTAAAGCAGTTCTCGCCGGCATATCGGGAGCATGTTGAAGGGCGATCGCCATCATGGATGTTCCGCCGATGGCTTTGTTTTGTTCTGCTGTTTGGGCGTGACTGTGTTTGCCCATTGTTGCCAGCTCACCACGCTGAGCACCTGACTTATCGAAATCTGGGGCATGAACTGCCGATGCGCGATATTGTGCCTCTCAACCGAGTGACTCACGCTATTTTGACCTGGCTTAAAGATGTATTCCCGGCATTCCGCCCGGTTAACGCCTGGATGCTGCGATCGTGCTACGGATTCTGGTTGTCTCTTGAAGCGTTGCTACTGTTTAAACTGGTTAGCGCACTACATTGAAGACAGCATCCAGCTAGATTAGTTGAATCGAGGTGGCTCCCAAGAAAAAGGGTGAGTATTAACTGTTTGAATAGACAGTAGTGTAGATTTCCTCTCCTGCACGTCGTTGTCTTCAGCTACATCTACTTCCCAAACCCTTGCTCCTTTGCACATATCACGACAGAACTCGCCTACTTCTAATTCCAGAACATTGTCGAGATGATTACAATGCCGACGATTACCCTGAGAATCAGGGACGGTAAAGCGGAATTTATCCAACGCTACCCTGGCACGTTGGGCTGTAATATCATCTCCACCTTCGTGCAAAAATGAGCATCGAAGTGCATAGCAATCGCCAGAACCTAAAAATACATGAGATCCAATGGTATAGGTGGGGCAAACATACTTATCAAACCATGCTTTATATCTTGGGCCTGTCGCCTGCGCTGGAAATTGGAGCTTTCCACATATATCTGGAAGAAGCAGTGCAAGGGATAATGCTGCATACCAGTTTTTGCTTTCCAAAGCACTTTCAATAGCTTCAATAAAACGCTCCATTTAGCACCTTTTCACTAAAGTCTCAACCCATTCTAGCGATCGCCCATCGCCCATCTTGAACAGAGCGCAATCGGTGCCAATGAGGGTTCGATCGCCCTCCAATCAGCCTGGTAATATATTCCTTAGAACGCCGCTGTTAGAAGACTTTGTTTCACCCCATGTCGGACAGCCTCATTCATCCCATTTATTACCTCATCGTCCGGCGGGAAGGAAGGACTTGGCATTTTAGTATGGGCACGCCGTTCTACAACCCTCTGAACCTACCTGTAGCGGCCACTATGGAAGATCGGCTGTATTGCTACCACCTCACTCCAGCTAAAGTCATCATTGAGTTGTTCCGCATCAATGGCGGCAAGCCTGGTTACTATCTCGCGAACTTACGAAAGAAAAGCTACTACTTCTGTGGTGAAAACCATAGCGACATCAGGCAAACTCTTCAGCAATTAGGCATTGGTCGGCCTGACCCGATGGGGTAGGAACGCGGCGTTTGGCGATCGAATTGTGCATGGATGATGCTGCCACCCATCTAAGCTGAACATGTCGCAGTGCTGATTACGTTGTTAGAAAATCGGCTCTAGCCCTTATTGATGCTTCTCTTCATCAGTTGGAACAACGCGGAGACGCATGTTGACCTACAGGTTAACCCGTGGGACATAATTACTGTATGACAGCTTGCCAGCTTTACAGCAGTAACGGAGGAGCGATCGCTATGGCGCTGATTGCTGCAAAATGGACAGTTAAAGACTATCACCGCATGATTGCTGCTGGTATCTTGGAAGGTCGCCAGGTCGAGCTGCTGAATGGGGAAATTATTGAAATGCCGCCAGAGGGACCACCTCATGCTTATTTCAGCGATGAAACTGCCGACTACCTAGAGCGACTACTAGGCGATCGGGCAAAGGTGCGTGAAGGGAAGCCAATCACCCTGCCTAACGACTCAGAGCCAGAGCCAGACATTTCTATCGTTCAGCCGTTAGGAGAGGTGTATGCAGAGCGTCATCCCCATGCGGAGGATGTGTTCTGGTTGATTGAATTTTCAAACACCAGCTTGACTAAGGATCTAGAAGATAAAACCAAGATTTACGCTAGTGCCCAAATTCAAGAATATTGGGTTGCTGATCTGCGAAACAAACAACTGATTGTCTTTCGATCGCCTGCAAATGGGGATTACACATCAGAGAACACGCTAACCCAAGGTGATGTTGCTCCGTTAGCATTCCCTGATGCTTTTATTTCAGTTAGGCGGCTGGTGGGGTAGAAGGCGATCGCCCCTTACTAATGCGCTTTTGAAGCAAAACTGAATGTAAAACCACAGCGACAAGAATGGGTGACTTTGATGTGATGCTGGAACCCTATCGCTTAGACATGATTGAAGAAAAAGCTTTGTTGTTGCTGTAGGATGGGCAATTGCTTCTGGCTTGATTTTCTAAGCTAAGATCTTTGCAGATCTCGTAAAAAGAATTTGTGTTAATTTAAAGACCAGAAGCGACTACCCTCGGACAAAGGAAATAGCCGCTTCAATGCTAACTAATTTGAACTCCCAATTGGGAGAACATCTCAGTATGTCTAATTATACAGCAATTTTGAATGGTAAGCACCGTTCAGGGACAGCTTCACCGCCCAGCAGGGAGCCATTAATTCTGCTAGGTAAGGAGATTGATGTGGTTTCTCAACCTCCTGACAACAACTCTTCTGACGTGGACTATCAAGCTTTAGTCCAAGAATTAGATGAGAAGGGTATTCAAGCTTTGTTAGGAATGATGCAGTTGTCTCAAGATCAAGGTGAATTCACCTTAAAAGATCTAAGACAAAAAACAGGCTTATCTTACACAGAAGCAAAGAATCGAGTGAAGCCTTTTGAAAAAAAAGGCACAGTAGTCGTTAATTCAAGACTAAATTCACGCTACCCCAATATGCAAGCTACACACTTTTATAGCTTTGCTGATTGGGTTGACGTGGAACAATTTCGATTGATATTGGCAGGGAATGGCCCTGGAAACAAGCAGGATGACGAAAGGGTTGACCAGAAAGGGCAATTCAGCACTACTCATACAGTTCTGCAATCAAATAAAGTTCCCAACACGCTAGAAGAGCTGAGAAGCGTTCTTCTAGCTATTAACCCACCCTACAGAGCCGCTCACATTCAGATATTGAAGTGGATAGCTGAGTCTGGCGATACTACAGCTAAAGAGGTTTCCAAGAGAACTGGAAAGAGGCCTTCTACAAGTAATGCTCAGCTAGAACGGGTTCGGGGTCTCGGATTGAGTTGTCGAGAAAAACGATCTGGAGAGTATCACTACTTTCTTTGTCCAGGCTTGGATAAAGGCTTAGTTGAAAAGCTTTTCTATGAAGATGCTCATCAAGATTCGCCTGTAATCAGCACTCAACTTAAAGACACCGAGCCGAAAACAATTCAACTGGTAGCAGATATGCCTCTCTCTGAAAACTCCTCTAACGCTCAGCATTTGACAGAGCAAGCCAAGTCCCTGACTCCAGCTGAACAGCTCATGGAAATCATGGAAAAACTTCCCACATTCAATCAAAACTGGCCAGAACAATTTCAAGAGAAATGGCTTAACTCTTTCGATCGAGTAACGCGATTTCTCGTTGGTGAAACTGACACAGACAACATAGAGCGGTGACTTTCTTCCACTGATTTGTTTCTTGGGGATGCGTGGTTCTAGGCCTACATACCAAGCTCCAAATTGGAGGGGGCATCTTTTCCTGCCAACTGTCTCTAAATTTTTGCTCTACATAGCAAGAAGTCAAACAGCACCAAAAAATACGTCAAAAAAGCAATACAGAGTTTTTGACTGCCCTAACTATCCCGTAAAACTTTCATGTGGGATAGCGCTATGCAATTGCCACTGCGTTATCTTTTGTACACAGGCAAGAATTTGCTTGTGTGCAGAATCTAGCAAAAACACTAGCAGTGGTGGTTATGGCAATTCTAACTAAAGGCATCAAGCTATCGCAGCTTGCAGCAACTTCACCAGAACAAAAGGCATCTGAGATAGACAGCTTAATCAATGCAGCCCTAAACCCAGACAAACAACATCTCGAGCAACAGTGTAATGAAGTGGATGCTCGGATTAAAGAGTTTGAGTGTCGCTACGAAATGTCGTCCGATGCAATGAAACAGCAACTTTCTCAAGGGTTGATTAAGGAAACAGCTGAAATTTGTTCCTGGTTGTTGCTTTTGAAAGTGAAAAACAACCTTAAGATGCGACCTGATGAGACACCAACCCAATCGCTTTCAAAATTACTTTAAGACCCACGAGACGGTTCTTGAGCAGTTCAAGTCCCGGCGATTTGTTGGTAACGACACCCTGGAATTTCGACCCTCTAATTGCTGTTTCTTGCTTGATGGAGAAATAGGTTGCTTAGGGGGTCTTGTTATAAGAGTAGAGAAGTTGATACGAATTGTTAGCCAAGATCCTCAGGAGCCTTTAGTACAAACTGAATGGTATGCCTATAATGCTTCACTTCGCAACAATCACAATATCTTTAGATATGACAACCAGGATGAAGACTTTAACTTTCGTCTTGGACATGCTGATCCGCACCACAAGCATACTTTCGATTGGTGTACGGGAAATGAATTATCTGAAAGTCCACTGTGGGTAGGGGCTGAGAAATGGCCCACTTTAGGTGATGTGTTACACGAATTAGAAGATTGGTATTGGAAACACAAAGAACTTCTGTCCAATCCTGAAGACTACCCTGAGCTGGACCTTCGATAATGTTCTACAGACGATATAAGCTGCGAAGGTATTTTTGATCTGCTTTCGGACGTAATGCTCAGATTAAAGAGCAGTGCAACAACAATCGCAACATCTGCACGGCGAGTGAAGTGATGCATAGGTCTTCTAATTGACTGAGCCTAAGTTCCCAGCAACTGAAGTAATGACTATCAACCCATTCGATACCCATTCGTTCGATCGCCCCCTCATCAGCTAGCTATGTCCCCTAGAACGCCTCCCCTGTTGCCGCCTCTACATTGGCGATCGCCCGTCGAGCAACCATCTTCCAGTTCGTCTGGTCATCGTAGGGTGCTTTCACCGGATTGCCCATCGCATACATCCGGCAGAACAGAACTGATTCGTCAGTGCCAGGTTGTGGGGACAAGGTGATGGGTTGCTGGAGCTGCTGTGGTTCCAAGGCGGCAACCGCCGATAAGAGGCCTTTGCTGAAATGCGAGTCATAGCCAGACTCCACACAGTAGGGGCGATCGCCCTTTAAATAAGCCTGGAGTTTGACCACCGGCTTACCGCGTCGATCCACCGTCTCAAAGCGTAACTCTTGCAGGTATCCCGTCAAAGCTGTGGCAGTGACAGGAACAACTTCGCCATTATGAACGATGTACCACAAGCAGTTGTTCGATCGGTTTGCATAAATCCGCATGAGTGCAGGCGCTTCAGTCAGTCCTAACTGCGGCTGTTTGAGGTGGTTAACGATTGCGCTCAGCAATTCAGTTTGTCGAGTTAGAGCAGCAATTATTTGAGCAGTATCTGAGATGGTCATAAGGTTTCCCCTAGAACGGAATGTCGGAGACGCGGCTCCAATCTGGATGGAGTGCAAACGTTAGCGCGGCTGTGAGCGTAGGAAATAGGGTGTAGGGTTGAAGCGGCTCAATTTCTGGATGTGGATCGGTGTAGATGCAGAGATTCCAACCGCCATCAACCTCAAAGATTGAGAATAGCAAGAACTTTACCTGAAACGGAGACGGAAGAGTGGTGGAGCGATCGCCCTTTTGCTGGTGACAAGAGGGCGATCGCGTTATCAGCAATATTTGGCTTCGTATTCGTTCTGAACGTTCATAATTGCCGTCCATTCTTGACGGGCTTGCAATTCTTCAAGAGAGCACTGAGACTCAAATTTTTCCCATGCACACCAAGCAACAAGCCTATCCAATTTGCTAATTCGCTGTTCAGCGGCTTCTATCTCTTGCTCCGATGCACCAACCTTGTGATGCAGGTGATTGAGGTCTTCTAGGGTTGAAGCGTCGCGCACCATCTGCTTGATTTCTTCTAACTCTTGTTGCATTGTTTCAAATTCAACAGCAATCTCACAGCTAATCATTGTTCATTTCCCATTTGATTTACAGTTGCCCCTCAGATTGAGCGAGAGGGGCGATCGCTAAGCGTTACCGAGTGCCAGATCCTTGGCTGCGTTCCGGTCCATCTTCGACAGGTGGAACGTATGGTTCTGAAGCAGCGAAGGTTACTTCAACCACTTCCCAGTCGCGATCGTCGTGAACACCACAACCCGGCCTGTTGTCGGTTGTTGTACATGAGTCAGGCTGGGGCTGGATGGGTTTTATTGCCTGCTGATCAAGATCTCGCCTACCACTACCGCGATGACTAGTCTCATCCTGTGTTTGAACCTGGGAATAAACGGGTACTGGAAGTGATGGGGGTGTTACCCCTAGAACGATCGAAGTTAATTCAACTAGCATGAATGAAGTCCGTTAGGATAACCTGCCAGCTTTGCCGTGGAAAGTTGAGCTGGCAGGATGAACAATTGGGGCAGACTTCTGGAGAGGGGCTTTAGGGTAGGTTTAGGCGGCTGCAACAGCTTCGAGTTCTGCGATCGCTCGTCGTTCGTTGAGCTTCAGCACGCTGAACTGATTGCGGAGCAGATCCAACTGGATCTGCTGTTCAGTGCGCTTGTCTTGTGCCGATTGAACCTCAAGCAGCAGGGCTTGGTAGTCTTCGACTGCCATCAGCTCAGCCTTTTTTGCTTTGCGTTGACCTTCGTTGGTCAAGGTTTTATCAAAGGCAACCGCGCCTTCAATCTCAGCATTAAACTGGCTTAGAGCATCTTGGAGCTTACGCAGATGCTGCTCCTGGGAAAGAAGCTGAAACTGGGTGCGGGCGATCGCTTCTGGGAAATCTGAAATTTGCATCGTGGTTCACCAATAAGTTGCGGGTGTTTCAAGTCGAGAGAGTGGGGCGTGATGCGCCCCACATGCCATCAGCTAGCAATGGGAACCAGATGGATTTTCAATCCCTGCCGCTTTAAGAGCCGGTCTTGATCTGCAAATATCTCTTTGGTCAAATCAAGCCCGATCGCCACGCTTTTGACCCGCTTGCAGCAGTCCTGAAACCGCGATTCTGCATCTTCAGCACCCTGGTCACGAGCAGCAAGCATCTCGTCGATCGCCTGTGATAGGAAGGCTAAGTCATCCAGCAGCAGCTCTTTCTGGAGTGCTGCGTCATCATCGTCGGGAGCGATCGCGGTGGCTTGAGCCTCAATGCAGGTGTCGAGTTCTTGTTGCGCGACGGTTCTAACGTTTAGAGCTACCATTAATTCAAATCCTCCGAGGTTTTCTTGGGGTTCTCAACTCTTCGTGTTGTCCAAGCATTTGAGTTGAGAGAGATTGCGAAAGGCGATTGCTGTCAGTTTCCGAGGCTGAAGGGGCGATCGCCTTTCGATTAATCTAAATGTACACTAATAGTTTATAGTGTGTCAACTAATAGTTTACAGTGTGCTATATACTGTTAGCTAACGGTTTACTCTACTGGAGGGGTTTATTGTGTTAGCCACTAAGATGCGAATACGGCAGATAAGGGAGATCGAGGTGGAGGGCTTGGGCGAGCGGATCAAGCAAGCTCGCTTAAATTGCAGCAAATCTCTTGAGGAAATCTGTGACGAGGTTGGGGTCTCCCGAACCTACTGGTACGACATTGAGAAGGAGACTTTGAAAGGGGCTTTATCAATTGAGAATTTAAGAAAAATTGAACAAGCTCTTGGGGTGACTCTGGGGGTGCAATTTAATGATTGAGTATGGCTCAATCAACCTTTCTTCTCTGCCATCTGTACCCCTAGAACAGCGATCGCAATGTCTAACTTAGACCTGAGAATTGGCGATCGCGTTGGCTATGTCACGCCGCCGTATCTCCCCACGTTTCCCTATTGGCAGCTCCAACGATTTGCGATCGCAGTTGTGCGCGAAATCGAGGATTGGGGTGTGTATTGCGATGACCCCAATGGTTGGGGTATTTCAGTGTTCTGGGATGATGTACTACCACCGTTTTAAGAGGAGACTATGACTGAGCCTGATTTGCGATATCCCCTTCACTATCCCGCAGGCTGGAAGCGCACCACATTTCGCCAGCCGTCACAGTTCGATCGCAACAGAACTAGAACGTTTGCCCAGGCACGTGATGAGCTGTTGAAGGAACTGGAGTTACTGAATGCAAAAAGCGTGGTTCTGTCTACCAACATTCCGTTGCGAGGAGACGGATTGCCTTACGCACGATTCAAGCAGCCTGAAGATCCAGGTGTTGCAGTCTATTTCCGGTTTGACCAAAAGCCGATGGTGCTGGCTTGCGATAGTTGGGATCGGGTCATCGATAACGTGTGGGCGATCGCCAAACACATCAACGCTCTGCGCGGACAGCAGCGGTGGGGGGTGGGGACGCTGGAGCAGGCATTTATGGGCTATGAGGCACTGCCTGAATCGACGAATGGGCAAGCGGCTGAAAAGCAGTGGTGGGAAGTGTTGGGCGTTAGCCAACACGCAAGCTGGGATGAGGTTCGAGGGGCGTATCGCAACGAAGCCCTCTCACGTCATCCTGATCGCAACGGAGGCGATCGGACTAAATGGGATGAGTTAGAGCGGGCTTATAGGCGTGCCGAAACATCGTTTAAAATACGCTCAGAAAGTAAGTTAAACGGGGAGATAAGCCATGGCTCGTGTTGAATGTGAAGTAGTCTATGGTACCCAAGAGAACGATTCTGGCACCGATTCACCTTGCGTTTGGACGACTTGCAGTCAGTGTGGCCATGAAACGATAAGTTGGGGAAACTCCGAAGCCAGTGTTCGTCGTTGTTTGGCATTAATGAACGAGGAGTGCCCTGAAGGAGCGGATAACTTCTACGTAGTTTCTTAACTAGGTTTTGAGAACAACTATTGTCAGAGTGATTGCCAGCAAAAGCAAATACGACTCAGGCGTATAGGGGTTTATCGCCCTTGGTGGTGCAGAAAACTTTTTTGAGTCTCACAATCGAGAGCTTGGAAGATCAAAACGGTGGCTGAAACCCAGTGCCCTCGTTCGATTTTTTGGAAAATCCCAAGATTACCCTCTTATTGAGAATCCTGTTTCCATAAGGGTTTCAGGAGTTTTCTGCACCACTAAGGTTTATCGCCTTTCTCTTTATCAATGATAGCGTTCAACGCTATGCACCAGGCATTCTAGGTAAAGGGGAGAATAACTAACCAGGAGGCGATACGGAGAGTTCTTTTTAGACTTCTGATCGCTACCTGATCATCTGAAGGGGTCGTCCACGAAGCATTAGCCGCACTGCAAGCAAGTTGTAATGCGGCTATCAAGCATTGTCAGATCAAGGGTTAAAGAGGTAGAGCGATTTGAGCTTCCTGAACAGGTTCTTTCTGAGATAACTGAACGGTTTTTGACCCTGCTGATGGAAAACCATCCCAAGTTCTACCATCCAAGGTTCGTCCATTTCGCTTCTTCTGAACGCCGCCCCATTGTTTGAAGAAGAAGGGAACATCCGCTGCTAGACACTGCTCACGTATTTCTCTTACCCAATCCGATTTCATTGGTCTTGCACCAATGCCGGATTCACCACCTACAATGACCCAATCGATTCCAGTTAAATTAAGCTGTAACGGACCCAATAGTGGTTCGCAGGATAAGAATCGAATCTGAGCTGGAACCTGTCTTAGCAAATCAATTCGAGTTGTCCAAGCTTGCGACTCAACGCTTACTCCTGCCCAAACATTGGAGGGTAATTTCCCAACTTGCTTCGCAATTTCTAGCATTCGTTCAGGCCGTTTTGTAAGTAACTGAAACTGATGCCAGTGTGCCCTCTCCATGACCGAGATGACCTTGTGAATAAAGTCGTCTGGAACTTCTGGATGAAACAAGTCGCTCATTGAGTTTACAAAGATCAGGCGTGTTTTCTTCCAGGTTAATGGCAATTCCAATCGCTCATGCCAGATTCTAATGTCAAATCCCTGCTCGTATGGATGACCCTCTATTCCGCGCCATCGCTCAGCAAATCGCTTTGCATAGCAGTTCTTACACCCTGGACTAATTTCATCACATCCAGTTGTGGGATTCCAGGTAGATTCAGTCCACTCTATTGCTGAGTTCATTGACATAATATCTCTCCCAAATCCGGCTTCTGTTTTTAATTATTATCACACGATTTTCACTTTGCTTTCTAGTGTTGGGAATCGTTTTTTACCTAAGGATTCAGTTTGAATAATACCTTCAGTGAATAATTCAATCATTATGGTTCGATAATCGGATCGTTTCAGGTAACCCAGGTCATAGCCTTGACTACCTAAAGTAAGAATAAGGTCAGTAATCACATCATCCATCTTCTTCCATTGTTGATTTCTTTGCTTTAAAAGTTGAATGATTTTAGGTTTGATCTCACTCTTCCTTTGCTGAGTCTGTCGCTCCCATGCTTGCTGTAAAAAATTCCTATTCTTCTTACTCTTATCGACTTCGTAAAATAGAAGCTTATTTTCGTCTGCAAAGAAGTCGTTTAAGAACTCCCCGCAGGCTTTCCGCGGATGATTACTACCAACCACAATGCTATACATTGGACGCAAATCGGTGTACCGTTCTTTTATGTCAAAACTAGCAACTCCATTAAACTGACCTTCATTAGCAATTCTTTGGGTAAAGTAATCAAGTGCCCAACGTTCAAATTGTTGCGGCTCATCTTTTAACTCCAGCCATTTTGGTTTCCAATCTTCATCAGAATTAGGCCCGAGCATCTTTGTTAAATTTTGCATATAAGTCCCAGCTATTTTTTTCATCCTTTCGTTGTCTGATTTTTGTGTCAAGTAACCTGCATGACGCGCAACAGAAGAGTTATGAAATAGCAAAAAAAGTTCTCCCTTAAATCTGCTAACATATCGACCAATCATGCCAATTTGTTCGAAGTTTATACCTTTGACTCCAAAAGAATCTAGGAAGAAGATTGTAGGGTACTCATTCAAATCTTCTATTATTTGAGGAAAAGTTTTATCAAACCGTTGTGGCTTGTAAATTTTGCACTCTACTCCATTTCCAATTCCTAAGCAATTTGCCTGAAGTTCCTTGTTTGTTTTCTTATGTGCTTCTGCAAAAAAACATCGTAGATTAACTCGCTTTTCAGCCCGAAACACTTGGGCACATTTGAGGGCAATCAAAGGAGAACCGTCGGTATCTAGAAGATCAATGTTATATCGCTTCCAAAAATTAGATTTTTCGACAAAGTCCTCAATGCCAAAACCATCATCGTACTTTCCCGCACCCGCAAATCCATCCACATAATTAATGTGTCTAGATTGAAAGGGTTTATCTCCACCCAAGTTGTAACAATGCGATTGAATATAACGCAGCATAATTCGGTGTTTTGCAGCAGACCAAGAACGCTTGCATGTGAAAAACTCTTGTGGTCCGTCAGAATTTTGGTTGAGCAGTGGAAGTTGATGGAACATCTTTAAGGTTGGTTGTTGAGTTGTGAGAAATGATAGCGAACTCTAACAAATTGGATTCATCGTCATCGGCATACAATCCCTAGCCCAAACGATTGTCCAAACGTCAACCCAACGTAGCACAACCAATCCGATCGCCTCCTCATCCCCTAGAACAAACTGCCGATGCCAGGGCACCCTAAGTCCGTAGCCTTGGACAGCACAATGGAAAAGATCAAGACCTTCCTCGGATGGGGATTTGGCGTATTTTTTGGGCTGGGTACGATCACCATGTTTATGCCACCCAGCCTTTTGAGCCTTACTTATGGCGTGATATTGCTGGTTTGGTGCCTCATCTGCCTGCCACCCGTCAACCGCTTTTTGAGGCGTTTGGGCAGACTGCCTAGCATGCGAACTAAAATCGCTGTATTTGTCGTTGGACTGTCGCTCATTGGTAAGTTGCCGCCATTGCCAGTCGAGACAGCGGCTCAAGAACCAACTCAACACATCGCACCCAGCCCGATCGCATCCCCTAGAACAACTCCTATCGTTGCACCATCGATCGCCCCTTCCCCAACGCCGATCGCATCTGTAGCTCTTGCCTCAACGGCGATCGATCGCACCCCTGCTGAAGTGGTTTCAGTAGGAGATGGCGATACGTTTCAGGCGATTTACACCAGCGATCGCAGTTCCGTAACGGTTCGTATGGCGTGCATTGATTCACCCGAATCTGCTGCCCCCCAAGGGTAAGAATCAACCGACCGATTACGGCAGCTCCTGCCTAGAGGAACAGAGGTAGAGCTGCGCGTTGTAGACACCGATCGCTACGGTCGTGAAGTTGCTGAAGTGTACCGCGATGGTCAATCGGTCAACCTGCAATTGGTGCAGGAAGGACATGCGGTGGTTTATCGCCAATATTTGAGCGGCTGCGATGCTACACGCGATCGCTACCTGGAAGCTGAAGATCAAGCTAAACAGCAGCGGCTTGCTTTCTGGAGCCAGGATAATCCCATCATGCCGTGGGATTGGCGACGAGGTGACCGGTCATCTGCTAGCCCTGAACCGATGGCTGTTCCTGCTCCTTTGCAATCGACTGCCAACTCGATTGCTCAACCTGCTGGTGGCGACTATAACTGCTCTGACTTCAGCACCCGTGCAGAAGCACAGCGAATTTTAGATGCTGACCCGAGTGATCCTTATAAGCTCGATCGTGACCATGACGGAGAAGCATGTGAGTCACTACCGTGATGAACTGCCACCCTCAGCTTCAACCATCCGCAATTAACCTTTCACGCTTCAGCAAGAAAAACCCTTAGGTGCTGCTTTAAAATTAAGGTGCAGCGAGGGGATCGACCCCCTTCCACTAGTTTTAAAGCAAAGCTACAGTGCCAAAAAAGCTTGCGGGTACCCCAAGCCACCTAGAGAGGTTGGCATGGAAATAAAGGAGTTATTGATTGAGCGGCTCAAGCAAATTCTTGCGCGATCGCCTGAAGTTTTTCAGCACATTAATGAGGTCAATATCAGTTCTGATTTAAGAGAATTGATATTAGAAATTAAGCCCTCTACAGCAGCAACTAATGCTGTTGCCAAACACGTCGAAGACATCACTCAGCAGTGCATCTCACTGGCACCGTTTGAGCAAATTGTCTTGAAATTTTACGCGCCTGTAAGGACGGATGTGGCTCTCGAAGTTGCTGACATAACTGAACTTCACCCATCCACTATGGAACCAATACTAGGGCCAATTGACGACCAACATCAGCAAGAGCAAGTCCTATTTTGCTCCTGCTGCCGATCGCTAATAAACTACCTCGTAAAAGAGGCATCGGTTTTCATTATTAGCACCACTGGAATTTATCTGGAAGTGAATATCCATCAGGGAACCATCTCAATGATTCCTGATGAATACATGCTCGGAAAGCGGCTTGACGAGGTGCTTCCCATTGCCACGGCTCAGTTAATCATGGAGGCGATCGATCGCGTCTACGATAGCGGCCAGCCAGAACAAATTGAATATCCGATCAAATCTTTTCGCTATTGCACCGAACTGATTCCCGTGCCGAACGAGAATAGGGTGCTGGCGATCGTTAAGCGCATCAAGCGTTAAGGCTGCATCAAGCCTTAACGCTGCTAAATCCGTTGGTGTGGCGATCGCCTGTCCACGGGTCAATTATCTCCCGCATCACGTCTACCATGTCGCCCACTCGATAGGAGGAACCATCTGGAAACTTTAGAAAACTAGCCATTTCCAAGGCAATCAGAACGTCGATTCGAGGGGAGCCGTCACCGCGCTCTAGCCGCCCAACGGCGCTCTCTGAAACCTTTATACCTGTCTGCTCAGTGAGCCACGTTGCTAAGGCTTGCTGAGTTTTTTCGTGCTGGAAAGCGCTCATCCACTCTGGAGCGCGATCGCTCCCTTGACGATCGCGCATTGCTGCGACGAATTGCCCAAAAATGTATTGTCCGTTGGCAGTAACGCCCCTCTTCATTATCTCTCCTTTCCAATGTGGTACCCATGTGGGTACCACTCCAAATTAACCCAGAGCTTACCCAATTCAATATTGATTCTACGAAGAAAGGCTAAGTCGATCTTGACGGATTCAATATTGAATCTTTTAATATTGAATGTAGGCAGTTGGGCAATCCTAAAAAAAATGGAACTGGAAAAAATAACCATCCGAATTCCCGTGAGTTTAAAGCGACGACTGAAGATTCTCTGCGTGGAAACGGATCAAACGATTCAGGAGATAGCCAGCGCAGCGCTTAAGGAAAAGATTGAATCGCTTGAAAAGCAGCAAGAGTCGCAAGAGTCGCGCTTAGTGCAGGCTGCATGAACCCTTCCAGGGCAAGCAATCCTTCGTAATCACAACCTTTAAAAACAGAAACAGCCGTCCCACCTCGCAAGTGACCGGCTGCTCTGTGTCCCCCTTACATGGAGACAGCTTCTATTATGTCTACTAGTTTATCAGCTACACGATCGCCTGTATCAGTTCCGGATGAATTTTGCCGGAAGCCGTATAAAAATCTGCGGCTGCATGACGAATTTAACAGTTACTTCGATCGCCGCTATCAACGCTGCCAGGTTGCAGCCACGCCTAAAGTTGAAGGCGATCGAGTCACGGTCTTGCTCCGCCCAATCAGCCGCAAGCCTGGAAAGAACCTCGTCAAGGCCACCTTTGCAGCAGAGGCGATCGCTGAAGTCTACCGCGATCGCACCCCTCCTCCCAAAGAAGCGGATCGGCGGTATGAAGAAATCGTTTTAAGCATCCTTCAGCCTGGGATGGGACTGCGATCGACCCGTGATATCCAGGATTTAGCGCGGCGGCAGCATGGGAACCTTATTAAGTCGCGACTGCAAGCGGTTTGCAACACCCTGGTGAGGCGAGGCGTATTGATCAAGAAGAACCGTGGTTGCTGCATGTATCGCCTGCCTCTTCCTCAGGTCAAAGGATTGCCCGTGGTTGAGAACCAGGGAACGCGATCGGAGCGTTTGGGCTGGGTTGTCGAGTTTAAGTTGGTTCGCTCCATAGGGCAAACGCACCCAGTAGTGCAGTGGGTTGATGGAGGTCACTCCTTTTCTAGTGACGTGTTGCTAGAGCCGGCTGAAGATCGGGCGGCACTCCAGCGAATCGAGGCAGCGAAGCGAGGTGAGCAGCTAATTCCTGCGTCGATCGCCCATCTTAAACCCATCATCATCCCCGTAGACCTGTTGCAGGCGCTATATCAACCCGACTCTCTCAAGAGCCGGGTCAACAACCAGGTCTTGCTAGAGGTTGCTGAACTAATCGGCATTCCTGGAGCTGTTCGAGGCTGTCTCACAAGCCCCGAGCGCCATCAGGTGCTTGATTATCTCGACTTCTACTATCCCAAGTGGCGAGACGGGGTCGCGAATTATTCACTGTCGTTAGCGATCGCGTAGGGGGATACAGAGATGACTATTCAAACTGTTTTTATCCCCTCCACAGATGAGCATGAAGGCGTTTACTTTGCTCGCTACCGCGTGAAGTGGGTTTGCCCTGCCTGTGGTGGTCAGCGTGGTGAAATCTTTCCAATTCGCAGCTATGACGGTTCACGCAGCCAGGTCTGTGATGGATGGAGGAATCCTTGTGGACACATTGATAGATACTCTCAAGTCCGTCAAGAAGCTGCCACCAATGGACTCAATCTGAAAGCTGAAACTGGAGGTAGCTCATGTTGACTCTAGTCTTAGCACTCAACCTCTTGGCTCTAGAAGCTCCGTTTGAGCTAATTCAGCTCAAAGATGCCTATCGTCGTGAGATCAAAAAATGGCATCCCGACCTAAACCCACATCGACTTGAAAAAGCTACCGAACACTGTCAAGACCTTAATGCTGCTTATGACCTGCTAGAAGCAACCCTAGCTGCCAACAACAAGCAACAAAGTCCCCTTTGGGCAGAGTGGATGAACAAGAAACTGCCAGAGTGGGAGCGTGAATTCAAAGATTTGTGGCGTAATGCCTATTGGAAAACGGCCTTAGGTGAAAACAAGCCCGATTCAGGGCTACATTATTCCACCTGCATCGCCAACTTTAAGCGAGCAGCGATCGAACCTCGCCCTGAATGGTTTAAAGGATGCCTGTTTGCTGATACGCCAGAATCACGGACTCAGTACCGTGAGCATTTGCTGAAGATTGCGCCTAATCAGAAGCTGCGTGAGGAATGGGCACGCAAATATTTTGCATTAGAGTTTGGCGAAAGCTGCTGGGTGTTCTACCTACCAGCCTCTAGAGCGTTGCTGACTGGAGGGGCCAATGTGGCTTGA